ATGGCGAGCATCGTGCCCCGCCCCAAGAAGGACGGGACCACCTACCAGATCAAGTGGCGCCAGGACGGCACCTGGCAGACCGAGAACTTCGCCGACGAGGACAGTGCGAAGGAGTTCCGGCGCATCGTCGAGGCGCACGGCAATCGCTGGCCCCCCGGTTGGGTCCGCGGCAAGGGCTTTGTCCAGGAGCCATCGCACCCCGACGACGTGCCCTTCACCAAATGGGCCGAGCGGTACATTCAGCGCCTGAACAAGGTCGATGACCGCACCCGCAGCGACTATCTCCGCGAACTGCGCCTGCACCTCTCCCTCCTCCGGCACACCGACCTGCACGGCAACGTCAGCCCGGCGACCATCTGCAACATCACGCAGGACGACGTCAACGACTGGGTGCGGCGGGAGATGGAAGGCGAACGGAACCCGGCGAAGTCAGGGAAGTGGCGGCGCCGGCCCGCGAGTCCCAAGAGCATCGCCAACAGGCACGGGCTGCTGTACTCCATCGTGCAGGCCGCGGTCGACACGGAGCCGCCGTTGCGATCCTCCAACTGCTGCAAGCGCACCGACCTCCCCCGAGTCGACGAACACACCGCCGAAGAGATGGTGTTCCTGGAGCACGACGAGTACCAGCTCATCCATGACCGATTCACCAACGACGCCGCGCGGGACCTGGCCGATCTCCTCGTCGGCACGGGCCTGCGCTGGTCGGAGGCGACCGCGCTGCAGGTGCGCGACCTGAACCGCCGTACGCGGACGATCAGTGTGCAGCGGGCGTGGAAGCAGGCCGAGGGGGGTGCCGTCGAGCCGTTCTTCCTCGGGCCGCCGAAGACGAAGCAGGCGAGGCGTCAGGTCCGCCTGTCCCCGTCGCTGTTCCAGATGCTCTTGCGCCTCCAGGAAGGCAAGGCGCCGGAGGACCCCCTGTTCCTTACGTCGTCCGGCGCGGTGTGGCGGCACTGGAACTTCCAGTCGAACTTCTGGACGCCGGCCATCGAGGCTGCCACGGGGGCTGGGTTGACGAAGCGCCCGCGGATCCATGACCTGCGGCACACGCAGGCGTCTTGGTTGATCGCCGCGCGGATCACGCCGAAGGCGATTCAGGAGCGCCTCGGCCACAAGTCGATCATCACGACGATGGACCGGTACGGGCATCTGCTCCGAGAGGCGGACGACGAGATCGCCGCCGCAGTCGAGGACGCCATGGCGCCCCCGGATGCAGGAGGCAACGTCGTGCGGATGCCTGCCAGCTCATAGCAGGCACAGGTCGACGCGCGGGATCGGCTTGAGGTTGATGTCGAGGCGTAGCAGCCCGTCGCAGGACTCATCGGGCGGGGGGCTGGTTTCGTCTGGTGGCGTTGTGCCGCCGGCGTCGTCGCCTCCCGGGGTGTCCCCGTCGTCCCCTGCGCCTGTGTCCTCGCTGGGTTCGCTGATGCTGGTGCCGTCTCCTCCGCTGGCGGTCCCGGGCGTGGTGCTCTCTGCCGGCGGCGTGCTGCTGGCGGCGGGAGGGGAGGTGCGGCTCATCGGCTCTGCCGGCGGCGTGCTGCTGGCGGCGGGAGGGGAGGTGCGGCTCATCGGCCCTGCCGCCGGCGGGGCCGGGGTGGTCGTTGGGCTCGGAACGGGGGCGCCGCGGTGGTTGTCGGTGCCAGCGCGGATGTCCTTCGGCGAGCTGGACGGCGTTGGGCCGGGGCCTGCGCTGCCCGGCGCTGAGGGCGGGGGTGATGCGGCGCTGACGGGCGGGTCGTCGTCGGCTCGGGTGCTGTCAGAGCCGGTGGGGACAGCAGCGAAAGCGACTGCCGCCGCGGCGGTCAGTGCCCCAGCGGCAACCACGGGCCGTGCGCGAGCTGGCTTCCACAGGTGCTTGCGGATCCAGGCTGCTGCCGCACCGAGCAGTGCGCCGATGGGCGCAGCGAGCGGCGGGACGATGTAGAAGCGGCGGCGGCGTTCCTCGGGCGACTCCTCGACGTCGCCTTCGTCGTCGAGTTCGTCGAGCTGTCGTCCGTACTCGGCGCGGGCGACAGCGACGCGTAACGCGCTGAGGTCACGGCGTGTGTCGATCCAGCGCCGACGCATGACCCAGAGCCCTGCGTAGGTGCCTGCCAGGAGTACGGCGATCGCCCCCAGGATGGCCGCGATGAGAAGTTCGTACACGTGCTCCCTCACGGATGATGCTATGTGTGCTGGTGTTGCTACCCCATGTGGTTGGGGTGGTTGTGCAAATATGCATCGGGTGTGGCTGGTTGGCCACCCCTGAGCAGAGATTGATTGCTCTTGGCACCTATTTTCTAGGCGTGGCGACGCCCCTCGGGGGCGCCCGGCGCCTTGCGTCCTCGGCGTTGTCGCCGCTCAAGCTCGTGGCGCAGGAATTCCTCCTGCTCCTCCGGGGTGAGGGTGTTCAGTGCGGTGTCCAGGATGCGAATGCGGGGGTCGCTGGGGTCCAGCGCGCCGTGCTGCGGCTGTGAGGCGTCGGTGAGCATCTGCCGCAGCTCCTTGGCGGCGTCCGCGCGGCCGTCTGTCTCTAGCTGTTCGGGGGTGACGCCGACGGTCAGGGCCATGCGGGCGACGGTCTCGGCCGGTGCGTCGCGTACGGGGATGGGGGTGCCGCTCACCATCTGGTAGCCGCTGGTGATCTGGCGCCAGCGGGCGTCGCTGATTCCCGCGAGGTCGGCTGCTTTGCGGGCGGACAGCTTGGAGCGCTTCAGGGCGGCGGTGATCCGCTGGCCCTCTGGGGATGGAGAGGGTCGTCGCTCGCTCATAGGCAAACCTTCGCACAACTACGCGCACCGGGCCAGAGTCGCCGGGGCGTGGGTGCTTGATCTCCGGCATCCCGATCCACCTACTCGCAGTACGCGCGTACTTCTTGCACTACGCATAACTACGCGCTAATGTCCTGGCATGGCAGAAGTAACACGCAAGAAGAGGACGCGCCGAAGGATCAAGCGCCCGCTCCATCACGCGCCGTCTGCCGTCACCTACGCCCGCGAGAAGGCCAGACTCACAAAGAGGGAACTGGCCGCACTCGTCGGCATCTCCCCGCAGCTCATGGGCGAGATTGAATCCGGGTGGCGGAACTGCACCCCCGAGAACCTCGCCAAGATGGCCGAGGCCCTGAACTGCCCCCTTGTCGTCTTGGAGGCCAAGCGCCAGGCCGTCCCCACACCAATCGCGCCCGCGCCAGCACCCTCTGCTCCTGCGCAGGTCACTGGAGACGCGGCATGAGCACGTTCCCCGCCGCGAACTCGCTCTACGCGCGTACTTCGCACCAAGTGAGTGCGGAGGACCCGGGCCTGCGCGCCCAGGTCACTGCCCTGACGCAGCAGGTCACCGCGCTGACCCAGGCCATGACGGGCCTGCTGGCCACGGTCGAAGAACTGCGGGAGGCCAAGCCTCGACGCCGCCTCTACGACTACGACGAAGCAGCAGCCGAGCTGCGCGTACACCCGAAGTGGCTGAAGAACCGGATCAAAACCCTGCCGCGCGTGAAGGCGGGGCGGGACGTGTTCTTCACCGACGACGACCTGGACCAGATCCTCGCGCGCTTGCACGTGTCGCCGGAGCGGGCGTCTGCGGTCCGTACGGGCGGTGCCGCGCCGCCGTCGAAGCTCACCCCGCTGCCAGGCCGGCGTGCCGGCTGAGCAGATGAAGACGGGGCCGCCGGATGCGACCCGGCGACCCCCACGACTCACCCCACTTCCACGCCTCTACCAGCAGAAAGCGAGGCTCACCGTGAGCTACCAGAGTACCCATCGAGAGAAGCTGATGGCCGCGTTGTCGGCCGCCGAGCAGCTCGTCGCCGAATCCCCGCACGAGCCGTACGGCGTACACGTCACCGGCGCCGTCCCCCGGTTCGGCGGCGAGGTCGGCGTCGACCTTCACTTCGGCGCGGACCCGGAGGGAGTCACCGCGCTGAGCGTGTTCGGCGGCGTCGTCGCCGAGCGGGACGGCACGACGCGCGACGGGGAGAGGTTCCACGAGACGACGTGCCTCGGCCGGTTCGCCGAGGTGCCGTTCTGGGCCTGGACGCGCACCGAGGTCGAGGAGGCCGAGTCCGAGCAGGGTCCGGTGGCGGCATGAAGAGCCCGACGCGTGCTGTGAATGCGCTGGCCGCCCTTATCCACCGGGCGCAGCAGAACGGTGTGAAGACGCCGGTGGGAATCGCCGTCGCGATTGATGCGGCACGGATGGTGATGTCGCCGGAGACGGCGGCCGAGCTGGACCGGCTGCGGAAGCGTGTCGCCGAGCTGGAGGCCGCACGGCCGGTGCTGTACCTCGCCGAGTACGAGGGTGCCGAACCGGAGCTGTGGACCACCATCGAGGCCGCACGGGATGCCTGTGAGGACCTGATCGGGGCGGACCTCACGCCCGGCGGTGAGCAGGGCTGGGACTGGGTCGAGCGGGACGGCGGGGTCTGGCAGCAGGTCTGGACGCGGTCGCTGGACGACATGCCGCTGTCGGATGCGCCGGGCCGGGTGACGCCGGTGCGGGTGCAGGGCGGCGACGTGGATCATCCGGTCGCGTTGGGGGAGCCGGCAGCCGAGCACGAGCGGGTCCGGGTCGAGCGAGACCGGTACCGCATCGCCTGGGGGATGGCGCGCACTCGCGCGCTGTCCGCTGGCGGCGCCGCTGACCGGTACGCCGCCCACGCCCGCGAAGGGCGAGAGGCCCTGCAGCACATGCTGTTCGCCGTACTCGGGGCGCAGCTTTCCCGCACCGCTGCGCAGAGGGAGGCCGCCGCGCTGCGGGGTCGGGTGACGGAGCTGGAGCAGGTCGAGACCAGGCTCCGGCGGCTGCTGCCGACCGAGCCGTGCCCCCGGGAGGGCACGCCGGTCGAGCTGGCGCGGGAGTGGGCGTGGCACGAGGTGTGGGAGCTGGTCGCCGGGGTGCTCGGCGTGACGCTGCCGTACGAACGACCGGCGGCCGAGGCCGGGAAGGTCACCCGCGTCGCCGCGGGCGGGATCACTCGGGCCGACGAGCAGGACGCCGCTGGGTTGACCGTGTACCGGGCGGAGTTCGAGCACGCGATCACCCCGCTGGAGACCTACACCAGCCGGGCCGCCGCTCGAAAGCACTGCGAGACCGAGGCCCGCGAGGAAGAGGGGCGCGAGCGCACCAACTTCGACCTGATGTGGGAGACCGACCCGGACGACGACGAAGTCGAGGAGCTGTGGGTCGGCACCGGTCCGGACGACGCGGAGCGCACCGGCTACCTGGTCCGCGCCCGCGCGATCGCCACCGAGTACGACCCGGAGGCGAGCGCGTGATGGACCCCAACATCCCTGCGCCGGAGCTGAGCGAGCGGGACCGCGCGCTGCTGACCGCTGCCGCGGAGGGCCTGTCCGCCGTGCAGACGGCCTCCCGCCTGCGTCTCTCCTCGGGCTACGTCCACCACTTGCACGGCGACATCGTCCGCGCGTTGGGCGCGCGTACGTGGACGCAGGCGGTCGCGCTCGCCGTGGCCGCGGGGCTGATCACTGTGGCGCCTGGCGGTGACCTGCCCGCCATCGGAGTCGCGTGTCCCCGATGTGGGTCTCTCCCCGGTGCGCTGTGCACATCGCACGGCGGTACCCGCGAGCGCCGCTACGACGTCCATCAGGCCCGCACCGCCGTATGGCGGGCTGAGCAGCAGCGGCAGGAGCGGGGTGACGACTCGTGATCGTCTTCGGCGCGGTTGTCGTAGCCGTCGCTGCTCTAGCCGTCGTGAAGTTGTGTGTCGACTGGGTGACGGGTGGTGGATTGCCGCCCGTCCACCAGCTGCCCGAGAAGCCGCTCCGGACGGCGGCCGAGACCAGCGCGTCCGCTCGCGGTGAGTCGACGGCCGAGGGGTGCGCACACAGGTACCACTACTTCGGGTCGCTGGGTCGGCGGTGCGTGCGCTGCACCAAGCCAGCTCCGGAGGACACCGCGTTCATCTGGCCGGAGCAGCCGAGGGGCGGTGGTGCCGGATGACCAGCCGTGAACGGTCCCTGTGCCCGCCCTGCCAGCGCGGGGACTGCGACGAGTGCATGGCTGCTGACCACCCCGGCATGCCGGACCTGTACGCCTGCGCCGCCGGGCACAAGCAGTGCCCGCGGTCGAGCGGCCCCGTCGGGCTGGGGGACGACTACGGCATCCCGGGCGGTGATGCCGGATGACGACCGCCGTGCTGGCCGGGGCCGACCGGGCCCCGGCCAGCCGGAGGGCCACCCCACAGGCCCCGCTCACCCTCGCCGCCCCCCCCTCCTCGTCAGGAGCATCCGCATGGACTTCAACACCGCCTACGCCCTCGCCATCGCCGAGATCACCCCGCAGCCCTGGGACTACACGGACCCGGACGGCACAACCCTCAGGGTCATCCCCGCCGGGCTGCCCTCGTCGCCCGGCTACGCCGAGGTCATGATCCGCATCACGACCCGCGGCGCCACCGGAGTGTACGAGGGACTCAGCACGACCTACCTCACCCGCGGCGCGGCCGAGATCGGCGTCACGACCACGGACATGCCCCGTCTGATCGCCTCGCTCACCGAGCAGACCGTCCTCGAACACGGGGAATGGGGAGACGTCCTCACCCTGGCCCCGGAGACGGACCGGGTGCGGGTGGAGATCACCGATACCCATTGCCACGACGGCGAGCGGGTGACGCTCACCGAGACGATGCACCTGCCGGAGAAGCAGCGGATGCCGCTGGTATCCGCGCTGCGGCGCGCCGCGGACGTCGCCAGTGGCTGTGAGGAGGAGTGACCACCACCGTCGTGCAGGCCGGGGCTTCGGCCCCGGCCGCCGGCCGGAGGGTCACCCCCACCGGCCGCCTCATCCTCGACCACACCGCCGACCGCGCCACCTGGCTCGACGCCCGCCGCCGCGGCATCGGCAGCTCGGACCTGCCCGCCGTGATGAACCTGTCCGGCTTCAAGACCCCGCTGCACGTCTACCACGACAAGCGCGGCGAGATCCCGCACGACGAAGAGTTCAGCGAGCCCGCGCACTACGGCAACCTCTTCGAGGACCCCCTCGCCCGCGACTGGGCCCGCCGGAAGCGCACCGTCGTCGAGCGCGTCGGGCTGATCGCCAACGTGGACGAGCCGTGGCAGATGTGCACCCTCGACCGGCTGTGCACCGAGTGCCCCCTCGACCGCACCCAGCGTTCGCTGTGCGCCCTTGAGGTGAAGTGCCGCAACGCGTTCGTCGCCCGCCTGTGGCGCAACGGGCCGCCGGACGACGTCCTCGCCCAGGTCCTCTGGCAGATCCTCGTCACAGGCCTCGACCACATCCACGTGATGTGCCTGATCGGCGGCAACGACCCCCGGCTGTACACCGTGCGCCGGGAGGAACACACCAAGCTCGTCGCCTACCTGCACGCCGAGGCCGCCCGGCTGTGGCACGAGCACATCGTCCCGGGCCGTGCGCCGGCCCTCACCGGCGAGGAGCCGCCGGACGCGCTGCTGGAGCTGTACGAGCGGCTGCACCCCGAGCGCTCCGGCGCGGTCGTCATGGACCGCGACCTCGACGCGCAGGACGCGGTCGCCGACTACCTCGACGCCGTCGCCGACAAGGCGGAGGCCGAGCAGCGCCGCAAGGCCGCGTACGCGCGGATGCTCGACCGGCTCGGCGGCGCGCAGGCCGCGCACGTCCGTGACCGGGTCTTCTACTCCGTCGAGCAGTCCTTGCAGCGCTCCGCGGACCTGGACCGGCTGCTGGAGGAGTTCCCCGACGCCTACGCCGCGTGCGTCACTGACAAGGCGCACGACCGCCTGAACATCCCGCAGTACGTGCGCAAGGAGCACACCTCATGACGTCCCTGACCGAGCGTGCCGAGCAGCACGCCAACGGCGCCGCGACCCCGGCGGAGGCCCCCACCTACACCGCGCCGGACGCCGGCGAGCCTGTCGGCTACGAGATCGACATGGACCCGGTGGAGGAGGCCGACTACCCCAACCCGGCGATGGTGCCGGTGCACGTGGCGTGGCTGCGGGTGCGCCGCGACGTGGGCACGGTGGGCAAGAGCGACAAGCACGTCGAGACCGACTACAAGAGCAAGAAGCAGAAGGTCAAGTACCACTTCCGCGGCGTCGACTCCGCGCTGAACGCCTTCGGCCCGGCCACGCTGCGGCACGGCATCACCGTCGCCGCGGTCGACATGACCACCACCTACCGCGACACCAAATCGTCCCGCGGCACCCCGATGCGGGAATGCACGGTCGTCGTCACCTGGCAGATCATCGGCCCGATGGGCGACAGCCTGCCGCTGCTTAAGTCGGCCGGCGAGTCGCTGGACTCCGGCGACAAGGGCACCGCCAAGGCACAGAGCTTGGCCTTGCGGGCGCTGCTGTTCAACACCGGCATGATCCCCACCGGCGAGCAGGAGCCGGAGGCCGCGCACGTCGAGCGCGGCGAGGCGCCGACGCGCTCGGCGAACGACTACCGCGACGAGATCATCAACCCGAAGACGTCGACCGGCCGGCTGGAGCAGATCGGCTACGAGCTGCGCCAGGCGAACATCCTGCACGCCCTCGTGACGAACGAGAACGGCGATGAGGAGACCCTCGACGCCCTCGGGATGCGGCACTACACCGAGCGCACCGCGGGCGGTGGCGCCTGATGTGGCACACCGGCCGCCTGTGCGGCTTCGACCTGGAGACCACCGCCCCGGACCCCGAGACCGCGCGCATCGTCTCCGCCTGCGTCGTCCAGTGCGGCGGCGACGAGCCCACGCAGTCCGCTGTGTGGCTGTCCGACGTCGACGGCGAGACCATCCCCCACGAGGCCGAGAAGGTCCACGGCATCACCACCGGCATCGCCCACACCCAGGGCCAGCCGCTCGCCGAAGTCGTGCAGGAGATCCTCGCCGCCCTCACGCAGGTCGTCCTCTCCGGCATCCCCGTCGTGGCCATGAACGCCCGCTACGACTTCACCGTCCTTGACCGCGAGGCCCGCCGCTTCGGGCACCCGCCGCTGACGGGCACCGCCGCGGGCCTGGTCGTCGTCGACCCGTTCGTCCTGGACAAGCACGTCGACACCTACCGGCGCGGCTCCCGCAAGCTCGTCGACCTCTGCGCCCACTACGACGTGCCCATCGGTGACGCGCACTCGGCGGACGCCGACGCCATCGCCGCGTGCCGGGTCGCCTGGCGGATCGGCCAGCAGCACCCGCGGCTGGCCGCGATGACGCCGACGGAGCTGCACACGGCGCAGGTGGGATGGGCCGCGGAGCAGGCGGCCTCGCTTCAGGAGTACTTCCGGAAGAAGGACCCGGCCGCGGTCGTCGAGCCGGCGTGGCCGTTCGTGCCCGTCGCGGGGGTGGGCGTCTGATGTTCGGACGCAAGCGCCGCCAGCTCGCCGAGGAGCGGAAGCGGCGCCTACAGGTGCAGGAGCAGCTCGCCGCGGCCAAGGACGACGCCCGCGCGCACCTCGGCGCCGCCGTACGGACCGCGCAGCGGAACAGGCTGCTGCGTGAGCAGCTCGACGAGCAGCGCCTCGCCGAGGACATCGCCACGGAGGCTGCGTACGCCCGGCAGCTGGAGGAGCGGCTCGAACGCGCGCTGCGTGCCGTGGGCCGCTACCTGGCCGCGCTGTGGCAGATGGACGCCGACGCCGACACCGTCGTCCGTGAACTCGCGCGGGTGAAGGCTCTGCTGCGCCGCGCGGACGAGGACCGCCGCGCCCTGCACGCCCGGCTGACGCAGCTGCAGAACGCGAACGACGCGCTGAGCCGCGAGGCCGTTGACCGCGCCGGGACGCTCACGCCGCGGAAGGCGGTGAGCACCCCGTGACCCACCCGCAGGCTGGAAAGACCGTCACCGTCGTCCCGGCCGCCGCCGTATTCGGCCACGCCGACTGCACCCCGTTCGACTACCGCATCGAGGACTGGAACGACCGCGTCTTCGGCCAGTCCTGGCAGGTCATGGCGGCCCATCCCGCGTCCCTCGGCTATGCCGTGCGCGGCGCCGTTGCTGGGCTGCCGACCGACAACGAAGTCGTCTACGGCAAGGACGACTACGGCCTAGGCCATCTCGTGCACGTCTCCGAGATCAGCGACGGGGGTGTGTCATGACGCCGATCATCGTCGTCGCGCTCCTCGCCGTCGCCGCGGTCCTGCTCTGGGCCTGGCGGGTGCGGCTCGATGCTGTCCTCGGCCGCCGCCGCGTCGCCGCGGCCCACCTCAAGTCGTCTGCTGCCGCGGGCCACGCGGGGAGCGTCCGCGGCAGCAGCGCCCCCGCCCGCCGGCCCGCGCCGCTGATCAACCCCCACGCAGTGGTGCGGATGCGAGTCGACCAGGACCCGAACCACCTCGCCACCTGCCAAACGCTCTGGAACCTCCCCGACGCATACGAGCCCCGGGGAGGCGGTCATGCCTGAACGGATCCGCCAGGTCGCCACTGCCCGCGAGGTCACCGACCAGGAGCGGCGTGACGCCTCCCGCACAGTGGCGCGTATGGCCCGCGACTATGAGGACCTCCACCACCTGCTCGACGTGCTCGGCCTCACCCGGCTGTTCGACAGGCTCGGTGAGCCGCCGCACGACACGAGCTGGGAGAGCCGATGACTCCCCGCCCTCTGCTCCTCCTCGACGTGGACGGCCCGCTCAACCCCTACGGCGTCCGCGACCTGACCGACGTCCGCGACTACGAGATGCACTGGATGCGGCCCGATTCATGGACCGAGCCCGGTGACCTGCTCGTATGGCTCAACCCTGCGCACGGCCCCGCGCTGCTCGCGCTGCCGTACGACCTGGTATGGGCCACCACCTGGGAGGCGGAGGCCGGCGAGTGGATCGCGCCCCAGATCGGGCTTCCGACCGACCTGCCGTACATCAAGTGGCCGGAGAAGTGGGCGGCCCGCAGCGACTGCACGTACTGGAAGACCCACGACATCGTGCGCTGGGCAGACGGCCGTCCGTTCGCGTGGGTTGACGACGAGATCGACGAGGCGGACCGCGAGTACGTCGCCGAGCACCACGACGGGCCTGCCTGCCTGCACTACGTCGACCCGAGCAGGGGACTGACCGCTGAGGACTTCGAGTACCTGACTGCTTGGGCAGACCGACTCGCGGCGGGGGAGGTGGGCCGGTGACCCTCACCGATGACCAGCTCGACGACCTCATCACGGCCCTCGGGCTACGCCCCGGTCGTGGTTCCCGCGCACCAGCCGTCTGCGGCACCCTGCCCGGCTACCGCCGGCACCTGAGCCTTGCCGAGGAGCCATGCGCCGAGTGTCGCGAGGCGCGAGCCAAGGAGCAGCGGGACCGCTACCGCGGCGGGGCGAAGAACCCGGAGTCGCTGCCGCCGATCGACCACGGCACTGCGAAGGGGGCCAAGCAGCACTGGTACCGCAAGGTGCCGATCTGTGAGCCCTGCCGTGCGGCGGAGCGGGAGCAGCAGCGACAGCGGTACGCCGCCCGGAAAGATGGCGGTGCCGAGTGACCTCCCCTGCCACCACGCCGAGCCTGGCGCAGGCCACCCCTGGGCTGGGCCGCCAGTCTGTCAGCCCCGACCTCACCATCGTCGTCCGAGATCACCGCCCTGCCCCGCAGGGCTCAAAGCGACACGTCGGCAACGGGCGCATAGTCGAGCAGTCCAAGCGCGTCGCACCCTGGCGCGCGGCCGTCCACGCCGCCGCCGCGGGCGCGATGACGAGCCGTCACATCCGGCGCTACGGCGGGCGGCCCGCCAGCTGGCCGCAGCCGCTCGACGGCCCGCTGTCGGTGGAAGTCGTCTTCACCGTCCGCAAGCCGACGTCCGCGCCGAAGACCCGCACGACGTGGCCGACGACGCGCGATAGCGGCGACATCGACAAGCTGCTCCGCTCGACGTTCGACGCGCTCGGCACCGCGCGCGCGATCTCGGATGACTCCCGGATCGTCGAGGTCGCCGCCCGGAAGGTCCACCCCAGCGAGGGCCTGGACGCGCTCGACGAGCCGGGCGCCGTGATCCGGATCTGGCAGCTCGGCGAGGCGGTGGACCGATGAAGCCGCCGTTCCCGTACTACGGCGCGAAGGGCCGCCTCGCCCCGTGGATCGCCGGGCTGATGCCCGAGCACCTCGCGCTCGCCGAGACCCTCCACACCTGCACCGCGACCGTCCTCCTGTCCGGCTACCCCTCGCCGCTGTACGACGATCTGTACGCGGACTGGTGGCGCGCCGAGATGACCGTGCAGCGGCCGGCCAGCAACCGGCGCGGGCACACGGGCCCAGACGGCGTGGAGGTCGTGTGGTCGAACCAGCCGCTCGCCGCAGTACGGCAGGGCGACCTCTTCGAGGCGGTGAGCACGTGACGGCGCCGTGGATGTCCGATGCGGCGTGCCGAGATGAGGACCCCGACATCTTCTTCCCGGAGAAGGGCGGCACGAGCGAGGCCAAGGAGGTCTGCCGCGCCTGCCCGGTCTCTGGCCAGTGCACGGAGTTCGCCGCCGCGATCGGAGCGACCGCCGGCGTGTGGGGCGGCCGTCTCGTGAAGACCACGCGCGCCGCAGGTAGCCAGTCTCTTTTGCAGCGTGAGATTCAGCAGCGAGACGAGATCATCCTCCGCTTGGCCAGCTCCCGCAGCGCTCCGACGGACACCGAAATCGCTGCGCGGGCCGGCTGCGACGCCCGCACTGTCCAGCGGGTCCGTGCCCGCCACGACATCTCCAGGAAGGAAGGACGCGCAGTGAACAGCTTCGTTATGCCTGACCGTGGCTGGCGCGCCCGCGCGGCCTGCCGTGATGAGGACCCCGAGCTGTTCTTCCCGCCATCGGGCGCCCCTGCCAACGATCCGTGGGTCACGGAAGCGAAGCGCGTCTGCGCGGGCTGCCCCGTGATGACCGAGTGCCTGATCTACGCCATCGAGAACCGGGACCAAGGCGTGTGGGGCGGCACGACGGATGAGGAGCGTCGGAGGGAGCTGAAGAGGCGGGGGCGGATCAAGGCCCGCGGGCGCGGTGGCGGGCGTAAGCCGGCCCCGTGTGGCACCGACGCTGCGTACCGGCGGCACATCGCGAAGGGCGAGTGGGTCGATGATCTGTGTGCGCAGACGCGGGAGCGGGGCGGGCGCGGGGCGGAGGCGCCCCGGTGACCGTCCTGACCCCGCGCCAGCATCGCCTGTGGGAGTTGCTCCGCGACCGCGAGCGGGTGACGAGCAGCGACGTGGAGGCCGTCTGCCGTCGGCTCGGCGCGCCGAAGACACGCACCGCCCGCGCGGACCGCGAAGCCCTGTGCCGCGCCGGACTCCTCATCCCGCAAGGGGACGACGACCGCCGGTGGTACCGGCCGGCCGGAGCCCTGCTGTGACCGCCGAGACTGCGGCTGGCCCCTGGCCCCCTGCCGAGCTGCCCGGCATCCACGTCGTTTTCGGCCAGTGGAGCCGTACTGCGGGCTGGTTGGTCGTCCCGAGCGCGGACTTCCGCTGTCGGTGCGGCTTCACCGACGCCGCTGGCGGCGACGCCGTGCGCGCGTTCGTCGCCACGATCCGCCGCGCCCACGCTGCGGAATGCCCACTCCAGAACCGAGGAGACACACCAGCATGACCACGCGCTCGTACACCGACGACGACCTCCGCGCCGAGGCCGCCCGCCAGCACCGCGACCTCATCGAGGACCCCGACTTCATGGGCATCGGCGAGCAGATGGAGGACACCCTCATCGACTCGACCGTGGTGGAGCCCGACCACGACGACACTGGCACGACCTGGGACGAACTCGACGACGACGATTACGACGCCGCGCAGCGCACCATTGACGAGCTGCTCCGCGGCGCCGCCGACACCTCCGACTGGGCCATCAACCTCGGCGCCGACAAGCTGCAGCCCGGACGGCAGTACATCGACGTCAGTGAAGGCGCGGGCCGCCTGCACATCGCGTTCCGGTCCGATCTGAGCGACGAGCAGCGCACCGAGTTCGCCCGCAACATCGCCGCCATCCTCGGCGAGCAGATCGTGGACGGGCTCTGATTGGACCGGGAGCAGCTTTACCAGCACACGACTACCGCCATCAGCCGCGCCATGGACGGCGATACCGGCGGCGCCGCCTCCGCCCTGATCAAGATCGGCCAGGGCGGCGACCACTTCGACGTCTACGGCGCGTGCTGCGCCTTCGCCGAGATCGGCAAGGCCGCCTTGACGAAGCTGCACGGCGACCAGGCCGCGGACCTCAGCCGCGGCGACATGTGGGCCATGCAGATCCTCAAGCCCGGCGAGAACGATCCGTGCGAGACGTTCGCTACCCGCTTCATCGTCGCCTACGCGAACGGCGACAAGGACGGCACCTTCGCGCTGTTCCGGGCCGCGCTGGAGGCCGACGGCGGGCAGTACGTCGAATCGGTCTGCGCACTGCTGGCCACGGCCGTCAGCCTCGCCCACACCGCCGTGCAGCAGACCGGAAGGCCAGACGGAGAGGTCGAGCCGTGATCATCGTCGACGACGCCCGCCGCAAGGGCGGCGCACCCCAGCTCGGCGCGAGTCGGGCAGGGGAGCGCGGCCCGTTCGGTGTCCGCCCGGACCCCGAAGACCCCGACGACACCGAACCAGCCCCGGACACCGCTGGAGGAGAACCCCGGTGACCCGCCGCCGCGCCCGCCGGCGCCGCTCGGTGTGGGAGGCCGTGGGCGACGCCTTCGCCGGGCTCGTGGAGATCTTCACCCGCTGAACAGCACGACCGCCCCGTACGCGGCGGGGCCGGAAGGAGGAGCGTGTCAGGACTCGGCGCGCTGGCGCTGCACCTCTTCGAGGGGCTGCCCCGTCCAGGATGCGATTTCCGCGTCCGGTGCTTGATCGGCCCACTCCTCAAGGGCTTCGGCCAGGCTCGGCGGAAGGCCGTCGGACGAAGGCTCGGTGAACGATTCGTCGTTCAGGATCTGATCGATGTGGAACCATGTTTCTTCCGGGTCAATCCGAGTCAGCGTCTCGCCGTAATCATCAAATGTCCCGTGCCCGCTGGTCAGTACTTCACGAGTGCGCCAGTCCGTGACCTCCCAGGGGCATCTTCCATCGTCGTCGTATCCACCGGTCTGACCGCCGTCGACAATCCGATACCCCTGGGATTCGAGTTCGGCGATGCGTTGCTGTCGCTGAGCGTTGTCTCCCGCCCTGGCGGCCAGCACTCGCCGTACGTAGTCCTTCGTCAGTTGATCGCTCACTGGGACTCTCCGGGATCAGTCTTCTTGTGCGGCGACGCGGTTCTCTCCGAGCGCTTCCATGGCTCGCTCGTAGAGGTCGAACGGGACGATCACGGCCGCTTCTTTCCCGCGGTTCATGAGGATCGTGGGCTCGCCTGCGTATCGGGCGCGGGCGATCACCTCGCCGAGGACGTTGCGGGCCTCGGCGATCTTCGCCCTGTGCTCGATACGGGAGTTCGGCATGCCCACAGCGTAGCGAACTTGCGGCTTCGCACAAGGCAGCGTATTCGCTTTCTTAGCTATGATGGTCACGTAATGGTTCGACTGGAGCCGCCCTGAACAGGGGCTTTAACCGTCATGCCCTGATCAGCACGAACGAAGGACCACCCATGGCGCGCGGACACGGCCGGATCCTGTCCTCTATCTGGGAGGACCAGGACTTCCTGGCGCTCACGCAGCAGCAGCAGCGGCTCTATCTCTTCCTCATCTCGCAGCCCAACCTCAACCACGCTGGGCTGCTCCCCCTGACCTTGCGCCGCTGGGCACGGAAGGCATCTGGACTCACCCCTGCCGAACTGCAGGAGCACCTGGCCGACCTCGCCGACACCGGGTTCATCGTGCTGGACGAGGACACCGAGGAACTGCTGATCCGCTCATTCGTCCGCAACGACGGCGTGTGGAAACAGCCCAAGGTGATGGGCGCCATGGTGTCCGGCGCGCTGGAGATGGAGTCCAGGGCATTGCGGAGGGCGCTCCTGGAGGAGATGAACCGCATCCCGCTCGACGAGCTGAGCGACGAGCCGGCCAAGATGCGCGGCGGGGCGGGGCCTTCAATCCGGCAGCAGGTACGGGAGCACATCGAGACCCTTCGCACGGCCTTCCGGGAGCCCACGCCGACCCCTCCGGCAGGGACGTCGGAACCCCCTTCGGAAACCCCCTCGGGAACCCCTTCCGAACCCCCCTCCGATAGCCCTACCCAGGGGGATCGGAAAGGCTCTACGCGCGCGGGCGCGGGCGCGCATGACGCGCAGGGGCGCGGGCGCGCGTCACGCGCGCGTTCCCCTGCCCCTACCCCTGTCCCCTACCCCACAAAGAACTTCTCGTCCGGGAACGCTCACACCCCCGGCCCCGGCGATGCCGAGGCGGCACAGCCGCCCGACGACGAACCCACACCGCCCCCAGCCCGCGAGGACGTCGAACTCATCTGCGTCACGCTCGCCGACGCCATCGAGGCCAACGGCAGCAAACGCCCCACCATCACCAAACGCTGGCGCACCGAAGCCCGCCTCCTCTTCGACAAGGACGGACGCACCGTCAACCAGGTACTCAACGCCATCGCCTGGTGCCAAGCAGACCCCTTCTGGCGCTCCAACGTCCTGTCGATGCCCAAGCTCCGCGAGCGGTACGACCAGCTCCGCCTCGCCGCACAACGCTCCCCACAGCGCCAGCCCTCCAACGTCGTCGCACTCACCTCCGGCCAGCCATTGCCAGGCACCGACACCACCGTCGCCGGCTGGGCCGCCGTTGCCGAACAACTCCGCCAGGAAGGAGACACCGCATGAACGCCAACGAAGCCGCCGAACTCCTCGGGCACGCCGCGGCGTTCGACAACCGCAAGCCCTCTGCCTACGCCGCCATCGCCTGGGCCGCCGCCCTCCACGATGTACCGCTGGACACCGACGCGAAGGCCGCGGTCGCCGCGTATTACACGACCCCGCCGAGGGACCCCGACGCCACGCTGTGGATCCTCCCGCACCACGTCCGCACCCTCCGCACCAAGATCCGCAATGCCAGGCTGGAGAACTTCCGCTACGAGCCCGTCGGCGACGAGACCACCGGCGAGTACCTCGTCCGCTACCGCGGCCAGCTCGCCGCCATCGCCTCCGGTCGCATCCCGGCGCCGACCGACCCGCCAGCGCTGGAAGGTGGACCACACCCACACGTGGCCCACGCGCTCAAGGACGTCGGCCGCCCCGTACCGGACGACGACGCCACCGAGCTGCTGGAGGCGGTGCGCCGCTCCGGGCCTCTCGGCGTCGCGTGCCCGCTTCCCGCCTGCCGCGCCGCCGTCGGCCGCCCGTGCAAGATCCCGGGCGGCTCCGAGCAGCAGCCCCTCGGCCGGCTACGGGCGAAGCCACACCGCGCACGGATCCGCGCCGCGCAGGGAATCGCCGCCCCGTCGCCGGAGCAGCGCGCCGCCCAGGAGCAGCGCGTCCGCGCGATGGCCGCTCGGCACCTTGCCCGCCTCGCCGAGGACGGAGCCGCGTGACCGCCCGCCGCTGCGCCGGATGCGGCCGGCCACTACCCACCAGCACCGGCCCGTACGGACCCATCTGCGCCCAACGCCTCGGACTCACCACGACCCGGCGCGCAGTCGCCCAGCCCACCGCCCGGCCCACACCCGCGGCGTCCCCGGGCCAAGCCGAACTGCCCCTGACCGAGCACCAGCCCGACACGCCCTCCGCCTAACCCCCCACCGACACCACACAACCAACACGACAGGAGATCACCATGGGAATGTCCGCGTACGGCATCGTTGCGTACGGCTACGACCTCGGCGGTGACGAGAGCCGCTGGAGGGTCCGCGAGGCTGGCGAGTACGGCGAGCTGCCCGACCTCGACTGGTACGACCCCGAGGGCGACGACGACGGCGATTTTGAGAGCGCCGCCCACCGGCATCTCCGCGCCGAGATCGCAGGGTTCACCGAGCAGTGGATGCCCGGCAGCGACGGCTACTTCGACCGGGTGCGGGCCGCGGACGCCCGCGTTGCTGTCCGGGTTGAGTCGTACGGCCACCACGATTTCCCGCAGTTTCTGCTCGTCACGACGGTAATCCGCGTGCATTGGGGCGAGACGAAGGAGCTGGACTTCGCCGCGCTGGCGGCCGAACCCGACGCCCACGGCTGGGACGTCACGCTGTCAACCGCCCTGCGCGCCCTTGGCCTCACCCCCACCCAGGAGCAACCCCGCTGGCTCCTCTGCTCCAGCTACGGCTGACCTACTGCCGGCCGGAAGGGGCGACGGCCCGGCTCGCCCTGCGACGGCCAGACCGACCTGACCCACGTCCGACCGACCCAACCGGACACAACCACACCAACCGGAGTTCACACCCATGAGCATCAACATGCGCAAGGGAGACCAGCCGGTCACCCTCACCAAGAACACCACCATCCACGCCCGCGTCATGTGGCCACCGAAGACCGACTACGACCTCGGCGCCGAAGTCGTGTACCGCGACGGCCGCACCGAGTCCATCGCCGCGTTCCCGGCGAAGGGCATCACGGCCCGGCTGTCCACCACCGACGGCGCCGTCCGCCACCTCGGCGACGTCAAGCGCTCCGGCGCCGCGATGGCCGAGGAGGTCATCGAGGTCACCCTCAACGACGGCATCGTCGCGGTGGTGCCGTGGGCGTACAGCGCCCAGTCCAACGGCGCCGGCTCCTTCCACCGCTACCGGGTGTCCATGGAGGTCGACAACGGCCAGGGCGAGTCCGTGCGGATCGACTCCGTCGCTGCCAGCCGGAACCCCGTTGTGTACACCTGCGTCCCTGGCGTGATCGAGAACACCGCGGCCGGCGTGCGTGTCCACGCGCTGGAGTTGTACTCCGGGATGGGATCGGAGAATCGCCCGAAGGTCGAACTCACTGCCGCCGGTGGCAAGAGCCTTCTCGGGAAGCGCAAGGCGGCGACCGCCGGCGACATCGAGGTCCTGATGGACCGCGGCCCGAAGAACCGGTTCAAGTGAGGGCCCGCACCGCCGCACCGGCGGCCCTCATTGCCTCCGTCCTCCTGGCTGGCTGCGGCTCCGAGGAGCTGCACGGCACCGTCACGGAGAAGGAACACAAGCCAGCCGCCTCGTCATGGCGGACCGTGCCGGAGACCCGCGAGAAGTGCAGCACTTCCACGCGCCGCGCTGGCAAGACGACCCGTCGGGTGCGCTCCTGCAAGACGATCCAGATCGGCACGAAGCGGGTGCGGGAGACCAAGCCCGAGTGCTGGGAGATCGAACTCGACGGCGACCGCGATGTGTGCGTCGACCGCGAACGGTTCGAGCGCACGGAAGTGGGCGACAGGTGGTGAACCCGCCGCCATGAGCCCTCTCCTGCCCCAGCTGCCACCGCCGCCGCTTCCCACCCAGCCCGGAGTACCGATGACCACCCGCGCCTTCACCACCACCGAACTCGCGCGCCTCAACGTCCCGCCTGACAGCCCCGACGATGTCGCGTACAGCGATGCACTGCTCGCCGACGAGTTCGTCACCACGCTGAAGTACTCGCAGCAGCGCCGCTGCGTCTTCCGCACCGACGACGACCGCACGTACGCCGTCACCTACGAGACCGACGTCGACAGCGGCGACTACGAGCACGGCCCCGGCCCGGAGAACCACGGCTGGTACGGCGAGACGGTTGAGGCCGTCGAGGTCGAGCAGCGGGCCGTCGCCGAGCAGCGGTGGGTGCCGGTAGATGAGCAGTCGGCCGACCGCGCGCACCCGGTTCCCGCCGGCCCGGCGCGCAAGTTGACCACCGTCCCGTTCCACGTCATCGCTGTCGACCTCGACGGCGGTCAGCTCGACTGCTGCGACGACGACCCCGTACACGCCTGGGTCAGCGTCACCGCCTGGAGCGGGCGCCGCGCCGTCCTCGTCCAGGGCACCCAGTTCGCGACCGCGGCCGGCTGCGCGCCCGAGGACCTGCCCGGGAGGTTTTTCCTCGCCGAACTCGACCTGCACAACCCGCCGCCGTTCGAGGCCGAGCCGGGCGAGCGGATCGACTTCCCGGGCCTGCGGCCGGCCCCGGACCCGCCCGCCGAGTGGATGGGAGCAGGGCTGCGGCAGACCGCGGGCGGGCCGGTGGGCGCGGCGGTGAGCGCGGCGGCCGCCGAGGAGCTGCGCGCCGCAGCGCAGAAGCTCCGGGAGTCCGCCGAGCGGTCGAGACGCGGGACCGGCCCTGCCATGCGATCCGCCATCCAGGACGGCACGCGCGACCTGTTCGGTCAGCCTGTCCGCGATCCAGCCGTGATGCACCCGGGCGTGGCGCTGGCGCTCGCCGCGTGGCTGGAGCCGGTCGCTCAGCGGGTGGAGCGGATTCCCGGGCACGCTGAGGACGAGCCCGAGGCGCGCGCCGCCCTCGCGGTGGCGCGGGCGATCGGAGGCGGCCAGTGAGTGCCGGGCGCCGCATGGTGTGCGGCAACGACCCCCGCGCCCAGCTCACCCCCGGCGACCGTCAGACCGTCGCCGACTTCCAGGTGTGGCTCAAGGCCAAGTCCGACGGCACCCGCGACGACATCCTCCGCGCCGCCGCCGAGCAACTGCGCCCCGTGCCCGGCGCCGTGGCCGTCCAGCTCCCGCCGGCCGCGGCCGACGCCCTCGCCGATCTCCTCGATATGTGCGCGGACGCCCGCGGCCGGTTCCCGTACGAGGTGTTCATCGTCGCCCTCCGCCTCCTCGACGCCACCGAGAGTCGCCCCCGGGACAGCGGGCCGGGGGCAGAGCGGTGACCGGCTTCCGCCGCGGCCCGGCGGCTGAAGGGCGGTGCCCGTTCTGCGAGATCGTCGCCAGCCGCGCCCCCGCGACCATCGTCCGCGAGTGGCCCGACGCGCTCGCGATCCTCCCGCTTCGGCCCGTCGTCGAGGGCCACACCCTCGTCATCTCCCGCGCACACGTCACCGACTTCGTAGTCGACCCCGTCGTGACCGCCACCACCGCGAACCGCGCCGCAGAACTCGCCAGCGACTACCCGGCCGGTTCCATGAACCTGATCACCTCGCGCGGTCGGGCCGCCACGCAGACCGTCTTCCACCTGCATCTGCACCTGGTTCCGCGCGCCGAGAGGGACGGCCTGCTGCTCCCGTGGACCCCCGGGACGGCCTCAGACGCCCCAGGAGCCCCAAACTCCCGTCCGGACGACGCCAGACACCCGGAAGAGGATCACAGGCCCACAGGCGGCCGTACAGCGCGCGGGAGGACGCCTTGAGCGCCCCGTCCTGGTGGTGGTTCGCCTCCCCAATCGTCATCGCGTACGCCAGCATCGGCGCGCACCGCGTTGTCATCGCGGTCCGGCGGCGCCGCCGAGCCCGGCCGTACCCGCCTGCCGCAGTGCCGCCGCCGCGCACCGTCGTCCCGCAGCAGCGCAGGCCAGGTGAGCCGTGACCACCGCTGTGCTGCTTGCCGCGCTCCTGATCAGCCTCGCCATCCCCAGACACCAACCGCTCGACGAAGGACCCGACCTTGACCAGCACCACCGCCCTCGACACCGACCCGCCCGAGCGCCCCGAATCTCCCGGCGCCGGCCGCGTCGCGACTCGTATCGAGCAGCAGCTCGCCGCCGCCCAAGCACCCGTCGCCGAGGCACTCGTCCGCATGACGGCCGAGCTGCGGCGCGTCGCTGACGCCCTCCAACCCACCCCCGCCTGCGGAGCCGGCAGCGACGCTCCCAACGCCCTCGGAAACGAACGCTGCACCCTCGACGCCGGCCACCCCGGGCGCCACGGCGACGGCCTGACCTCATGGCCGAACCGAGCCGACGAGGGCACCTGGACCGCGGGGGCCGAGGTCGCGTGCTGCTGCATCTGCGGCATCGCCACCACCGGCACCCACCGCGGCGCGCCGTTCTGCTCGGACTGCGCCGACTGCGGATGCAACCAAAACCCCTGCGTGCGCCTCGGCAGCAACGACCCCGCGGTGTCGGCCACCCCCGCCGACTGTGGCCCGGAGAGCGCCGAGCAGCACACCTACGCGAGCGACTGTGAAGCGGCGCCCGAGCCTGACGCCTGCCCCACGCCAGAGACGCACAACTGGGGCTGCGCGTGCACGACCATCCACGCCTGCCCGCCCGACGGCTCCGGGCTGACGCCGTGCTGCGGCTGGCCGCCGTCCGAACTCCTCGCCGACCGGATGATCGACGAGCCAGCCCGCGTCACCTGTCGCCCCGCCCCGCCCGTCGGCGCGCTGCGCGACCAGCTCGCCGAGGCGCTGATGCGCTCGTATGCGAAGCAGATGAAGCTGCGGGAGAAGGCCCGGAGCCGCGGCGAACTCGCCGCCCGTCGACAGGCGAAGATCCTCTACTTCGAGTCCGAGCTGCGCCGCGCCCGCGACCTCCACGCCGACACCGAGTGCCGCCTTCGGGACGAACTCACCGCGGCCGTAGAACGCGCCGAAACTGCCGAGACGCAGCTGCAGCAGAGCCGCGGCGGGACAACGCGCCTGGAGCCGGCGACGGAAAACGAACTGCGCGCGGAACTCACGGCCGCGCTCCTCGAAGAGCACCAGCACCGGGCCGACCAGCAGATCGTCGCCGCGCCGGAAGATCACTGCGCCGCGCTCGCCCACGCCGTCATGCCCATTGTGAGGTTCGCCCTCGACGCCTGGCACCAGGAGCACAAGCGCGCCAACCAAGCTGAACACGAAGCCACCGACGCGCACGCCGGCCGACAGCGAGCCGGGCAGGAGACCGACTCGGTATACCGCGAACGCGCCCACCTCATCGCGCTCCTCGCCGCCCTCTACCCGGCCGTGATGACCCACGTCCCTGACGCCGACGAGGACGGCTGGGGCCTGGTCTTCCTCGACCTGCCCACCGGGCAGGCGTCCTGGCACATCGCGCCCCGTGACGCCGACCTGGTGCAGCACGTCGAGCTGGTCGGTCAGGACGACCCGCGCGCTCAGTGGGACGGGCACGCCACGGAGGAGAAGTACGACCGCATCCGCGCCTACGCGCGCATGCGTGCCGCCGAGGGAGAGTGGCCGTTCGCCGACCGCCAGGCCGAGCAGCAGCGCCAGCTCACCGCCGCGGTCCCCGGCGCGGTGCCGGTCCTCCGCCGCGCCCTGGAGCAGCTCCCCGAGACCTGCCGCTACCACGGCGACCAGCTCGACCCCGACCACACCCGCGCGCTCTACCGCAGCGAGGCGTGCTGCGACACCGGCATCCCTGCCCTGCGCCGCCGCCGCGCCTTCGAGGCCCTGGCGTCGCTCACCACCACGAAAGAGTCCTGACTCATGCCCAAGTTTCGCAAGAAGCCCGTCGAGATCCATGCCGTGCAGTACGGCCTCGCCGAGTACGCCGACAACCCGTGGGAGATCCGCGACGGCGAGTTCCCGCAGTGGCTGCAAGATGCGGCGCGCAGCGGCGCCATCGTGCCGGAGTTCCGCAGTGAGGACTACTGGTACCTGAAGATCAAGACGCTCGAAGGCGACATGTGCGTCGCCCCGGACGACTGGATCATCCGGGGTGTCCAGGGCGAGCTGTACCCCTGCAAGCCCGACATCTTCGCCGCCACGTACGAGCCGGCGGAGGACTGACCATGCGGATCTTCATGGACACGGAGTTCCACGAGGACGGTCACACCGTCGACCTCAAAGGGCGCTGACGCATGACCGCAGCAGCAGCTCGTTTCGCCGCCGTCTACGCGGCCCTCACCGCCTCCCACGAACTCGCCGACCACTGGGTACAACGGGACACCGACGCCGTCGCCAAGGGCAAGCCTGGCGCCGAGGGCGCCCGCGCCTGCGCAATCCACGTCGCGACGTACACCGCCACCCAGGCCGCCGCGCTCACCGTAGTGAACCGTGTGTGCGGCCTTCGCCTGGCGCCCGTACGGGCTGCTGCCGCGCTCGCCGTGTCGGCGGTCACGCACTACGTGGCGGACCGGCAGGGAGGGCACTGGCGAGACGAGAACCCCCGCGGCGTTGTCCGCCTCGCCGCATCGACGGGCCACGCCGGATGGCTGAAGCGCGACCCCAACGCCGGCTATCTGATGGACCAGTCCTGGCACAAGGCGTGGATCGCTGTCGCCGCGCTCATCGCCGCGAACACCCCGAAGGAGACACGACCGTGAACGAGAAGACGCCGACCCCCGCGGTCGGCCAGGTGTGGGCCGACAACGATCCCCGCAGCGCCAGCCGTCGCGTGCAGATCGTCGAGATCGACAGCACACACGCTGTCGTCGAGCTGTACGCCCCGAGGCAGCACGAGCGCGAGGCCGGCCGCCGAACCCGCATCCGGTTGGACCGCTTCCGGCCGACGAGCACCGGCTACCGGTACGTCGGGACCGCTGGAGGTGCCCGGTGAGCGACGAGACCGCCTACGTCGTCATGCTCGGCGGCCGGCCCCTCGCCGCGGCCACTACCCTCGACGCCGCGAAGGACGACGCCGAGGAAGCGGAGGTCGAGTACCGCACCGGCGAGACGCGCTGGGACGAGCACCGTCCCGGCGAGTGGCGGCTGATGCGTCGCGCCGAGGGCCGTGGCCGGTTCTCGTGGTCGCAGTACTGGGTGGCCGAGGTGCCGAACCTCGCCGCGGTGGCCGCGCCGGCCGACGTCGGCCAGGCGGACGCCCGTGCTGCCGCGCTCGCCGAGGCGTCCGCGGCGGCCCGCGGTGAGTACCTGACGGACTCGACCGGCACACCCGAGGACAAGGCGTACCAGCAGGCGGTCGGAGACGTCATCTGCGCCATCGACAAGCTGCGCGACGCGCCAGGGGGTCGCCGTGGTTAATGGGCACGAGCCGTACGAGGTGCGTGCCACCCCGGGCTGGCCGCCGGTCGCTATCCCTGGCCGGCCGGGCTGGTGGCGCCACTGCGGCCCGAACGGTGAGCAGATGGACGCGCCCACGAAGGACCGCGACGCCGCTCTCCGGACAGCACCCACGAAGGAGCACTGATCCATTCGCAAGGCGGGCGGACTACTGCCGCACATTGCCTACGTCTCGCCGCCGGGATTTTGCGCGCCGTACGCCGCTTGTAATCCGACAACACTGCAATGTCCTTGCAGTATGGGAGAATTGAGGCACTCAAGACCCCGGCGGGTGCGCGAACACCCCCGGGGCATGGCCGACTGGTTAGGAGTCGACATGGAGCAGCTTAGTTTGGGCTACCCGGATACGCGCGTGGCCCCTTCTATTTTGCCAGAACCCCTCCGTATAGACCTCCCTGAGGCACTACCCGGGCGGCACCAGCCCGTCGTGTACTTCGTACGGAATGGGACGCGGATCAAGATCGGGTTCACTGTCAACCTCGTATCACGGCTTGCCGGGCTCGGTCTCCGCCGCGAGAACGTCGCTCTGCTCCTGGAAGGCGGGAGGCACGTCGAGGGGAAACTGCACCAGCGATTCGCCGAGACCCGCGTCAGCAACACCGAGTGGTTCCAAACCAGCTCAGACCTGCTTGACTACATCGCACGGCGCTCAACGGAGCCCGCCGCTGGCGTACTCACAGGTGCCCTGGCCCCCACACGGTCAGCGGCGCCAGCCAGGACGACCGTTCTCACCCCCGAGCAACGCCCCTCGGCGACGGTCGGCGTCATCGCCCCCGAGATCGCCGAGAAGTATGACCGGAGCCTCCACGCCGTCACCAAGGACTGGACCCGCCGCCCCGGCTGGCCACCTACGATCGGCAAGAGGGGCCGGTACAAGGAGTACGACGCCCAGGCCGTCGACACCTTCGTCCGCGACCACGTCCTGCGCCGCGCCGTCGAACTGGACGTCGGCCGCCTCTACACCGCCGCCGAGCTGGAGGCGGCCGGCGCCGGTATCACCGCCGGGACGATCCGTGCGGATCGATCCCGTGGGCGCTGGCCCGAGCCGGACGACCGCACGCACGGCGTCGACCGCTGGCGCGGTGATACCGCCGCCCGCGCGCTCGCCTCCCGCCGCGGCTACCACCGCGCCGAACGCGGTGACTAACACACAGTGGACCGAACGAGCGTTCCCATCGCATGATCGTTACACGGTGCGCCGACTCGCTCACGACCGCCGTGCATGCGACCTGCACCGGGAAAGGGCCCCACGATGCCCATGCCCACGTGGACGCTGCAACGCGGCGACGCGCTGACCGCCCTGCACACCCTCCCCACCGGATCGGTTGACGCCGTCATCACTGACCCGCCGTACAACTCCGGCGGCACCAGCCCCGCCTCCCGGACCGCCAGGACCGCACGCAAGAAGTACGTCAGCACCGACGCACGACACGACCTGCCGGATTTCGATGGCGACACCCGCGACCAGCGCGGCTACCTCGCCTGGATGACCCTCGTCCTCGGCCAGTGCCTGCGCATTGCCCGGACCGGCGCCCCGCTGCTCGTCTTCACCGACTTCCGCCAGCTCCCGGTCACGTCCGACGCGCTGCAGGCCGCAGGCTGGACCTGGCGCGGCATCGTGCCGTGGCACAAGCCCATCAGCCGGCCGTACCGCGGAGGCTTCCGGCGCGAGTGCGAATACGTGCTGTGGGCCACCAACGGGCCCGTCGACGCTGCCCGTAACCCGGTCTTCCTTCCCGGTCTGTACAGCGCCTCTCAGCCGCGAGGAAGCCGCCGGCACCACATCACCCAGAAGCCCGACGAGCTGATGACCGAGCTGGTGCGCATCTGCTGCCCTGAGGGCACCGTGATGGACCCGTTCGCCGGCTCCGGCTCCACCGGAGTCGCTGCCCTGCGCTCCGGGCGTTCGTTCGTCGGCGTCGAGCTGTCCGAGGTCATCGCGGACAGGGCCCGTGCCCGCCTCGATGACGTGGCGCCTGCGGCTTCAGTCGGCGGGTAGCCGGCGCGCGATCGGGCTGGCGATGTCCCGCGCCGCCCAGCCCGCAAGCCCGTGGGCGGTGAGGACTCTAGGTGTTTCGTGGGCTGGTCGGGTAGACGTCGTGGTCCGGATCCCACCACACGACGTGGAAGATGTTCCGCTCAAGGAAGCCATAGAGACGCTGTGTGCCTGTGAACTGGAGACGGTGGATCTTCGTCAAGTCGTCCCGTCGAACCGCCGTCAGGCGCGCCAGCGCCTCCTTGCACAGACCACTGGGCAGGTCGTACTCCTTGAAGAGCCTCCGGGACGTGCGCAACTCGTTCACCGTCATCGACTCGCAGTCGGACAGCTTGCGCAGCACCTCGCATAAGACTTCGGACTCCATCCGGTCGAAGCCCCAGCGGCTCTCGTGGTCGACGTGGGCGAAGCGCCAGCAAATCCGCTGGTCAGAGGTATCCGACCCGGGAAGCAGGACGGACGGGTCGCCCGTCTGCTTGCCCTCGGGCATCGGCGCGTGGGGGACTGTGAGCTTGTCCTTCCTCGACTTCTTCCCTTTGCCCACTTACCCCTCGCGTTCAACCAGGGCGCCGAAGAAGTCCGCGATCTCCTCATCGCGCAGTTCCTCGTTGCTGCGCTGAAGGTCAGCGACGTTGGCCCGCTGGCGGGCATCCAGCCAGGGGCCTGGCTGGTGCGTCATCGCCGACAGTTCGTGCGCCGTGTAGGCATCGAAGGACTTGAGGATCATGTCGACGGACTCCCGCTCGCCGTCGTCGAGGGCCGCAGGGTCGCCCTCGATGGAGTCCTTGTCGAGGCGGAAGCGCCCCCGGTGCTGGTCGTACAACTCGTAGACCACTGGCCCGTTGGCCCAAGCCTCGAAGCGCTCGGGGAACAGTTGGCGGTCCTCCCAGGCGAGGTGGTAGCCGTAGGCGAAGTAGCAGAGCTTCTGCAGCTTCATGGCCGACATCGGGGCAGCTTTGGCCAGTATGTAGGCGGCAACATCCTGCACGCTTGGCATGTTGATCCCCTTCTGTGTCTCTCCTCTGCACCGTAACGAGCGGCCGGCGCGATGGTCTCGGATAGCCGAGGGACATGAAGAGACTTCCCCCTGTCAGACCCAGCCTATCGGGGGGGTGCTGCGGCGGTAAGGGGGCAGGTTCGCCCCGAAAACAACTGATCTACGCCATCGCTCGGCGGGGTACACAGCGAGGGCTTCGCTCGCGCGTTCGAGGCTCTGGCGAGTCCGACGGCGTTGGCCGTGCAGCGGTGCAGGCATGCATGGGGCAGGGGCCTCGGGCGGTGCCCGTCCGGCAGCCTACGCGGTCAGGCTCGTGGCGACGCGTTCGCGGAAATCGTTCACGGCGGCAGGCGCCTCGGGGCGGGTCATGCTGGTGGCCAGGGCGCGTAGTGGTCCGGCGGCGCGGTGGGAACTGATCTCCTCGGCCAGGTCGAGCGCCTGGTGTCCGGTGGCGCAGGCGCGTTCGATTTCGTTCTGACGCCATTGGGCGTCGGCTCGGCGGGCGAGGAACAGACAGTGGGTGCGTACCCGGTTGGCGGGGAAGAGACCGGCGGTTTCGATGAACGTTTCCTCGGCCCGGCCGGGCTGGTTGAGGTCCAGGTGGGTAGAGGCACGGGCGCCGAGGAGTTCGGAGCGGTCGAACCAGTAGACCCACTCGGGGTCGCCGCCGGGGGCCTGGTCGGCGGTGTCGAGGAGTTCGGCGGCCCGGTCGAGGTCGGCGAATGCGGCGGAGTCGTTTTGGTGGGCGCGCGCCCGGGCGCGGCGGGAGAGCAGCATGGCTTCGACGCGCGGGGTGGTCCGTCCACGGGCGGCGGCCAGCGCCGCAGCGGCCATGGCTTCGGCGTCGGCTGGCCGGTCGGTGTTGTTGGCGGCGATGGACCAGAACGCCAGGATGTGGCTGCCGAGGACGGGGTCGCCGGAGGCGTGGGCGGAGCGCAGCGCGGCGTGGAACATGCCGTCGGCGCACTCGTTGTTGATGTCGAAGTCCGCCCAGGCGTGGATGCGGGCCAGGTCTGCTGCGGCAGCGTGGAGCCGGGAGCCGTGGGCGTCGCTGTAGGAGCGGTCTTTCAGCAGCTGGACAACGAGTTCGAGAGCGGCGGCGGTCTCGGTGAGGAGCTGGCCGCCGCCGTCGAGGTCATCAGCGCGTCGGAGCTGGCGGACGCGTTCTTCGACGTGGTCGACCGCGGCTTCGCCGATGCGGCGGGCGTGGGTGATTTGGCCGGCGGCGGCCGGGTCGGCGGTCAGCCACGCCCACAGCGATGCGGTGAGGGTGGTGCCGGTGAGGAGCGTGAAGTGGCGGCGGTCCATGGTGATGATCTCCCTCCCGGACACTTCGGCAAGCGCCTGGATGGCGCCGGATGCGTCCCAGGTGTGGCGGGTGGGTTGCTGAAGCGGGTCCAGGCCCAGCCAGCGGGGCCAGGGGTGCCGGTCCACTGCTTCTCCTGGTATGTCCAGCAACTCGGCGATGAGGCGCCGGGTGACCAGGTCGGGGCAGCGGCCGGCCTCCCAGCGGTAGACGCCGTCCTTGCCGGTGCCCACCGGCAGGCCACGGCGGGCGCCCAGTTCCCGTAAGCGCCGGGCGAATTCGGGTGGCGTCCAGCCGCGTACCTGGCGCGCCCGGGTCAGCGGATGTGCCATCAGCCCTCCCTGCGGCGTCGGCGCCGGGGCGAACACGTCGACGGTAGCGGCCTGGCCTGACCGGGCGGAACAGTGCCGCCGGGTGCTCTTGGGGTGCTCTTGGGAGCACCCGGACCGCACCCGGTGTCCTGCTTCCCCCGCTCCGGGTGGTCGGAGACGGTGGTGGACATGCCCCGCCGCGACCCTCCCGGCCGGATGCCGGGAACCCACAGGCAAGCGGCGAAGACCCCCCTCACCTGGGAGGCAATCAGATGATGGACGACGAGCAGACCCCCGTCACCACCCAGCCCGCCGCCGCGGACAACGCCGTCACCGAGCCGGGCAGCGGCGGCTTCGACCCGCAGATCAGCACCCACCCGGTGGCCGCGCTCACCCTGGGCCGTCAGACGTTCAACGACTCGGACAAGTCGAACTATTTCGAGGGCTGACAGCCGGGACATCACCGAGTAACCCCGGGGGCCGGCCGCTGCGGCGGGCGGCCCCCGGGCGCACGTCGCGGGAGGCGGCAGATGGAACGGGAGTGGATAGCCGGCGGCACCGCCGCCGGGAACGGAACAGCCGTTGAAGGGCTCGACGGTGTGCGCCGGTCGCCGGCCGCGCGAGCCTGCGCGGCCGGGGAAGGGCCAGTCTGCCTCGCGGTAGTCGGCGACTGTCCGGTCACCGAACAGGAACTCCGCAGCGCCCTGCCGGCCGTGCAGGCGGGCCGGTGGGCCGAACTGACCCGGTGGCCCGGCTCGTACTGGGTGCTCGCAGCCAGCGGAGGACAGCAGTTCGTGTGCGGAGACCTCGCCGGCGTCCGCGCCGTCTACTACACGGCGCACGAGGAGGGGACGGCGTGGGCGACCGAGCCGGGCCTGCTCGGCCGCCCCCTCGTCCCAGACCTGCCGCACGTGGCGGCGCGGCTGACGGCCGGGGAACACCACTGGCCGCACCGCAGCCCGTACGAGCGGGTCCGGCAGGTGCCGGGCGGGTCCGGGATGCTCGTGACGCCCGGCGCGCCCCCGCAGCTCGTCGACGTCCGCCAGGTCGAGCCGGTCGGCGAACTCCGCGAGGGCGCTGAGGAGTTCGGCCGCGCGCTCACCGACGCCGTCGAGCACCGCGTGCGCGCGGCCGGCTCGGTGGTGGGGGCGGACCTCTCCGGCGGACTGGACTCCTCCGCGGCCGTCATCCTCGCCGCCGCGGCCGGTGAGGTGCACGCGGTGACGTACACCGACGGCTACACCAGCGCCGAGGACGCCGCGTACGCCGCCCGCACCGCCGAGCACACCGGCGTGCGCCACACGATCGCCGCCGGCGGCCTGACGCACCTTCCCTTCGGATTCGCGCCAGGGCAGCCGGTGTCCGCGGAGCCGGTCCCGGACGCCGCGATCTACGCCATGGACGCCGCGTACCTGAAGCCGGTGCGCGGCCTGCCGCTGCACCTGACGGGGCACGGCGGGGACATCGTCCTCGACGCCTCCAGCTCGTGCTGGGTGCGCCTGGTGCAGGACGGCGGGTGGCGAGAGGCCCGCCGCCAGGTCGTGGCGGTCGCCCGTCTCCGCAACACCGACCCCGGGCCCTACTGGAAGGCGTTGAAGGAGACCGCGCGCCTGGGCCGTTCCAGATCCCTGCGCCGAGCGGCCGACGCCCTAGAGCGCGGGCCCGTGACCGCGGACCCGGCCGCGGCGGGCTGGTCGTGGTGCCGCCTGGGGGCCGCAGCGTCGTGGCTGACGGGGGAGGGCCGCCAGCAGGTCGCCGTGCAGCTGCGGCAAGCTGCCGCTGACCGGCAGCCGGAACTGGCCGACGAGTTCGAGCAGTGGGCCGCCCTCCGCTCTGCCGGCGCATCCGCCCGTGGCTGGGCCCCGTACGCCGCGGCTCTCGGCGTGACCCCGGTGTACCCGTACCTCGACAACGAGGTCGTCCGCGCCGCGTTCGCCGTCCCGGCGCTCGCCCGCCGCGGGGTGATCACGTACAAGCCGCTGCTGCCCGCCGCGCTGCCGCAGTTGCCCCGGTGGCTGACCTCCCGGCGCTCGAAGGGCTCGTTCACCCCGCAGCGCATCGCCGGCCTCGCCCGCCACCGCGCCCGTCTCGACGAGCTGATCACGGCGAGTCCGCTCGTCGCCGCAGGGCTGATCGACGCCGCGGCCGTGAGCGCATCGCTCGCCCAGGCGGCCCGCGGCCAGAGCGCCACGGACATCGCCGACCTGCACCAGCTGCTCGTCACCTGCTGGTGGCTCACCGGCCAGCCGGCGGCCGCGGGGAAGGAGGCGCTGTGCTGACCCCCGCACCGCACATCCGCTACGCCACCGCCCAGCACGGCACCGCGGTCCTCGACATCCGGCACGGGACGTGGATCATGCTCGGCCCTCACGCCTCGCAGGTCTGGCGTGCGGTCACCGCCCGCGGCGGCACGGACGGGCTCGCCGACGAGATCGCCGTTCCCACCGGCCAGGACCCGGCCGCGGTCGACGGGCACATCACCGAGTTCGTCACCGAGCTGGTCGACGCTGGCGTACTCGTCGACGCCGACCGCCCGGCCCCGCGCAGACGGAGGTGGTGGCGGTGACGGTCATGGTTCCCGGCGCCCGGCCCACCGCGACCCGCAGCGACCGGATCGTCGCGGCCGCCGCGCTCGTCCTCTCCCTGGCGCTGGGCCAGCTGCCGCTGCGCTGGCGGATCGCCGCCGTGCGGCTGGTGCGCGGCCTGCCGCACGCCCGCCTGGCCCGTCTCGAAGCCTTGCACGCCGCCGTCCTCGCCGTGGCCCCCGTGTGGTGGCCGGGCCGCATCGCCTGCCTGGAGACCAGCCTCGCCACCGTCATCGCGGCCGCCATGACCGGCCGCCGGGCCCACTGGGTGCTCGGCGCCCGGTTCCTGCCCGACGGCGCGCACGCCTGGGCCGAAGTCCCCGAAGGCGCTGTGGGCCGGGACGAGGGCGACGCCGTGGACCGGCCGTGGCTGCCCGTCCTCACCGTGCCGTAGCCCGCGGAACCGCCGCGGCCCCGAGGGGCGGTGCAGCCCCCCGCCACCCCCCGGGGCCTGACTCACCCGAACGGGTGAATGACGGGGCGCATGGCTGACGACGGTGGGCCGTGACCGGCAGCGATCCGCAAGACCCGGAACAAATCCGTTGTCCGGCTCAGGGCCCGGCCGCCTTGATGGGGGCCGTGACTACCTCCGCATCCCCGCCGGCGGCCGCCGGCGCGGGCCAGCCGCCCGTGATGCGCCTGGCCTCCGACCCGCACCTCACCTCGAACGTCACCATGTCCACGTGGGCGATAGCACGCCGCCTGCCCCGCACGCTCGCCGCCGCGGCACGCCTCGCGTGGCGCACCGACCGCCGCGCGGCCCTGGCCCTGCTCGGCTGCCAGATCGGCGCCGCCGTCCTCACCGCGACCGCCCTCGCAGCCACCACCCGCGTGCTGGCCGCGGTGTTCACCGGCGGCGACATCGCCGCCGGGCTGCGCGACAACCTGACGGCAGTCCTCATCCTCACCGCCGCCGGGGGCGGCCGCTACCTCCTCGACGCCGCCGCCCGCGCCGCCGCGGCCCAGCTCGCGCCGAAGGCCGTACGCGAAGCCGACCTCGCGGTCATCACCGCCGCCACCGCCGCCGAGCTGGTCGCCTACGAGGACCCCGCCTTCGAAGACGCCCACGCCGCCGCCTCCGACGGGGCGGACAAGACCGGCGACCTCATCGTCGAAGGCCAGCTGCTGACGTCCGCCGCCGCCCAGCTCGCCGCCGCCGCGACGGTCGTCACCGTGCTGCACCCGGTGCTGCTGCCGCTCCTCGTCGCATCCGTCATCCCCTGTGCGTGGGGCGCCGTACGCGGCGCGCGCATCGAGCACGCCGCGCACCACCGCAACCTCGGCGACTCCCGGCTGCGCAGCGTCTTCCGCTCCTACACCACCGAGCGGAACACCGCCGACGAAGTGCGCGCCGGCACGATGGCCGGATTCCTCACCCGGCAGTACCGGATCGTGTCCGGCCGCCTGGAGGCCGAGCAGCTCGCCGCCACCCGGCAGGCCCTGCTCGTGCAGGGCGCTGGCGACGCCCTCACCGCCGTCGGGACCCTCGCCACCTGGACCACGCTCGTGCTCCTGGTGTCCGCCGGCCGCATGGAACTCGCCGCCGCCGGGACCGCCGCGCTCGCCGTGCGGGCTTCCGGCGCCGCGCTCACCACGACGGTCTGGGCCGGCGCCCGGCTGTTCCGCACCTCACTGTCCCTCGACGACTGGACCCGGTTCCTTGCCGTGGCCGAGGAGTGGACCGCCCGCCGCGGCACTGCCGCCGTCGCAGACGACGGCCCGCACATCATCGCCGCCCACGGCGTCTCCTTCACCTACCCCGGCGCCGCCCGGCCCGCGCTCGACGACATCGACCTCGACCTCAAGCGCGGCGAAGTCATCGCCCTCGTCGGCGAGAACGGCGCAGGCAAAAGCACCCTCGCCCGCATCCTCACCGGCCTGTACCTCCCCACCACCGGCACCGTGCGATGGGACGGCGTCGACCTCGCGGAAGCGGACCCCGCCACCGTGCTGTCCAAGGTCGCGCTCGTCCCCCAGGACTACACCCGGTGGCCGCTGGCCGCCCGCGAGAACATCACCCTCGGTCAGCCCCGCCCCGAAGGCGACACCGCCGTGCACGCCGCTGCCGAAGCCGCCGGCGCCGACAGTGTCATCGCCGACCTGCCGAACGGTCTGGGTACCTCCCTGGCTCGCTCCTGGTGGGGCGGCCACGACCTGTCCGGCGGGCAGTGGCAACGCATCGCCGTCGCGCGAGCCTTCCACCGCGACGCACCCGTTCTCGTCATGGACGAGCCCACCGCAGCGCTCGACGCCCGCGCAGAGCACCGCATCTACACCCGACTCAAGGCGCTGGCCGCCGGCCGCGCCGCCGTCTTCATCACCCATCGGCTCGCCAACACCCGCCTCGCCGACCGCATCATCGTCCTGGACCACGGCCGCGTATCCGAAGCGGGAACCTACGACGAGCTGATGGACCAGGCCGGGGACTTTGCAGAGATGGTGAAGCTCCAGGAGGACAGGTAGCCCTTCGTCCGCGCATGGGCCCGCCATGAGCATGCCGCGCGTGTCGACGGGCTGGCTGGCTCAGAACGCCGCTTCCGTGGTGGCCACGGGGTGGCAGCTTGGACAGCGGCTGATGTGCGGGCTGCCGCCGCGGTCTGTCTCGACCTGCCGTGTCGACTCCTCGCACGCGCCGCACCACGGCGCGGTCGGCGTCCTCTGGGCTGGGTGTTGCTTCTCCCTAGAAAGGTGTCACAATAGGTGTGACACCTTTCTAGGGGGGCTAATGCCGACCGATGACCTGATCACCCGCATTCCTGACGACGCCACCCGTATCCGCACCCACCTGGGGTGGTACGTGGAACCGGTCAGTGCCCGCCGCGCCATGGAGCGCTACCCCGGTATCCGGCTGAACCCGGTGACCTGCGAAAGCGGACCCGTCCTACTCCACGTCAGCAACGTGGACCGCAACCGCCTGATGGGCTTGGCCCCCGGCCGCCTCAAGGTGTGGTCGGACGGCCTCCTCACCACCCGCGAGCTTCACCTTCCCGCCGATATCCACCCGGTTCCCGCCGATATCCTCCCGGACAGACAGGCTGCAGAGGACTGGTGCGCTCAATATGAAGCTTTCACCGCCACCGAGCGCCTGCTGAACCGGATCAAACGCGCCGCCAACGACGAGCTGACGCCGCGGCTGTGGATGCCCTGGCGGGACGCCACCGGCTGGAACGAAGAGGAGACGGACCGGCGCACCACACGGCGCGCGCTGGCCGCCGATATCCAGGCAATCCGCCGACTGACCCTCATCCGCCACACAGTCGACCAGGCCGACGGCACGCCAGCCACCGTCTGGGAGGTCGTCTTCCTGGTGAAGGCGGTTGAGGGCGCCGCTGAGCACGGCATCCGCTTCGGCCAGCGCCGGTGGCTCTTCACCGAGGAAACCCGTGCACGCGCCCGCCTGGCGGACCTGGACACCGACGTCCCTCCGCTGGTCACCATGGCAGAAAGCGCCGCGCTGCTGAACACCACCCGGGACGCGCTCGCCCAGGCCCACTCCCGCGCCAAGCAGCGGCACCACGAGAACCCCTTCTTGTACGACCTGCCGCCGGTGCCCCTGGTGACCACCGGGCGCACCAACTGGTACGAGCCGCACGAACTCGCCACCTTCTGGCGACAGCGTCCCGGCCACGGGCCCGGACGCGGCCACACCTCCTAACTCTGGGACGAAGCGAATTACATGGGGGCCGTCGTGCTCGTCGCCACGCGCGGCCGGGGCCGGGGCCGGCACCACGGTGGCCTGCGGCTCGTGGTCGAGGTCATGCTGCGCCTGGTCCTCCACGTCCGGCCCGTGGTCGACGTCGCCGCGCTGGAGGTCGAGGATGCGGCGGCAGCGGTCGAGGATCCGTTCCGGCCGGCCGTCCGCGCGGCGCAGCTCGGGGTGGCCGGCGGCGGCCTCTTGGCGGTCCGGCTCGACGGCGGCGACGGCGTCGTGCTCCTCGGGCGCCGCCGGCGGCGGAGGGCTCCCGTCGTGAGGTGAACGTCTGGGACCCGGGTGGCGGGATGGGCATTGGTGCACCGGTCTCCCTGCTGGGGGCCATACTCATCAGCAGTTGATGATCATGTTGCTGCCGCTGCTGTACTCCTTCATCAGCGCCGTGTCGACGAACTGGTCGGTGTAGAGCCTGCGGGCAGCCGGCTCGCCCATGTTCTCGATGGCGGCCAGGACCAGCCCCGGGTCTGCGGCGGCGGCTGAGCGGAGATCGATCACCTCTTCATGGGTCAGCTGCTCGACGTCGATGGTGTCGTTCTCGCCGTGCACGGTGGCGTATCCGTTGCTGGCGATCTGCTGGGCCAGTTCGGTCCGGGCCTGCCGGAATGCCTCGTTGGGCTCGGTCGGTGCGGCAGGCGGACGCCTATGGGTGCGGCGGCGCAGCTCGGCGGTGATGAAGGCGGCAGGGCGGGCCGGGCGCCAGCCCAGCCACCACGAGGTGAGTTCGGCGGCGATGTCGTGGGCGTCGAGACCGCGGTCGATGAGGGGGCGGAACGCGAACGCGAGGCGCCGCAGGCCCTCGTGCTGCGTCCAGCCGACGAGCGGACGCACCCGGCGGGCCACGGCGATGTCCCGGGCTACCTGAACCGGTGACCGGCGTGGCCTGCTCGGGGTGGTCAAGGGGGGTGTTGTGCGGCGCCGCGCGTGCGCGGTGTCTTTCAACCCACCTCCCAACTGATCTCTACGGATACTGGGGTGAGTACTACGAGAATGGGGCTCACGACCCTGTGAACTGGTGCTTCCCGCAGCCGAGTTGGTCACGGGCCGGGCCGCGGCCGTGCGGGCATCCCGCGCTGCACGAGCGGCGCGGACGGCTCGTTCCCGGCCGGCCTGGGTGACGCCGACGACCCGCGCGTCGTAGCCGGTGCCGGACAGCCGGTTGCCCATCGCCTCGTCGAACACGGGCGGGATCACCGCGGCGTACACCGTCGCCGTGCCGGCGTACTTCCGGCCGGGCAGGTGCAGGTTCGCGCGGGAGCCGTGCCGCCACCACGCCAGCGCACCAAGCTCACGAAGCACCCGGACGTGCCGCTTCACCGTCGCCCGGGACACGTCGAGGCGCGCTGCGGTGCCGTCGAGGTCGTACAGCACCAGGCCACGCCGGTAGTCCATCCGGCGCGCCAGATCCGCGGCCACCGCCGCCGTGGTGGCGTTGGCACGCGGGTGCAGCCCGGCACCGAGCAGACAGCCGACGACACGCAGCCACGGGCGTGGCTCCACGCGGCGCGAACGGGTGGCCGCAGCCTCCTGGAGCGGGCGAGGCACCAAGGGCTGGGGGGTTTTGAGGCAGGGGGTATCTGCGCAGCACGAAGCCGCGCCCAGGCGGTGGCGCAAGGTGAGAGCTGTCTCCCGGGATCAGGCGGGCGGGCCCATGCCTGCGGCGCGTGGTCCGCCCGTAACGTTCAGGCGGCCGGCACTATCCGGCGTTGAGCACGAGCGGCGCAGCGGGGAATGCTGGGATGGCGGGTACGGCCTGGCGGTACGACGGGACGAGGCAGGGCGCCTCGGGCTGGATCACGAAGCTGCTGTCGATCTCGTCGGCGACGTCATCGAGCATGGCGTGCAGGTCACCACGCACGTACGGGTCCGGCTCCAGCTCGGCGCGGCGGCGGCCATCGGCCAGGGCCTGCCGCAGAAGAGCGGCCTGGTCTGCCTCAGTCAGGTATGGCTCGGCGGCCCGAGCAGCGAGGTCGACAAGGTCGAGCATCCGGTAGCGAGCCGACGGCAGCGGCTCCAGCAGCGCATCGGCGCGCAGGTCAGCCAGGACCTCCCGCACCCGCGCGGTGCGCTCCTCGACCGACATGGTGACGCGAGTCTCACTGGTGACCATGGACAGGCCAGCGGTACCGTGCATGACGAGATCTCACTCTCTTGCGATGGTGGGTTTCTTGATCAGCGAGGTGCGAACTCGCTGGTTCTTCGGCCGGGCGGCTCCTACACCGCTCGGCCGTTCTCATTCGGCCGGCTTCTGGGCGGCCTTCTTCCTCGGGCGCTTACTGCCCGACCCGGAGTACCCCCGCTCGATGTCCTGCACGGTCCCAATCGAGACCCCGAGGCTCGCGGCGATCTCTCGGTACGTCACCTTCTTCGCCCGCAGGTCCAGAACCACCTTCCGACGCTGCTCCTTCAGGCGTTTGGTGCGCTCCGTCTGATCACGGAGGAGTCGGCTGATGACCTGCGCCTTTTCTAGTGACTCGTCCATCGCTTCGACGGCATCCAGAGCATCAAAGACACGTTGCGCCTCCTCCTCGATCGGCCCCTTTGGCTCCTGCTCGGCCATCCCGTTCCTTCGGATCGGGCGTGCCGCTTGACTCTGATTATGGGGGTCCCATAAATTGGGAGTCAAGCAGCAACGCTGCTCAGCACAAAGCCCCGGCTCGCGGTCGGACGCGGCGCCGGGGCTGCTGAAAGCGGCAGGGCCCGGTGGTCGGACACCGGACCCAGCCTCAACCCCGGACCACGGTCGGACGTGGGCCGGGCCAGCCAACCGCCTGAGCTACCAGGAGGCTGACCAGTGAGTCATCTTTCCACCCGAACCCCACGACGTGTACCAGGCCGCGCCATGTCGCCCGCCGGGCGCCGCACCTTCCGCCACCACCACCTCACCACCGCGGCCAACACCGCCCGCGCCCTCGCCTACCGCGTCCTCTCCGGCACCATCGCCACCCGCGTCGACAACGGCGACCTCATCCGCACCGGCGACGCCCTCGCCCGCTTCGGCGGCGACCAGCTCCCCGACGGACAGCAGTCCTGGTACGGCCGCCACGTCGCCCGCGCCTACCGCAACACCCACGGCCACGACCCGGTCCGGTGCTGGCTCCAGCACCACACCACCGGCAGGTGGATCCACGTCTACGTGTACGACCCCGAGGACACCGCGCTCCTCGCCGGGCTCCGGTCCTACAAGGGCACCCAGCACCTCGCCGACGCGATCAGCGCCAGCAACACGACCTGGGCGGTGGCCGCCTGATGGCCGCGCAGGACTCCGACTGGACCGAGAAGCCGGTCATCCCGACGATTCCCCGCCCCCGGCCGCCGCAGGACCGGCGCCTGGTCGCTGTCGGCGTCGTCCGCCGCTGCCGTGGCCGCGTCCTGCACCTGACTGCCACCGCGGCCGGGGCCACCGGCCGCATCCAGCAGCAGGGAGGCGGCCGGTGAGCGACAACACCCCCAAGACCCGTCCGTGCCACTCCTGCGGCGGCCGGGGAGTGACCGTTGAGGACACCAGCAGCGACGGAGTCGCCCGCCAGCACTCGAAGACGTGCACCGCCTGCAACGGATCCGGGCAGGTCCCCGCATGAGCAGGGAGATCACCGTCACCCAGCTCTGCCAGCCCTGCCAGGGACGCGGCCAGGTCAAGGACACCAAGGTCGAGATCCGCGGCGGCCGGCCGGTCGAGAGCACCGGCTGGCAGAACTGCACCGCGTGCGGCGGCTCTGGGCGGGTGCCCGCGTGATCGCCCGGCTGCTGGCGGTCGGCGATGAGCCGGAGCCCCGCCACGAAGACAACGAGGACGACCAGGACCCCGGCCACCCTCACCCGCACACCACGCGCGGCCGGGCTTCCTGACCCCTACTTCTCGCCCGTGCCCGGGGCGTACGGGCCCTCAGCGGCTCTACGTCTCGGGCACCGGCCACCGACTCTCCCGGAGACACACCCCCATGCACACCCACTCCGAACGCGCCGCACGGGCCGCCCGCGAGCTGCTGACCACCTGCGCCCGCCAGCTCGCCCACAACCGCCCCGAATGGCAGCTCAACCCCACCCGCTGGAACGAGTGGCAGGCCCGGATCACCGACCGGCACCCCGCCATCGGCACCGCCATGAACACCCACCTGGCCAGCATCACGATCACGCCCGGCATGACCCGCGGCGCCCTCGCCACCCACATCACCCGCGCCCTGTACCCGGAAGGCGGCACCCGGTGACCACCGACCCAACCTCCAGCCCCGCGACCCCGATCGACATGCTCGACGCCGCCGCCGACGCCGTACGCGCCTTCAACCACGCCACCGCCAAGACCGGTCCCGGCTGGCAGACCCCCGCCGACACCTACGACGCCCTCGGCGCTCTCGCCGACATCGCCCACCGCCTCACCCAAGCCATCACCCAGGCCACCAGCCCCACCAGCCACGCGCTCCGCGACGACCGCCTTCGAGCCGCCGCCGGTATCGACCCAGACTCCATCGCCCGCCAGGCCATCGCCAGCCTCGACAACGCCATCATCCACGCCACACGCCTCACCACCGCTCTGCGCATCGGGCACAGCCTCACCGCCACCCTCGGCGCCACCGAGACCGCACCCGCCGAGCCCACCGCCAAGGAGCGCCCCCACGACAGCGGCGCGTGCCGCCGCTGCGGCCAGGGCGGCCAATGAGCGTGTTCTCCCGGCTGCGCCCGGGGCGCGGCCCCGACGACAAGGGCTCCGCCCGATACCTGTCCGCCAGCGTCGCTGCCGAGCGGCAGACGCAGAGCCGGAGGGACACCCGGAGGACCCGCCGCGGCGGCGACACGATGGGCCGCGGCTCCCGCAACCCCGGCAGCGACGGCGAGGAATTCCGCCTCCGAGACCGCGGTGACGCCAAACCCCGCCGCCGCGGCTGGCTCCGCGGCTGACTACCCACACCACGCCCTGCCGCCTGCCACCCCACCACACAGACGGCAGGGCCCACCTCTACCCAGAGAGACACCACGTCCATGAAGACCCGCACCGTCCGCCGCAAGCAGCTCGTCCCGCACACCGTCGACGGGCACACCGAATACGTCCTCGACGAGTACAAAGTCGACGTGCCGCTGCCGCCCCGTGACTGGGACAGCGTCGTCCGCGCCGGCGTCACCGTCATCGCCTGCACGCTCGTCACCGTCTCGCTCGTCTGGACAACCGCGAGCATCGGCGACCTCCTCTCCTTGGCCACGATCCCCGCTGTCGCCTACGCCGCCGGCGTCGCTTTCGACCTGAGCTGGATCATGTGCATGGGCGTCGAGTGGCTCCTGCGCTTCGAGCCGAAGCGCGCCGCTGTCGCCCGTCGGGCCGGGTGGCTCGCGCTCACGATCTCCATGGCCGCCGTCGCTACCCACGGCACCATCGTCGGGCAGTGGCCTGTCGGCGCCGCCGGCGCCGCGGTCGCCCTGCTCGCCAAGGGCTGCTGGACCCTCGTCATGCGCACGCAGGCCCGCCCTCTCGACTCCCGTACCGCTCAGTGGGTCGCCAAGCGCCGCGCCGAGGTCGACGGCCAGCTCGCCATGATCCCGGTCCGTCGCGAGCTGCTGCGCGGGCAGCAGCTCGTCGAGGCCGAGCGCCAGGCCCTCGCTGCGGACTCCGAGGCTCCGTCCGGGTCCATGGGATCCGCCGGATCCGGATATCCGGACCCGTCCGCTGCCAGTCCGGACCTGCCCGGAGAGCCCTCCCCGGACAGGTCGCTGACCACCAAGGACGCAGTCCGGATCGTCTGGGACGAAGGGATCCGCAACAAGGACGACGCCGTCCGCGCCGTCGCCGACCGCACCGGCCGCCCCGTCTCCCCGGACACCGTCCGCCGCTACCTGGACCAGCTGAAGGCGACCGCCTCATGAACGCCACCTACCTCGTGCTCCTCGCCGCCGTAACCACAACTGGCATGACCGTCGGCCCGAACCTCCGGCACCCCGGGATCCGCCTGACCGTCGGCATGGTCACCGCCGTTGCGCTGCTCCTCCTGGCCGCCGAGCTGCTGCGGGAGGCCGTCTGATGTCCTCCGGTGATCTGCTCGTGCTGCTGCTCCTCGCCGCCCTGACGTACGCCCTCCACCGCCGCCGCACAGCCACCGGCCCCGGGGCGTCCGCCACCGACCGCGCCCGCCGGTTACGCACCTGGCCCGTGCGCCTCGCCGAACTGCTCGGCGTACGCACCGTCGCCGGCCAGCAGGCCCACCGGTACGCCGCCGGCGCCGCAGGAGAGCGCGCGGTCGCCGCCGCGCTCCGCCCCCTTGAGCGCCAGGGATGGACGCTGTTGCACGACCGGGCCCTGCCCGCCGGCCGCGCGAACCTCGACCTCCTCGCGATCTCCCCGCGCGGCACTGTCGCCGTCGTCGACGCCAAGAAGTGGTCCGCCCGCCTCCCTGTCACCGTGGCCGGCGGCCGGCTCGTCCACGGCCGCCACGATGTCACCGCGCGCCTGGACGGTCTCCGCCACGAAGCCGCCGTCGTCACCCAGCACCTCGGCGTCCGGGCCCGCGCGGTCGTCGTCCTCGACGGCCCCGCCCTCCACGACCACCTCGGGCGCGCAGCCGCGTTCGTAGTCCTCGACGGCATCACCCTCACGACCCGCGCAAATGCCGTGCAGGTCCTCGCCCACCTCGACAACCAGAACCCGGCTCGCCGATCCCCGCAGGCCGCGCGCCAGCTCGCCGCGCGGGCCGCCGACCTGTTCCCGCCCCACACCGCCAGGAGGCCGCGGTGAGCGACCACACCGCCCCCGGCCCCGACGAGCTGGCCGTACGCGCCCGCCTCGCCGCCGCCCTCGGCCACAACACCGCGCCCCGGGACACCGAGCCCGCGGACACCCGGGACACCGGGGCGCGCCGGCCGTGGTGGCGCCGCGCCCGCCGCCGCCCAGAGACCACGCCGGACACGTCGACGGACACCGCGGTGGATTCCGCGGAACCGGACCAGGATCCGGCGGACCCGGGCCCGGATCCCCGTCCGGACACGGCGGATCGGGATCCGCGCGTACGGCGCCTACGCGCCGACTGGTGGCGCCTGGCCAGCCCGGACACCGATCCGGATCCGTCCGAAGCCACCCCGGACAGCATCCCGGAAACCCCGGACCGCGGGCCGGACATGCGTAAGGACAGCCCGGACGCTCCGGACGATCCGGATCCGGCGGACGTCGACGACCACGACGACCACGACGACCACGAGGCCGCCGTCGACGAGGACCAGGACGACGAGCCCGCGGCCGGCCCGCTGCAGCCGCGGCGCCGCGGGCTCGACTGGAACCCGCCCCCGGCGCCGAACGTGCGCCAGTCCGCCGCGGAGTGGTGGCGCGGATTCTCCGTCGCCAACGAGTTCCTGCTCCTCAACGGCTCCGCCGTCGCCGCCGGCACCTGGGGCGCCGGCCTGTTCACCGGCGACTGGAGCACCGGTATCCCGCAGCTCACCCTCACTGCCATGCACGACGCCGCGGCCGAGTCGACCAGCACCTCCACGCCACTGATCCTCGGCGGGCTCATCGTCCTAGGCTCCGCCATCGCCGGAGCCGCCGCCGCCGGGTTCGCTCTGCGCGTCGTCGGCGCCTCACCGAGCCTCGCTCGCTTCGTGCACTGGGCGCTGGTCCGCGTGCCCGTCGCCTCCACCATCACCGGCCTCTGCCTCTACACGACCCCCTGAAGAGAGGATCCATGTCTCACACGATCACCACGGCAGCCGGCGAACTGACCACCGCCGTCGGGCCCGTATCCGCGACCGGCCTGGCGCTGCTGACCGGGACCATGCTCGTCCTCGGCGTCGCCGGCAAGGGCAAGAAGCGGCTCGCCTCCGGGCCTGCCCAGCTCGTCGGCGTCGTCACGGAGCTGGCGTTCCTGCGCTCCGGCGCCCCGTTCGCCGACATCGGCGTGGCGTTCCAGTCCATCGCCCAGGGCATCGCCTCGAACCCGGACCTCGGCGCGCCCGGGATGGGCGCCGTGTGCCTGCTGTTCATCATCCTGAGCCTGTTCGCCCGGATCGTACCCGTCACCGGCGCGCTCCTCGGGCTCGTCCTCGGCGGCGCCATGGAGGCCGCCAACGGATCCATCTGGAACGCGCTGGTGGGACTGCTGTCCATCCCGCTCGGGTTCCTGGCGGTCTGACATGGGCGCGTGGAGGCAGACATTCAGCGTGCTGCGGGGAGCGCACCGGCTGGCGCCGGTGCTGGTGCGCTCCACCCGCGTCGTGGTCGTGGCCGCGGCTGGCGTGATCCGGGGACCGAAGAAGGGCAGCAGCTCCGGCGGGGAGACCTTCGGGCGGCTGCTGGCTGTGTGCGTAGTCGGATACCTGCTGGTGTACCTGACCAGCGGCCGGGTGTGGCTCTGGTACGTCTACGGCGCGCTGTGGCTGCTCGGCTGCCTGGTCCTGGCCGCCGTACGGCAGGACTTGCCCGAGGTGCTGGCTGCCCCTGATGAGCCGCGGGAACACCGATCCCTAGGGGCCCGCCTACGCACCGCGCTGCGCCGCAGCGAAGCTGAGGAGCCGGAATACTCCCCCAAAGTCGATCTTGAAAAATCGGCAGGGGAGGAGGAGCACACACCTTCCCCGGAGGAGACAGCCGACCGCATCGCCCGCACCGTGATCAAGGCCGTGGCTGATGCAGAAGCACGCGGATACCGAGGCATCCACGTCGCTGAACTCCTAGGCATCCTGACCGCTGAAGAACTCCCCGACTTCCGCGAAGTCAACCCCCTTCGGAAGTGGCTGGAGGAATCGCACTTTCCCGTCAGCCGGAACCTGAAAGTGGGCGGGAAAGGGCCCACCTGGGGAGTACGCGCCGACGCCCTTTCAGGCGCTCTCGGAATGCCCCTGAACGAGGCCCTGGAGACCCTCAGCGCCCCCACCGCCGAGGGGGCACTCGCCATCCCTGCGCCGGCCGCCTGCCCGGCACCCCGCGAGGGCACCCCCGCGGTCCCCGCAGCACCCTCCGCCGCCGACCCGCAGGAGGTGCCCCAGCGCGGCACCTGAAGGCCGTTCCCAACCCCACTTCCGACCCCGCCGCGTGACCGCCCCTGGAGGCGGTTGACACCCAGGTCAGCGCCCATCTACCGGGCCCATCTGCCCGACATCTGCCAGGCATCTACCACCCCCATCTACCCGAGGCCGGCCGCCATCCGAGAGGGGCTGTCGACCCCGGACCAGCCCCAGCCGCCGCCAGATCCCGCTACCGTCTCTCCTGACAGGCAGACCGGGAGGGACCTCATGGCCTGGCGATACGAATGCGACGACTGCCCCTGGCGCTCCACCTGGGGGGACCGCTTCGACGCCGAGCGCATCCAAGGGCAGCACTGGCGCGACGCACACAGCGGAAAGCCCTCCGCGCACGAACGATTCGTGCGGGACAACGCCAGCAGGGCCATCGAAAGCCCTCAGCAGATGATTTTCGTCGCGGCAGTAATCGCCCTGGCATTCCTCTACGCCATCTGGGAGAAACTCACCTGACCCAGAGCCTGATTCAGCACCCGAGTCCGGCGAGCTGCCTACTCGGCAGCCTGACCGCCGGCGCCGCGTTCCTCCGTTCGTGTGACGAACGTGCCCTTCCCACGCACGGTGACGACCAGGCCGCGCGCACGCAACTCCTCGACCGCGCGGCGGGCCGTTGGTCGGGCCACCCCGAACTCCTCGCAGATGGCCGCCTCGGACGGGATACGGCGCCGTGGCGGGTACGTGCCGTCCTCGATCCGGGCCGCGAGTACGGCAGCGATCTGCTCGAACAGCGGCTCCGGTCCGTCGAGGTCAATGGTCACATTTTGACCGTAGGCGTCCTACGACGATGCTTCTCGTCATGTAACGCCAGGTGACGTCACGTGACAAGTCCGGCTAAGGTCGGTGGACAGCAAGGACCCCGGCGGTGCGCGAACACCCCGGGGTACGGACTTCCTGACAGGAGCAGGAGCCATGAGCCACGCTACCGACCCCGTGCAGAGCAGCACCACCGGAAGAACCCGCCGAGCGCAGATCGGCGACAAGGTCCACGACCCGGCCGCCGGCCGCACGGGGATCGTGACGAACATCGACCGCGCCGACGTGCACCTTCTACGCCCCGAGTACGGCGGCGGACTCATCGGCAGCGGCGAATGGGAAGCCACCGACCCCACGGCGCTCACGGTGCTCCAGACCGCGGCCGACCGTGCCAGGGAGGAACTCCCGTGACCATGGGCCGCCACGCTGACGCTCCCCCAGGGCCGCGGGGAGCGCCTGGCGCTGCTGGTCCTCGCCAGCGTCCTCCTCGGGCTACTCCACTGATCTCAGATAGTCAGAAACGGTCAGTACGCGACATCTGTCCTCGACCACGCATACCGCCCAGTAGCCTGCCCGCGCACCGATCGCCGACGCCGACCGTGATCACCAACCAAGGGGGGCCCATGACCAAGCTGCTCGGCATCGCCATCGCCGCCACCGCACTGCTCACCGCCTGCAGCAGCAACGACGACAGCGACACCAACGACAAGCCCAGCCGCACCGCAACCGCCGACGCCCAAGACGCGAAGAGCGGAGCAGACACCGGCGACCTCGCCACCACAGTCGAGACCTACATCAACAGCCTCTTCAACGGCCACGCCGCCGACGTCTACGACACCGTCTCCCAACGCTGCGTCCCCGCCGTCGGCGACCGGGAGACCTTCGCCGAGAGCTGGGAGGACGCCGCCAGCTACGGCGACTTGAAAGCCGGAAACGTCGAGGCCACCGTCGACGGAGACTCCGGCCGCGCGTCCTACACCGTCGGCAACAGGGACAGCCTGACCCGCACCCGGCAGCAGTGGACCATGGAGGACGGCGCCTGGCGCTGGGACGCCTGCCCCACCACCGAATCCGGCACGCCGTCGCCGGTCTCCCAAGACGTCACCATCACCCAGGCCGGCGTCGAGGACCACGAACTGTGGGGCGCCGGCACCTACGTCGTGCACTACGAGATCACCAACCACGGCACGGCCGACGCCTCGTACTTCGCGCAGCTCGCGTTCCTCGACGCCGACGGCGACCAGCTCGGCACCACCGGCATCACCGCCGACAACCTCGGCCCCGGCAAGACCAAGGCCGGCGAAACGCGACCCTTGGAGCCAGAGATCGAGAACGGGCCCTTGGGCGCCGTCACGTCCGTGCAGGTCACCCAGGTAGAGCTGACCTGACCCGGACGACCCCGAGACGAGGCTCCGCTTCCTGCCCACCGCGCAACTCCCGGGAAGCGGGGCCTCTCACTGCACGCCCCCAGCCAACGGTAGGAGAGGATCAGTGCATGACGGCGGATGACCTGATCGGCTTCCTGCGAGCGCGACTGGACGAGGACGAAGAATCGGCGAAGGCGTGTGGGGGAGCACCGTGGTCCGCCGAGGTCCAAGGCATGGTCCACGTCAGCTCGAAGGCAATTCGGGACGAGAAGTGGAAGTTCGGACGCCTCGGCTACGTCGCCACAGTCGAGCACGACTGGGACGGGGAGCACATCGTCCGCCACGACCCGGCGCGGGTGCTCAACGAGATCGCCGCCAAGCGGGAGATCATCGAGCAGCACATGCCAGTAGGCGATGGCACCGTGTGCCTGTCGTACTGCCACACCCGGGCCCCCGGCGAAGCGCAGACCTGGCCGTGCCTCACGCTGCGCCTTCTGGCCATGCCGTATTCGGGCCACGAGGAGTTCCACGAAGAGTGGCGCCCCCGGTAGGTGTATCGCACAGAGGCGCCTGGCGTCATCGACTACCAGCGACCGCCGCCGGGTAGCGTACGAGCTGGTCTGAGCCGTAGTGGATCCAGACCATGGAGGACGCGCGCCGCAGCCGCTGGGTAGGGCGCCCGGTTCAGTCGTTGATCGACTTCACGGTTGGCCGCCTCTTGGGGGGGACGCCGTACTCCCGGGCGATGTTGCGGATGGTCTGCTCGGTGTAGGGGGTGTGGGCGGCGAACCTGCCCTGACTCAGGCCGGACTGGGCGAGTTCCTCGGCGAGGACTTTCTGGTAGGCGCGGCGCTTCTTGTCTGCCTCATCGGCGGCATCGTTCATCTCCTTCTCGGCGTCCGTCATCCGCTTCGGTGGCGTCCACTCGGGTTGGCGCTGCTTCGCGGTCATGCGACGAGTATCCCTCAAGCGTGGTTTGGAAAACGCACTACGCCGCGACCTGGAGCACGGCCAGATGCTCGACCGCCTCGCGGAGTGTATGAGCCGGGCCAGCCCGCGCATCGAGCTGATGCTTCGCAGTTCGCACTCGTGCACCGACCTGGCGATGAGAGGCACCTACCGCCGGCCATTCGGGCGCCGTCCGCCGGTGGACCGGCGGTGTCGAGTAGACCGGTCGGCGCCCCGTCCACCGCGAGGAGGACGGGGCGCCTCCGCGTAGAGGGGCACAATCCCGCCAAACACCTCTTCCAAAACTGCTTTTCCAAAGTTCATTTTGGATAGGATGTGATTGCACATCACATTCAAACCAGAAAGGACCGAGATGTCACAAGGTGTTGAGTACGCGAAGGGGCTTGCTGCTACCTCCGCTCTGGCCTCCGCCGCGTACCAGCTGGGCGAGATCGTGGCCGAGGCGGGCCCGCGCGCCGAGGTCGCCGCACCGGCGATCCACTGCTTCGGGTCGACCGCCGACGCCCAGGACGCGACCGACAGCGACGAGCTGGTCGACGGCGACGTGCTCGTGGTTCCGTCCGAGGGCATCGTCGCGATTCTCAAGCTGGCCTGGCCCGCGGCCCTGACGGCCGCGCACGGCGAGCTGCACAGGCCCGTCGAGACGTACGCGGCCGGCGACCGCTTCGTGGGCTCCGACGGCGCGACGCGCACCGTCGACCGCACCGAGCACGGACGCGACGGGCGCCTGTGGCTGCGCACCGCCGAGGGCTCTGCCTGGCGCGCGGACCGCTGCGAGAAGGTCGACGTCTCCCGCGTCGATGAGGCCCGCAGGGCGGCGCGGCAGGCGGTTGCCACGCTGCGGAACCCGACGTCGACCGCGGGCGACGAGGCCGCGGGCGCGATCAGCGAGCTGGGCGAGGCCCTGCGCTACCTCGCGCAGGCGTCCCCCGGCGCGCTCGACGAGCTGAGCGCCGAGTGCACGCGCCCGATCACCGCCGAGCTGCCCCGGCTCGACGTCGTACCGAGCGACATCGTCCACATGCTCGGCGTGCGGCTTCACGTCCTCGACACCGGTGTGCAACACGCCGCCGGCGAGAAGCCGCGCTGGTGGGCCGACGTGATCGGCGTCGACGAGGCGGACCGCCGCGCGACGTACCGGGCGCCGTGGCGCACCTCCATCGCCGTCGAGTACGCGACGTGGGACCTGCTGACCGTCGAACGCCTTTCCCCGCAGCAGCCGTTCTGACCTGCACCGACCGACAGGAGAGGAAGATCAGCATGTACAAGGTCACCATCGAGCACCCCGGCATCGACGACGAGCGGCTGTACACCTGCAAGAACGGCGGAGAGCTGCGCAACCTCGTCTACGACGTGCACCGGGCACAGAACCAGGAGATCACCGACCACGGCCAGGCCATCGTCGACGTCGGAGAACTGCGCGACCGCGCGGACATCGAGGGCGTCGGCGTGCTCGACGTCGGCGCCGTGAAGGTCCGGGTCGAGCCCGCCGAACACGGCGACGGGGCGTGCGAGGGGCACGAGAGCCCGTACGCCGGACTCGGCGAGTCCGTGATGTGCGACGGGTCGTGCATCGTGCGCCCGCGCTTCGACCGCCAGGTGCAGATCGATCTTGCCTTGGCGCTCGACGACGCCGAGCTGGACGCCACGGGCGGGTGCAGCGCGTGCGGGCTGGAGGCCGGGCAGATGTGCGTCGGCTGCGGCCGGTGCAACTGCGAGGGGCACGAGGGTTGCGAGCGGCCGGCGGCCGAGCCTGCGCGGTAGGCCGCCGGCCAGTTCAGGACGCCCTGTCCTCCCTGGTGGGGGGGCAGGGCGTCCTGCTGTCCGCAGGGGGTGCCCGGCGGTTGTCCGGGATCCATGTCCAGCGTTCCGCTCTTTACCAATTTTTTACACACTCCAGTTTCCAAAGAGTATTTTCCAAAATTATCTTTGGATAGGATTTCGAATGTAACACCCCACCACAAAGCAATGCGAAAGGGACCGGATGAGTGCCACGGACACCACCACCGAACCGGCCAGGTGCCGGAAGTGCCACCGGCCCCTGCGCAACACGAGCCCGGACGGACTCGGGCCGAAGTGCCGCCGGAACGTACGACGCGCGAACCGCGAGAACCGCGCCCGCTACCAGGGCTGGCAGGTCACCAAGGCCGCAGAGGCGTTGGAACTCGGCGCGGTCGTGCCGCTCCGCAAGACCAGCCGCACCCGCGTGTTCCTCGTCGTCAGCGACGACGGCACCGAGATCTACCGGGCCGCGGCCTCCGGCCAATGCAACTGCCCGGCCGGCCTGCGCGGCATCCGCTGCTACCACGGCGCGGCGGCAGCCGCCGCGGCCTGACCGAACTTCCAGGGAGGGACAGCACCATGAACGGCCACACGAAGGCAGCCACCCGCGCCCGCCTCCTCGCCAAGCTGATCCGGGGCCGCGCCGACGGCCACCCCCGGCGGCGCCGCGCGCTGCTCACCGCCGCCCGCCACCTGCACGACGTCACCGCGAACCTCCTCGACGCCGACACCGACACCGACGGCATTCCGCAGGACGCCGACGCCTCGATCAGCGCCGCGTACCGCGCGCTGACGACCACCGGCACCGACGTGCCCCTCACGCTCCTGCACTACGTCACCGACCCGGTCACCGGCGCCCGCACGGAGCTGCCCGAGCTGGACCTGATCCACCCAGAGTTCCGCTACCGGGCACGCGAACTGCGCGCCCGCCACCTGTACGTCATCGAGATGGGCCACCTCGACAGCCGCGACGAAGACGTGGTCCTCGCCGCGCTCGGCGCACTGTGCGACCTGCACCGCGAATGGGACCAGCTCACCGAGGACGCCCGCGACGAGCTGCGACGCGACCGCACCCGGCCCGTCATCTACCGCACCCAAGACGGCCTGCGCACCGCCGAGCACCTGCGCGGCCACCTGACCGTGCGCGACGGCACCCGCGTCATCGCCTCCCTCGACGTGCCCGAGCACACCGCGCCCGGCGACATCTGGCAGCTCATCAACCAGGCCGCGGCCTGAACCCGATGGAAGGGGGGCCACGACGCACGCAGTGTTCCGCCCACACCGAGAAGAGAACGGAAGCTGACATGCCCATCTATCTGCGAGCACCTGAGGCGCCGGCCGGCGGCCCCGACGGGAAGGGCTGGAACCGCCTGAGCCTCAACGCTCACCTCGGCCTTCCGGCCCAGTGCGCACTGCGCCCCCGACGCTGGGGCGCGCTCCTGGAGTCCCAGGACACACGCCGGGCTCGATGGGGCGGTTTCGGTCCCTGCGTGAACGGCGGGAGTTGCGACGAGTGCCCTGTCACGAAGGCACTGGACGAGCGGTGCACGGTCGTACCGGTGAACGCGCCGCGGGTTCTGGTGCGGATCGAGCCGATCTTCGCGTCCGACACGCTGTTCGGCGGCCCGGACGGGTACAAGCTGTGGGTCACGACCGGGCCCGAAGACCAGAACTACCGCAATGGCCCGCCCTGGACCTGGGAAGACGCTGTGCGCGTCCGCGGCTGGGAACTGGGCCGTCCGTACCTGGACGAGCACGGTGTGGGCTTCTGGCTGGAACGCACGGCGCGCGTCCCCGCCCTCGGCTGCGTCATCACCAGCCGCCCTCGCTCCTCCTCTACCCGGCACGCGTTCCGGGTGGCCGGCTGCGGCGTCGCCCTCCTCCACTGCGCCGGCGGGTGCAGCCACGACACCGAGCTGCTGAACGCCATCTCGCATGCCTGCCCCGGCCCGGACGGTGCCAACGAGGAGCGCGTACCGGTCCGATGGACGCAGGCGCCGGAGATGACGCCACCGCCCACCGGCCGCTTCCGGGTCCACGTCGACGTGCGCCCCATGAGCGTCGTGATCAGCGTCGTGGAGAGCGACCGGCGCGAACGGGCCCGACTGACGCTCACCGGTTCCGGGTGGACGGCTGAGCGTGTGCGAGCAGCCGGCGAGGCACTCTGCACGCTGGCGGTCCCGGCCCCGGCGACCGCATGAACGCGACCGGACACGCCCGGGCATGTCCCGGGGCGTGTCCGGGCGTCGCCGGACCCGAGCGGCACGACGGCGAGAAGCCGTACACGTTCGTGGTGAACGAGTGCAGCACCGAGAAGGCGTGGGCCGCGGTACTCGCGTGGTTCATGGTCGATATGGAGACCGTCGATGCGCACGTGGTCGCCGGCGACTCCTGCGAGGGTGTCCCCGAGCCTGAGTGCGGCTACTTCTGGATCGACTTGCGGGCGGAGTTCGAGCGGCGGAAAGCCTTCGAAGATTCGGCCAGCCAGGCGGCGGAGGCGGTCGAATCGCTACGCGCACAAACCGAGCACATGGTGCGCGACGGTGATGTGCTCCCCAGCCACCAGACCGCATACGACACGGCGTTGGGTGATGCCGCGTACGCCGCGTGGCCGCTGGTGGTGTCGATGGCCGAGAACGCCGACCGGTGATCAGCGACAACGGCGGGACGTGCCCCGCACGGCAACGTGCGGGGCTGCCGTGCATTCAGGCGCCGGGCTTGACCGTGCGGCGAGGGCCGCGCTGCCGTGAGTGGCCCTGGATGATGTCGCTGACCCGCTGGGGCTTGCAGTTGAGGTGCTCGGCGATCTCGTCGCGGCTGTGCGTGGCGCGCAGTTCGGCGACGACGCGGCTCCGGTGGGTCTTCAGCCAGCGCTGCAGGTCGGGGATCGCCTCCAGCGCCCGGGTCAGAGAGGCGGCCTGGGAGAGCGTCGGTTCGCCCTCGACCAGGCGGGCGATGTCGGCGAACTGCTGGGGAGGCTTGTCGTGATCCATAAACCCAGGGTAGTGGGTCCCCAATAGCCTTGACGATCAGCATCTGAGTCGTGTTTTCGCAGGTCAATGGACCGATATTCCGTCGCGATCCAGGTTCCAAAATGTAGTTTCCAAAGTCGATTTATGGAATGATTTAAGTAGTTCAACCAAACCACCCTGAAAGGACACGAGATGGACGCCGTGATAGCTGAAGTGCTCACCAAGGCCGGAACGGCGACCAACTGGACGCAAACCAACCTCGGCGCGATCACCGAGGTCAGCCACGGCGGCTACACCTGGACGGTGAACCTGCCGCCCGACACGGGCGAGGTCCCCCCCAAGGCGCGTGTCACCGGCCGGCTCGGCTACGGCGGCACCGAACACCTGGACGTGGAAGCCACCTACGGCCAGACGATCGCCATCGTCGACTCCGTCATGGCGTCCCGGCGCCTGCACTGACCTCCCCGCCCCTATCTCCTGGAAGGAATCCACATGGACGCCGCAACCGCCCTCAAGCACCTCACCTACTACGCCGAGATCCGCATCGAGGCCGACGAGAAGGCGCGCACCGCGCTGGCCGCCGCGCTCGCGAACACGCCTGCCACCGAACTGACTACTCAGATCGAACGCGCACTCAGGTCATCCGCGATCGCGAAGCCCTGGCGCCAGCTCATGCAGGCCGTGGAGCGCTACGGCGTGCGCGAGGGCCTGCTTAGGCAGCAAGGCGAGGCGCTGAACGCCCTGCTCTCCTACGGGATGGGCATGAGCACCTGCATGGTCGCCAACGCCGCGCGCCTGGCCGAGGAGGACGGACTGCGGCGCTTCCTCGGCCAGATCGACACGATCGAGATCGCTGAGGACGACGCCCCGGCCCCTGAGCCCGAGCCCACTCCTAAGCCGACCATGACCAGGGCCGCCAAGGCGACCCCGGCGCAGAAGCGGACCCTCACCGCTATCAAGGAAGCCGGTGTCGTCCTCAGTGAGCGCAGCGCCAGCGAGGGTCCGCGCGTGACGGTCAACTTGGGCCACGTGGCTCCGCGCCGGGACATGGTGGAGGCGGTCATCACCAAAGGCTGGGCGGCCCGTGACACCTCGACCTCACTGTTCAACGGGCAGGCCGTGACCCTCACCGCGGCCGGCGAGGCGATCCTCACGAGCTGACCGGCAGCACGCCGGGAGGGGGCATCGGCCCTCTCAACCCCCCCACACCCCAAGGAGGTCCCCCCATGCCCCACCGGCAGCTCACCCCCGACCAGGCCCAGCAGCTCGGCGAGGCCACCGGCAAGATCGCCGCACTCGCGGCGAAGGCCCTCCACCACACGTGGCCGCACCTGGACTTGGAGGCCCTCGTCGCGCTGTTCACCCGGGACAGCGCCCTGGAGATGATCGCCGCCACCTACCTCGCCGGGATTGACCGTGGCCGCACGCCGGGCGAAGCGGCCGGCGACGCAGGCACCGCCCTGATCCGCGTATGGGCGGATGCGCGGCTGGCCGCCCGCGCCCAGCTCGACGCGCAGCGCGCGGACGACCCGGCCGCCGAACCGCGCGTCGTCTGCGGCTGCGGCATCTCCGTCCACGACAACGACGACGCGCGCCAAGGGCACGCGGATTACTGGCACTCCGAGGCGATCCCCGCCGTGTGGGGACCGCCGGTGATCCCCGGTCGGGCCGTCTGACCGGCGGCCCGCCATCCAATAGAGAGGAGGTCGCCGCATGGCGACCATCACGATCACGCACAGCCGAGCCGAGGGAACCCTGATCGAGGGCTCCGTGAAGGGAGACGGCGTCTGGGAGGTCGTCCGGCAGCACCGGTTCCGCTCGTCCCGCATGGTCGGCCTTTACCTGCCGCACTCCCGCGACCGCGAGGCCGACACGTGGCGGATCAACAGGGCGAAGGCCGCGCTGGAGGCGGCCGGGCACGCCGTGACCGTCGAGATCGACGAGGAGACGCGGAGGACCTTCGCCGAGGCCGAAGCCGGCCGCGTCGAGCGCGCCGAGGGCCGCGCCGAGCGGTTCAGCGGCTACGCCGACAACGCGGCCCGGTCCTCGGACGCCCGCCGCAAGAAGGCCGACGACATCTCAAGGCGCTTCGAGTTCGGGCAGCCGATCCTGGTGGGGCACCACAGTGAGAGGCGTGCCCGCAGGGATCAGGAGCGCATCCACGACAACATGCACCGGTCGTTCGAGGACGCGGACCGTGCCGGGCACTTCCAGAACCGGGTGGACGCGGCCGAGCGGTACGAGGAGCACCGCAACAACCCGTACCGGACGATGCGGCGCCTGGAGAAGCTGCGCGCCGAACTGCGGGCCGAGCAGCGCCGCCACGGCTGCGCCGACGGCACGGAGCACCCGGTGTCCGACCGGCATGCGCGGGCGGTCCGTGACCTGACGGAGGAGATCGAGTATTGGGAGGAGCTGATCGCCAAGGTCGAAGCGGACGGCGTGAAGATCTGGCGGCCCGACGACTTCGCCCCCGGGGACTTCGCGCTGCTCCGCGGTGACTGGTACCAGGTGGCCCGGGTCAACCCCAAGACGCTGTCGATCGCGTGGAACCTGCGGCTGGTGCCGACGCCGGTGATGACGCTGGAGGACGCCACGGATGAGGACGGGCGGGTCGGGACGCATACCGCCGACTACAGCAACGTACGCGCACGCTGCCCCGAGGAGGCGATGCGCACCTTCCTCGCCGACGGCAAGGTGCCCGGCACCCGGTCGGCCAGCGCGGCGTCGGCGGCGGCCCCGGCAGAGGACATCCGCCGGGAGCAGGCCGAGGCGAAGAAGGCCAGGCCGAAGGCGAAGAAGAAGCGCAGCGACCCGAGGATCCCGAAGCGTCTGCAGGTGAGGTGCAAGGTCGGCGACGGTGAGGCCACGCTGACGTGGCTGAACGGCAACAGCCAGCCGCACCCCGACCACGAGCCGGAGACACTCACCGCCCCCGAGGGGGAGAAGTACCGCCGGGCAACGTGGTCGCGGAACCTGCGGGCGCAGGTGGACGAGCTGCTGGCCGAGCGTGGGTACGTACGCACCGGAGAGTTCATGCCCCGCCGAGACGGGACCGGGGTCGCCACGATCGAGCCGGCCCCGGCCAAGGACGAGGAGCCGAAGCAGGAGGAGCTGGTGTGGTCCTCCGACGCCGAGTAGGCATCTGACCTGCGAAAATACGTGGATTTTCGCGGATCACCAACTGTACGGGGTATTGGGTACCCAATAGTATTGATCTTGTTCACCTCCTCCCAACACCGGCTGGGAGGAGGCGGGACTCGCGACCCAACCGCTCCTCAAGCCCGAGAGGAACAGACGATGACCACCAAGACCGACACCCCGAAGAAGCCCGCAAGGCGCAAGGCGCCCACGAAGAAGACCGCGAGCGCTACCGCTCCGGCCCGAGCCCAGAAGGACCCTGAGCCGGCGGAGGTCAGCAAGCGCCGCGAGGTGGTCGCCGAGGAGGCAGCGAAGGCGGCCGAGCAGGTGCGCACCGTGCTGAAGCGCGTCCCGGTCGACCGGATCGACCGCGACCCGAACCAACCGCGCGAGCACTTCGACGAGGCCAAGCTGAACGAGCTGGCCGGCTCCCTGCGCCGGATCGGTCAGCAGCAGCCGATCAGCGTTCGGTACCACCGGGGCACGCGCCGGTACACGCTCATCATGGGCGAGCGCCGCTGGCGGGCGGCGAAGATCGCCGGTCTGACCGAGCTGGACGCCGTCGTGCAGCACGGCATCAACGACGGCGACCGCTCGACGCTGATGCGGGCCGTCGCCGAGAACGTCGGCCGCGCCGACATGACCGCCATGGAAGAGGCCAAGGCGTTCCAGCGGCTCATCACTGACGACGGCTACACGCTCGACGAGGTCGCCGAGGGTGTCGGCCGCTCGGCCGCGTACGTCAAGTGGCGGATCGACCTGCTGGACCTGTGCCCGACCGCCCAGGAGGCCATGAGCAAGGGCCACCTGCCGCCTGCGCTGGCCTGGTACGTGGCCAAGCTGTCGACCCACAACCAGAACCGGTTCCTCGCGAAGTACCTCGGCGGGGCGTTCCCCACCACGCGCGACGCCGAGGCATTCGTCAACGCGTGCCGGACCGAGGAGGAGCGGCGACAGTCGCAGGGCAGCTTCTTCGTCCTCGCGGATGAGGCGGAGAAGCCCGCGGCGCGGTCTGGTTCGCAGGACGCGCTTCCGGGCGCGCACGACCTGCCGGAGGAGGAGCGCGAGCGGATCACCGCGGACCGTACGCGGCTCATCAAGCGCGTCGAGAAGCTGCACACGGCCGGGGAGATCCTGTCGGAGCTGGTTGCCGCGGACCCCGACGAGCTGGCCGTGCTCCTCGCGGGCGCCGCCGGCGGCGTCGCCGGTTACCAGCAGCGCATCGAGCACCTGCGGGACCTGACGACCAAGGCGATCAAGAACCTGCGGGACGCGAAGGCCATCGCCGCCGTCCGCGCGGACGGCATCGAGATCAACCCCGACGCCGCGGCCTGACGCTCTGCCGGCCGGGGCGGCTCGACATCGCCCCGGCCCGACCCGCTCTCTGCACCTGGAGGTGCCATGCAGTTCCCGCCCGACGTGCTGCGCGTGCTCACCGACCCGCGCACGATCATCCGAGACGACAAGGTCGCTGTGCCGTTCGAGATCGACCGGCCGGTGTACGAGCAGATGAACAAGGTGCTGAAGGAGATGGGCGGCGCCTGGGACGGCCGGAAAGCCGTACGCGCGCACGTCTTCCCGTACCGCATTGAGGAGTTCATGCGGCAGTGCCTCGCGGCCGGCGAGTACCCGACCCGAACCGAGCAGGGCTGGTTCCCGACCCCGCCGAGCCTGGTCATGCAGGTCTGCGACCTGGCAGGGATCTCCGCCGGTATGACCGTGCTGGAGCCCTCGGCCGGGGCGGGAGCGCTGACCGCCGAGATCGCCCGGCGCGGCGCGGTGGTGGACGCTGTCGAGCTGGACGAGCGGCGTGCGGAGGTCCTGCGCTCCCAGAATGACGCGCGGACCGTGACGCGCGCCAACTTCCTCGACCTGGACCCGCTGGACCTCGCCGAGCCGTACGACCGGATCGTGATGAACCCGCCGTTCTCCGGAGGGCTCGACCACATCCGGCACGCGGTGGGATTCATGGCCGACGACGGGATTCTCGTCTCGGTCATGTCCAACGGACTGATGTGGTGGAGCGACAGGGAGACCGTTGCGTTCCGTGAGCTGGTCGACGAGGTCGGCGGCGATATCCAGCCCTTGCCGGACGACACGTTCGCGGTGTGCGGGAAGGAGGGGGTTCGTACGTGCCTGCTGTTCCTGCCGGGCTACGCGGGCAGCCGCCTACCGACGTACGACTGGCTGATGCGGCAGCCGCGGCAGCTCGACCTGTTCGGCGCCGCGTGATTGCCGGAACTTCAGGGGCTGTTCCGCTGATCGACATATTGGGTACCCAATAGAATTGATCGCGGAATATGGCTACACCCCCGGCCCGCCCGGGCCGGGGGAGCGCAACGAGAAGGCGAGAGCAGCGTGATCCAACAGATCAAGTTGGCGACCTGCACGTATCAGGAATTCACCCCCACCATGGGCACCCCCGTGCGCACCACCGCGGGTCACCCGCGATTCCCCCTCACCTACCAGCTCGGCGGCATCGCGCGCTCCGTGACGCCCACACGGGATCTGCTGAAGATCGAAGCCGAGGACGCGTACGAGTGGGCGTACCGGCGGCTGCTGGCCGCGCGGGGACTCGACACGATCCGCGAGGAACTGACGGCCATCGCCGGAGTGAACGACCTCGACAGTCCGCTGGTCCTGCTGTGCTTCGACAAGCTCAGCAAGCCCGGCAACTGGTGCCACCGCACCATGTTCGCCCGCTGGTGGACCGAGGAGACCGGCGAGCCGGTGCCCGAGCTGGGCGCCTCGCCCGCGCCGAGGTCGGCGCCCCCATCCCTGTTCTGACGACGACATTCGACCCCCGGGGCGGGCTGGCACGGACAGTGCCAGACCCGCCCCGACCCATGAGCGAAGGAGGAGACCGTGCACCGCGTCATGGTCAGCAACAACGACAAGGACAAGTACCCGGCGTACGTCGACCCGCGAGAGTGGGACGGCGACGGCTGGGTGAAGCCGTACTTCGACCTGGACACCGTGCGAAAGCTGGCCGCGAACACCCAGTCCGCCGCTGCGGAGTTCGGACATGGCTCGATCGACACCGTGCACGTCGTCGACGGCGACGCGAACGGCAACCCGCCCGCCCTGGTCGTTGTCGTGACCTGGATGGACGTCGACTCCAAGGGCATCGACGAGGCCACCACGATCGTCGAGCCGATCCGCCACCCCGAGCACGACGGCCAGGACGACGACGAAGACGACGGCGAACGGCTCTGGCCGGTCGGCGGCTTCCGCTGGCGCTGGTACGCGATCGCCCCCGACGGCATCCACCCGCAGATCCCGTACGAGCCCGAGCAGTAGCAGCCGGGCCACCACCGGGCGGGCGCGGGCCGGGAATCCCCGCCCGCCCGGCAGCAGCGACAAACCTCACCCCAAGGAGAACAGCGATGGCTGTGATCGACACCTACGTGTGCGTGGACGACGTGCACCTTTACCCGGCCCTGGTGGACCCCACCGATCGGTGGAACGGCTGGGTCAACCCCGGCTTCACCATCGACGCTGCGCGCCAACTCGCCGCGCACACCGAAGAGATGGCCGAGAAGTACGGCCGCGACTGCACCGACCAGATCCACGTCATCGAGGGCGGCCCCGTCCCCGTCGTGCTGCACATCCGGTGGATGTACCTCGCCGACGAGCCCGCTACCGCCGCGAACGTCATCAAGCCCGATGAGGACGGCCTGTACTGGATCGGCGGCTACGAGTGGACCTGGTACATCGTCGAGGAGGGCCCGACGCTGTTCCACAGTAAGAACACCGCCTTCAACGCCTGGCGCGAGATGCTCGACGCCACCGCCCGCCGCATCGGCGAAGTCGTGCGCACCCAGATGCCCGACGCGCTCGCCGCGCTCGTCGACCTCCACGGCCCCGGACACATCCGGGCCATCGCCGCCTCCGCGAGCGGAACCGGCTGGCCGACCTACGACGAGCATGACGGCCAGGACGGCTGCGGACCGTTCGACAGCGAGACGCTGGGCGAAGCCGACGAACTGATGCGCAAGGCCCTCGGCTTCCGCCGCGACCCGATCATGCTGGAAATGGGCGGCTGGCGCCGCGCCCGCGACATCGCCCCGGGCATGCACCGCATCGTGTTCGCGCCGCAGGATGCCGAACCGGCCGGCGACGGCCCGCTGGAGGAAGCCCGCGAGCGGTTCACCGAAGCCCGGCGGCAGCTCATGACCGACTGCGTGCCGAGTCTCGCCGCCACCTGCCGCGAGGCAGTTCCCGACGCAACCGGTGTCGTCGCCTCGCTCACCGACCCCGTTCGGCTGCTGTGGTTCGCGACTGCCGACGAGGGAGTTCGGACGTGGGCCATCAGCATCCCCGCCGACAAGACGCAGGCCGTCATCGACCGGCTGATGGACATCTTCGCGTACGGGCCGACCGCTGAAGACCTGGTCGCGTGCGGCTGGAAGCCGGTCAGCGGCGAAGAGGACATCGACGCGCACCTGCTGGTGCTCCCCTCCGCGTAACCGCCTGTCTGCCCTCACCGGGGCGGCCTTCGTGCCGCCCCGGCCTTACCCCTGCCTTGCCACATCCCGGGCGGGCGCGGGCCGGGAATCCCCGCCCGCCCGGACGCCAGCAGCGATCACCCCTACCCAGGAAGGCCCACACAGGAATGGCTTACCGGCACGACGGCTCCGACCTCACCGTTCAGGACTGGTTCTGCGGAGCTGGAGGCTCCAGTCAGGCGGCCGAGAAGGTGCCTGGTCTCCGGGTGTGCTTCGCGGCGAACCACTGGAAACAGGCGATCAAGTCCCACATGTTCAACTTCCCCGGCATCGCGCACTACACGGGGGACATCCGCCGCGCCCCGGTGTGGTCCTGGCCGGTCGCTGACCTGCACTGGGGATCTCCGGAGTGCACGAACTGGTCCATGGCGAAGGGCCAGAAGCGCAGCTTCGCGAAGGCCGTGCAGGGCGACCTGCTGGAGCTGTACGCGGACGAGGAAGCGGACAAGTTCCGCACGGCCGGCGACGGCGACCCGGACGGCCCGACGAAGGAAGAGAAGGAATCGCGGGCGCTGATGGAGGAGGTGCCGCTCTACCTCCGCGGGGTGCAAGAACGCGGCGGGCTCGTGAAGGCGGGCGTCGTCGAGAACGTGATCGACGTCCGTGACTGGGCGGAATGGGACCGGTGGCGCGCCGAGTTCCACAAGCTCGGCTACCACACCAGGCTGATCGCGCTGAACTCGATGCACGCCGACCCGCGCAGCGTGGACCGCGCCCCGCAGAGCCGAGACCGGCTGTACCTGGCGTACTGGCACCGCAGCCTCGGACGGACACCGAACTGGGACAAGTGGCTCAGGCCGCGGGCACGCTGCATGGCGTGCGACGAAGTCGTGGCCGCCGAGCAGGTGTTCCGGAAGCCGGGCCAGGACATGGGCCGCTACCGGCAGGCGTACGACTACCGGTGCCCGCGGAAACACTGCCGGGCCATCGTGGAACCGAAGACGCTGCCCGCGGCCGCGGCGATCGACTGGACCATCAAGGGCACGCCGATCGGCAGCCGCCCCAAGAGCAAGGACTGCCCCGAGGGCCTGGCCCCGGCGACGATGGCCCGCATCCGGGCCGGCGTCGCCAAGTTCTGGCCGCAGCCCGACGCCGTCGACGAATGCGACGGGCAGGGCGCGCTGTTCGACGACCACGGCGAAGCGGCGCCCGCCGGGGGAGCCCCGCCGCTCCTCGTGCCGACCGGCGGCACCTGGCGCACCGGCGCGAGCAGCGTGGACGTCCCGATGCCCACGCGGACCACGACCGAAGGCGACGCGCTGACGGTCCCGCCGCTGCTGATCCCGTGCGAGGGAAGGGACGGCAAGCGGGCCATGCCGCTGGATGAGCCGCTGCGCACCCAGACGACGCGATCGGAAACCGCCATCGCTTACGCCCCGTTCGTGGTGCCCATGCGCGGGGGCGGCGACAAGGAGAAGGCCCGGGACATCCGGCAGCCGCTCCACACCGTGACCGCCGGCGGCAACCACCACGGCCTCGTGACCCCGCCGCTGCTGGTGCCGTACTACGGCAACGGACAGGCCCGCACCACGAACGAGCCGATCGGCGCCCTGCCCACCCGCGACCGCTACGCGCTGCTGGAGAACGGCGAGTACGACGTCTCCAAGATCCTCTTCAGGATGCTGCAGCCGAGTGAGATCGGCCGGGCCATGGCGTTCGCGGCCAACTATCGCGTCCTCGGCACCAAGCGGCAGCAGGTCAAGCAGTACGGGAATGCGGTGACCCCTCCGGCGGCCGAGGTGCTGCTGTGCGCGCTCGTCGAGTGCATCACCGGCGAGGACATCGACCGGTACGCCGACCCGAACCGCATGGCACTGGTCGCCTGACCTGCGCATGTGTGCGGCCGACGGGCGAAAGCCTGGGAATCCCGTCGGCCGCGCGCCCAGCAGCGATGGGCCTCACGACCCGACCAGGCGTCGCCCACCGTACCCGCCCCGGCGCAGCTCCGGCCGCCGCACCAGCCCCTCGGCGCCCCCGCCCGCCTGACCTGCCCCGGACAGAGGGACACACGCCTCCCTCAGCCCTCCACCCCCTGACGGTCCACCTCCCCCCAAGCGGTAGCCCCGCGGCCGTCACAGCCCCGGCCACCGCCTCCCTGCCCCAGATCCGGGCCAATCCGAAAGCCCCGAGATGACCACCGGACAACTCGCCTTCGAACTCCCCGGCCTCGATGACGCCGGCCCCGACCTCGCCTCGTACCGGTGGCTGCTGGCGAACATCAGCGGCGGCAAGGACTCGATGGCGATGCTCCACGAACTCGTCCGCCAGGCCGACGCCGCCGGCGTCCCCCGCGACCGCATCGTCTGCGTGCACGCCGACCTCGTCCGCGCCGAGTGGGAAGGCGTCCGCGAACTCGCCGCCGCGCCCGCCGCCGCGTACGGCCTGCGGTTCGAGGTCGTGGCACGCATCGGCCTCGACCTGATCGACCGCATCGCCGAGCGCGGCATGTTCCCCGACGCATCGAACCGCTGGTGCACGAGCGACTTCAAGCGAGGCCCCGTCCGGCGCCTGATGACCGCCCTCGTCCGCGAAGCCGAAGCCGCCGGACACCTCTGCCGAGTCCGCATCCTCAACGTGATGGGCCTGCGCGCCGACGAGTCACCGGCCCGCCGCCGACTGCGCGCCTTCTCCCACGACGGCGCCCTCACCTGCCCCTGCCCAGACTGCCTTTCCCGCCGTGCCGCGCTGGAGAGCGCCGAACGACGCGGCGTACCCTGCCCGAAGCACAAGAAGCCCGGCCACGGCGCGTCGAACACACTGCGGCACGTCGACACCTGGCACCCCGTGCACTCCTGGTCGACCAGAGACGTGTGGGCGGCCGTCGAGCGGTCCGGCCTCCGCCCGCACCCCGCCTACGCCAACGGCATGCCCCGCCTGTCGTGTTCGTTCTGCGTTCTAGCGTCGCGGCCGGCGCTCGTGCGCGCCGCGCAGCTCCGGCCCGAACTGGCCGCCGAGTACGCCACCATCGAGAAGCGAATCGGCCACCGCTTCAGGAACGACGTGTCGATGGCAGAGATCATCGACGAGGCTGCTGAGGCATCGTCCGAGGTCACAGCAATTCCCTGCTGGACAGGGTGATCACCAATCGTGTGTATCATCCAAGATGCGATCGGCCGTCCTGTGCAGCGGCGCGGCCGACGCAGGCGCCGGTGGTCGCAACGCAGCACGATCGCCTTCCGGGCGATAGGTCCAGGTGCAAACCCTGGCCGGCGCTCTCCCCACACCCTTCCAGGGGGCGCGCCATGTTCCACGGATCAATCCCCGCCCCCCTCCGCTCGATCATCTACGAGCACGCCGGCGCCTGGCCCGAGACCGACATCTACATCGGCTGCAGCGGGAACTTCACCATCGAGCGCGTCCTGCACTCCCGATTCGGCAACACGCGACCGGTGCACGGCAACGACATCACCGCCTACTCGTGCGCGCTCGGCTGGTTCCTCGCTGGGGAGGACCTGCCGTACGAGCTGCGCGAGGAGTACGAAGACGAGCTGGGGTGGGTAGCCCCCTACCTGGAGGACCGCACCGACCGGCTCGCCACCCTGATGCTCGGCACCCGCTTCCTCCAGTACGTCGGCAAGGAAGGCACCTACTACCGGCGGATGCTCGACGCCACCCGCGATCAATGGCCGCGGATGCACGAGAAGACCGCGGCGAAGCTCCACGCACTGGAGACCCGCCTCGGCAGCTTCTACGCCGGCGACGTCCGCACGTACCTCAGCGAAGAGGTCCCCGAGCGTGCCCCGGTCGTCATGTTCCCGCCGTTCTACTGCCTGTCGCCCGAGCACCGGCTACTCACCGCGGATCTGCGATGGGTGCCCTGCGGCGACCTGCGGGCCGGTGACCGCCTCCTCGCCTTCGATGAAGAGACGCCCAAGGGCTCCACGCACCGGCGACTTCGCTGGTCACAGATCGTCCGTTCGGAGCCCGCCATGAAGGAGTGCGTGCGGGTCATCCTGGAGGACGGAACCGACATCGTGTGCACTGCGGACCACCCGTGGCTCGCCGACCGGCACAACCGGCCGAGCAGAACACCGAGGCGGTGGGTTCGCGCGGACCGCCTGTTCGACGAAGCGCCGTACGTGATCCGGCTGACGGACACCTGGGAGCCAGCCCGGACGTACGAGGCCGGATGGCTGGCCGGGATCTTCGACGGCGAAGGATCGGTGTACCTGGGCAAGTCGGCATCCAAGGCCGGGATCTCACAGCGCCCCGGCCCGGTCGCCGACCAGTTCGCCGTCTGGCTCAAGAAGATGGGCTTCGACACCAGCGTGTCCCCGCGCCCCAGCGGTGTGCAGTCCATCGACGTTGCGGGCGGCTGGCCGGCGATGCTGCGGTCGCTCGGCACCCTGCGACCCGAGCGGCTGATCGCCCGCCTGCAACAGCTGGAGATCGAGCGGCTGAGCATCCGATCGCGCGGCAACCCGCGCTTGAAGGTCGTCGCGGTCGAGCGTATCGGCGACCGCCCGATCCAGTCGATCACGACGACGACCGGCACATACATCGGCGAGGGCTTCGCCATGCACAACAGCGGCGACTACACCAGCCAGTTCGCGCCCATCGACGCCGCGTTCTCCTGGCCCGAGCCGCAGTTCGGCGAGCTGACCGAGGACGGCAAGGAAGAGATCATCCACCAGGTGCAGGACCGGCCGCACTGGGTGCTCGGCCTGCACATCGAACGCCCGGAGCTGCGCCACCGGCTCGCCGGCGTCGTGCAGACCGCGAACCGCGGCCTGCCGATCTACGTGTACGCCGCAGCCGGGCCCCGCCGCATCGTCCGCCCCCGGCAACCCGTCGAGCCGATCCCCATGCAGAAGATCGGCGTGGGCGATGACCTCGGCGACAAGATGACCCTCCACGTCCTGACAGGCGGCCAGTTCGCCGGCGTCCGCTCCCAGTTCATGTCCAAGAGCATCAAGCCCGGCAGCCCCCTGCTCGCCTGCGGCGTCGCCGTCGACGGGAAGCTGATCGGCGCGTTCGCGTACCTCCCGCCGAAGTTCGACCCGGCGACCGCCTACCTCATGTCCGACTTCCCGGTGTCGTGGACGAAGTACCGGCGCCTGGCCAAGCTCATCGTCATGGCCGCCTCGACCACCGAGGCGCAGCTGCTCCTCCAGCGCTCCCTCTCGAAGCGGCTCACCGGCTGGGCCACCACCGCGTTCACCGACCGGCCCAACAGCGCGAAGTACGGCCGCGGCATCCCCGGCGTGAAGCTCCAGAAGCGCACCGAGGCGAGCAGCAAGGACCCGGGCGACGGCATCCACCGCTACCAGCTCCAGTACGGCGGCCCCCTCGGCGGCTACACCCTCGCGGGCGCCCTGGACTTGTGGAAGCGGAAGCACGGCAGCGACATGAAGAAGGACAGCTGATGACCGACAGCGCCCCGCCTCCGCCCGCACAGACGATCCGGCCCCGCCTCGTCCGCCGAGACCCCCGCACCCTGACCCCCCTCGACATGAACGCCCGCTACATGCGCAAGGAGGAGTGGGACAGGCTCGTCGACAACGTGAAGGCGGACGGCTGCCTCACCTCCGTACCGCTCATCTACGGCGCCGGGGAGTACGAAGAAGGCCGCGAACTGATCCTCTCGGGGAACCACCGCACCGCCGCGGCCGTGGAAGTCGGCTTGGACGAGATCGACTGCATGCTGATTGACGACCCGCAGCAGAAAGACGAACTCCTCGCCCGGCAGCTCTCGCACAACTCGATCGCCGGCCAGGACGACCCCGCCACCCTGAAGGCCCTGTACGACCAGATCGAGGACGTCGACTGGCGCGCCTACTCCGGCCTCGACGACGACCAGCTCAACCTGCTCGCCGAAGTCTCGCCCGAGGGCCTGTCGGAGGCGAACTTGGACTTCGCCACCGTGAGCCTGATCTTCCTGCCCAATGAGCTGGAGGCCGCGCGCACCGCGTTCGCCGACGCCAAGATGGGCCAGAACGAGAGCTGGCTCGCCGCCCGCGCCGACTACGACCAGACCTTGGACACGCTCGCGTCCACGCACGCCGCGCACAAGGTCGGCAACGTCGCCACCGCGCTCCACGCCATCCTCGCCATCGTCGAGAACCACCTGACCGACCTCCAGGCCGGCTACCAGTCCCCGGACGGCGAGCCCCTGCACACCGGGCACGTCGGGCTGGAGACCGTCCTCGGCACCCGCACCCTGCCCGCCCCCGCGGCCGTCACCCTCAACAGGGCCATAGCCGCGGCCGAAGGGCGGGGCGAGATCGACTCCGGGCAGGGCTGGCGCCTTCTGGAACGCCTCGCAGGCGAATACCTCTCTGGCCCCAACCACACCCCCGCAGCGCCCACGCCCACGTCATGAGCGCCCCCACGCCCATCACGCTCGACTCCGCGCTACCCCCGTGGGACCAGCAGCCGAGCGAGACCGCGAAGAAGCACGGCCAATTCGTCACCTACCGGGACCTAGGGCGCGCCCGCACGCTACCCAGGGCTGCGGAACTGCTACAGCGGCATCCGGTGACGATCCGGAAGATCAGCGCCGAGTTCCGCTGGCTGGAGCGCGCCGAAGCGTACGACCGGCACCTGGACAAGCTGTACGAGGTGATGTGGCTGGAGGAGCGCCGCAAGGCCGCCGAAGCCGACGCGAAGATCCTCGGCGCCGCCATTGGCAAGGTCGCGCAACGGCTGCCGTCGCTGAACGCTCAGGAGATGAGCGCGGGCGACGTGATCCGGCTGATGGACGTCGCCATGCGGCACCGCCGCGCGCTGTTCGGCGACCCCACGGAGACGATCGTCGTCACCAGCGAATCCCGGTCGCCGCTCGCCGGGAAGTTGGAGGAGTTCGCCGGGCTGCCCGCCGACCAGCGCAATGCCCGCCTGGCGGAGCTGGCCGCGACCGTCACCCGCCGCGTACGGGCCATCGAAGGCGGCGATGACGACGAGGAGGACTATCCGGCCGGGCACGACGCGCAGGACGCCGACGAGGAGTGAGCACCCGCGCCGTTGCCGACGAGCTGGCCTACCTCGACGACGTCGCGGTGTACCAGCAGCTCACCGCCGCCGAGCAGGCCGTGAGCCGGGACCTGCTGCGCGACCCGGTCACGCTCGCCCGCGGCTTGGACCCGACCTTCCGGATGCGCCCGCACCTGCGGGTCATCGGCAACGCGCTGGCGGATGTGGAGCGCGGCGACTACGACAGGCTGCTGATCCTGACCCCGCCCCAGGTCGGGAAGTCGACGACGGTCGCGGAGTGGTTCCCGTTCTGGTGGCTGGCGCTGCACGACCGCGACCGGGTCGCGGTCACCTCCTACTCCGACGACCTGGCGCTGAAGCGCGGCAAGACGATCCGGTCGTACGTGGAGCAGCACGGTGCCGAGTACGAGCTGCTGATGAAAGCCGGGTCCGGCGCCATGCAGGACTGGGAGATCACTCAGGGCGGCGGCGTGCGCTCCGTGTCCGTCGGCAAGGGTCTGACCGGCCACTCGGTGAACCTGCTGATCGTCGATGACCCGCACAAGGACCGCGCGGACGCCGAGTCCGAGGCCAGCCGGCGGGCCCTGCACGACTGGTACAGCTCGACCGCGCTGAAGCGGCTCCAGCCGGACCGCAACGCCGTGGTGAGCATCATGACCCGCTGGCACCCGGACGACTTCGCCGGGCGTCGCATCGCCGACGAAGGCCGCTTGGAGGACGGCGGCCGGTGGCGCGTCATCCACCTGCCGGCGATCGCCGACCCGAAGTTCGGGCCGGACCCCCTCGGCCGCGAGCCGGGCGAACCGCTGCCGCACCCGAAGATCGCCACCCGGGACCGGCGGGCGCTCCGGGCGTGGTGGGCGGACATGAAGCGCACGTCGATCGTGCGGGACTGGCACGCGCTCGCCCAGGGCGACCCGCAGCCTGCAGAGGGCGCGTTGGTGTCGGAGGAACTGCTGCGACTCCTCCGGGACACGTCAACCCGGGTCGAGCCACAGAAGGTCGCTGTCGCCATCGACCCATCAGGTGGGGGCAGGGACGTGGCTGGCGTCGTCGGCGGATTCCTCGGCGACGACGGCCGCGTATGGGTCACCCACGACCGGTCCGGCGTCATGTCATCGGCCGACTGGTCGACCGCTGCGTGCCGGCTCGCGCACGAAACCGAAGCGGCGATCATCTACGTCGAGACGAACTACGGCGGCGACATGTGCTCCCTGGCCATCCGCACCTCGTGGGAAGCGCTCCAGGCGGCCGACGAGATCCCGGCGAAGGTGCTGCCGCCGATGGTGCAGACCGTCCGCGCGAAGCAGGGCAAACTGTTGCGCGCCGAGCCTGTGGCGCAGCAGATGGTGCAGGACAAGGTGCGGCTGCGCGGCGTGTTCACCGATCTCGAAAGAGAGTGGTCCACCTGGATGTCCACCGACCCGGACTCGCCGGGCCGGATCGACGCATCGACGATCCTCGTGTACGGCCTGATCCCCGAGGCGAACCAAGGGGCGATCGTGCACGCACCGCTGCCGCGGGCGCCGACGCCGGGTCGTGGTCAGACGTCGTCGGCGGCGTCGGCGTACGGCCGCCGTATCGGCTGACTCCCCAGTCCGGCAGCCGCAGACTGCAATCCAGGAGTGCCGCAGTCGCCTCTCCCTCCACGGCGGACCGGGGCAGGCCGTGCGGTGTCGGCAGCGTGGCCGCACCTGAGTCTCGTACGGGCGGCAGTGCCCCGAACTTTCCAAAAATCCCTGGTCAAACCGGGTTTTTTCACTGGACGGGGTGGTGGCCACCCCCTAGATTGAAAGTAGATCAAAACATACCAACTTCCTTCAAAGGAGAATGAAATGGCCACCAAGATGCCGAGCGAGTGCCCCCACCCCGCCACCGCCCGCTCCAACTGGGGCGACCGCAACTATGGGTGCGGCGACTGCGGCCTCACCCCCATCCAGCTCGAATGGCAGGCATACCGCAGGGCCCACCCCGTTGACTGGGACGCCGTCAGCAGCCCGAGCACCACTCAGATCGACGCCGACTGACCAACCAATTGGCGACCTAGCCCCCTCGTCGTTCGAGGGGGCGTCGTCCTATCGCAGATCCCTCCACGGCTGTCGGGCACTCGGCCGCCTTGGAGGTGACGCCTCCGCTGCTAAGATCACCAAGAAGTCGCGCGTCAGCGCGGCGCGCGACCGCTGGTGCTAGGCCGGGTCCCCGCACACACCCCTGCGGGAGCACCTGTGCCCTCCCCGTCGCCCCTCACCCCCCACGCCCGCCCCGAACGGGAACGCGCCCGCGCCCGCCTCGCCGGCCTCGTCCGCCACCGGCCCCCGGACGACCCGGACATCGACCGGGCGCGCCGTGACCTCGCCGCCGCCCGCGTGCAGGGCCTCCTTCAGGCGGCGCTGGCCGAACTCGCCCTCGTCACCGGCAACCCGGGCGCCAGCGACGGCGACACCGTCAAGGGGGCCGACCATGGGGCTCGTTGAGGTCCTCGTCCTCGGTCTGGCCGCGTACCGCGGAACCCAGCTCGCCGTGCACGACACCGTGCTCGACCCCGCACGGGACCGCGTGTTCGCCTGGCAGGCCCGCCGGCCGGAGTCCCGCCCACGCCAGTGGGTCATCACGCTGATCTCGTGCACGTACTGCATGGGCTGGTGGGTCGCCGGCGCCGCGCTCGGCATCTACGTCCTGGCCGCCGACACCTGGCCCGGCGTCCCGGAGTTCGCGCTGTACTGGTTCGCCGTCGCCGGCGTACAGGCGCTCCTCAACCGCTGGGACGACACCCGGCCCTCGTCTGCAGGGGCCGGGGAATGAAGCTCACCCGCAGCCGGTCCCTGTCTGCCGCCGCGGCACGGTTCACCACCCGCATCTTCGGCAGCGGCAGCGGCAAGTCCACGGCACCAGACCAGTCGTGGCAGAAACGCGCCTGGGACATGTACAAGACGACGCCTGAGGTCAGGTTCGTCGCGACCTGGACCGGGAACGCCATGTCCCACCTCCGGCTGACCGCTGGCCTGATCCAGCCCGACGGCAGCATCGAGGAGGCGCCCGAAGGCTCCCGCGCCGCCGAACTCGTTGCCTCGATTGCCGGAGGCCCCGAAGGCCAGTCTGAACTCATGGCCGCCTTCGGCAGGCACCTGACGGTCGCCGGAGAAGGCTGGACCGTTATCCGCCCCGCTGACACCAGCGAGGCGGGCGCCGTGCCAGGAGGGATGCAGGGGGAAGAGTGGCACGTGCTGTCCACCTCTGAGGTGCAGCACAGACGCGGCAAACTCACAGCGGAGATCAACGGCGACGAAGTTGACATTCCCGCCGCCGACCCAGATACCCCACCCACGCCGGACACCCCACTCGCGATCCGCGTATGGACACCGTCCCCCGAGCGCCACATCGAGGCCGACTCCCCGATGCGGTCGTGCCTAGAGCTGCTGGAGGAACTGCGACTCCTCCACGCCGCAGTCAAGGCCATCATCCGCAGCAGGATCACCGGCCGCGGCGTCCTTATGATCCCCAAAGGCGCCCGATTCCCGACCACCCCCGGCCAAGGCGACGCAGAAGACAGCCTGATCGACGTGTTTATGGAAGTCGCCGAAACCGCCATCAGAGAGCCGGAATCCGCCGCAGCGACCGTCCCGATCATCCTGGAAATGCCGCAGGACGCTATCGATGGCCTGAAGTGGCAAACATTCGAGTCCGCCTTCGACGAACTCGCCATCCGGTTGCGTGAGGAGGCCATCCGTCGCTACGCCCTCGGGCAGGACATCCCACCTGAGGTACTGCTAGGCATGGGCGCCTCCGTCAATCACTGGAACGTGTGGGCGCTGAGCGAGGAAGCCGTTCGTCTCGGAGTCCTCCCCAAAGGCAAAACCGTCGCCCACGCCTTCACCACCCAATGGCTGCGCCCCATGCTCGCCGCCGAAGGCGACCCTGAGGCACACACGTGGGTGGTGCAGGTCGACTCCAGCACTCTCCGCGTCCGCGCCAACCGCGCCCAGACCGCCCTCGACGTCTACGACCGCGGCGGCATCAGCGCCACCGCCCTCCGCCGAGAGACCGGATTCGACGAAGCCGACGCGCCCACACCGGAAGAGTCCGCTGCCCGCCGACCCACGGCCAGCACAGCCACACCGCCGCGGCTACCCGTAGACGAGACCGGCGCCGAACCTGCCACCCAACCCGACTCGGGTCAGCCCCCACCGGCCGAGCGCACCACCAGCACGGCCCCCACCACCCAGCCCACCGCGGAGACCAGGCCGGAGGAACCTCGATGACCACCCCCACCACGAACCCGGCACGCGCCGCGCTCATAGCCGCCGCGGACGGCGCGATCTGGGCCGCGCTCACCCAGGCCGGGATCAAGCTCCGCGGCACCGCCCTGTGCCCGCGCAGCCGCCGCGCCCAGGCACGGACCGTCACCCCCGCCCTCCTCCACACGACGCTGCCCATGACCGCCGAGGCCATCGACCACTACAAGGTCCTCGCCGGGGCCTGGGACCGTATCCCCGAGCTGGCCGCCCGCCACGGCGTCGACGCCGGATGCCTCACCACCGCCCTCGACTCGTACTGCCGCGAGCTGCTGGCCGCCGGCCAGCCCCACGACGCCGCGTACGTCCCCCGCATCATCGCCTCCTGCCGCACCCTCCGCGCCCACGACACCGAGACCGCCCATGGCTGACTGCCCGTACTGCTGGGGCGGCCACGGCTGCGATCTCGACGAACACCATCCCGGCGACCACGAGTGCCGCACCGGGCACGTAGAGCAGGGCGACGAACCTGACACCCGCCCCCGCCGTCACCCCGATGTCTTCCACTGCCGCACCGACGAGCCGGAGCATGCCCATGGCTGACCCCCTCGCCGCTGCCGAGCAGGACATCGCCGATGCCGTCGCCGCAGCGCTTGCCGACACCGCCGATGAATACGGCCGCGCCCTCAACGGCGCTACCGAGCTGGTCGCGGCCCGCTTCAGCGTTGGCCGTATCGCCGGCATGTGGGCGCGCCGTGTCCCGGCCCTGGTGCGCCGGCTCCTCGGCGTAGCGGAGACCGCGGCACAGCAGACCGCCACGGATGTCGACGCCGAGCTGCCCGACGGCTGGACGGACCTCCCCGCCCGGCACCAGGACGGCCGCCGGCTGCCCGACGGCATCGGCCGGTACGCCACAGCTACGGAGGCCCTGCTGAACGCCGTCGGCGACCGCCTCGCCGACGCCGCCGTCCGCGAACTCGCCGCCGGCCTCAACCGGGACGAGTCTGTCGACCAGCTCCGCGCCCGCCTCCTGGAGGCATTCGCCCGCGACGGCGCCCAGCTCGGGCCCGGCCGCGAACAGCGGATCGCCCAGACCGAAGCCGTACGGGCGTGGAACACCGCCGTCCTGGCCGCCGCCCGCGACCTCACCACCCCGGACAGGCCCCTGGTCAAGCAGTGGCTCACGAGGAACGACAGCAGTGTGCGCAGCGCGCACCGAGCGGCGGCAGGCCAGCTCCGCCTCCTCGATGAACCGTTCAGGGTCGCCGGCACGAGCATGCAGGCCCCCGGCGACCCCAGCGCACCGCCGGCCCTCACCGTCAACTGCCGCTGCCGCCTGGCAATCGCACCAGAACCGCGTACCGCATCCTTGGAATCTCACGCGGCGCCGTCGGCAGCATGTTCAGATCCAAGGGAGAGTCGAGTGGACAAGACCGCGGCCAGCAGCGCGCACACCGGCGCGATGATCGCCCTGGCGCCGACCGTCGAGGACGCGCAACGCCTTGCCCTGGACTCACCCGGCGCCGAACCCGCCGGCGAGCTGCACCTGACCCTCTTCTACCTGGGCGAGGCATCCGACTGGGACGAGGAGCACCGCGCCGACCTCCTCCAGCGCCTCACCGACCGGGCCCAGGACCTGCTGCCCCTCACCGGGCAGGCGTTCGGCGCGAACCAGTGGAACGCCAACGGCGACGAGCCGTGCTGGGTGTGGGCCGTCGGCGACGACCGCGACACAGACGGCCCGGGTCTGGAGACGACCCGCGCCGCGGCCGTGAACGCGCTGGAGGACCAGCTCCGGCAGCCGCAGTTGCCGGCGCAGCACTCGCCGTGGCAGCCGCATGTCTGTGCCGCGTACTCCCGCAGTCCGGCCCTGCTCACGGCGATGAACGAACGCCTCGGCCCCGTCCGCTTCGACCGGCTGCGCGTCGCGTTCGCAGGCGAGTACACCGACATCCCGCTGGGACCGCCGACGCAGGAGGACCCCATGGACAACGACCAGCACAACCAGCCGCAGCACCTCGCGGCACGCCGATGGTCCACTCCCGGCGACGCTGGCCTGGCATTCGAGAACCAGCAGACCGGAGACGGCCGCGTGTTCCGCGCCGGTGCGCTCTACTGGGACGGGGCCGGCCCGTGGCCGCTGCAGTACGCCGAGGAGATGCTCACGGGCCACGAAGGCGCCGAGCTGGCGGGTGCTATCGAGCTGTTGGAGCGAGACGACTACCGCCTCGCCTCCAACGGCGTTCTCTACCCCGGTCGCCCCGCCGGCGCCGACGCGCTGATGCTGCTTGAAGAGGGCGCCCCGCTCGGAGTGTCCGTCGACCTGGACAACGTCACCGTCGAGTTCGTCGACACCACCGGGCGGGCCGTAGGCGATCCCGACGACGAGGTGGTGCTGCTTGCCGCGGCGCTGCCGTCCGCGTCGTTCCTCCGCCTCGCCGATGGCTCGTGGGCGGTCACCGCCACGGCGACCGCCGGGTGGACCGCCTCCGGACAGGTCATGTCCCGCACCGCTGCCGGCGCGCAGATCATCACCGGCCCCGACGGGCGTATCCCCGCCACCGCCGTACAAGCCGCGTTCGGCCCGACCGGCACCCTCACTGCCGGCGCAGGCGCCCCAGACCCGGAGGACGGCATCGTGCTGCACTCCGAATCGGCAGGCGACCTGCTGATGCGGGTGACCCGAGCCCGGGTCCGCGGCGCCACCCTCGTCAGCGTGCCGGCATTCGACCAGGCCCGCATCGTCCTCGACCCCCAGCCAGGCACCGAGCCGGTCGCTGACCCGCAGGGGAACGACCAGGGCCGGGACGACGAGGAGATGACCGCCGCAGCCGCGGGCACCCTCCTGCGTCGCGTCGTCGACTACGTCACCACCGCGCCGCATCCCGTCGGCGCCCGCGACACCGGCCAAGCGCTGGACATCACGATGACCTCTGCCCGCGGCGCGCTGAACCGTGCCGCCGCGAAGGAGCTGATCGTCCGTCTGGCCCGCGGCCTGTACGTCGGCAACCCCAGCCTCGGCGAGGACAAGACCCGCACCGCCGCCCCAGTGACAGCCCCGTTGACGGCTGCGGTGTCCGGTGACCTCGACCTGCCGGTTCTCCCCGAACGCGACGCCGAGTGGGACGGCGACAAGGCCGCTTCCCGGATCCTCGCGTGGGCCACCGACGAAGACGGCAACGTCGACGCCGACAAGCTCTCCCAAGGGTTCCTCTACCGCGACGACACCGCGAACCCCGCGACCGTGAGCGCGTACAAGCTGCCGTTCGCTGACGCCATCACACGCGGCGACACCCAGCACCTGGAGATCATCGACACCGCCGTCTACACCATCGCCAACGTCCTCCAAGGCGGCATGGGCGGCGTCGATCTGCCCGACGATGACCGGGAGGCCATCCGAGGCCGCGTCGAGGAACTGTACGCCCGTCTCGCAGGCGAGTTCGACGACGACTCGATCGCTCCGCCCTGGGCCGACGACAAGAACACCAGCGACGACCAGCCGGACGACAGCGGGGAGGAACAGGCGTCAGCAGCTCTGGTCGCCTCCGCTTGGACCGCCATGCGCGAAGCCCCACCCATGCCCGCCGAATGGTTCCGCGAGCCAACCGCGGCCGAGCTTCCGCCTGGCTCCGGTGGTGTCCACGTCGACGGCGGACGCATCTACGGCTGGGTTGCCCAGGTCGGAGAACCCCACGCCGGAATGCCCGGCCGCAACCTCACCATCGAATCGCTCGGCGACATCGACCTCAGCCACTTCAACCGGGCCCACTTCAAGCTCGATGACGGCTCAGTGGTCCGGGCCGGCGCCATGACGATGAATGCCGGCCATCACAACGACGGCGCCACGTGCGAAACCTCCGCCTGTCAATTCGACGACACGCGAACGGTCGCAGGAATCGTGCGAGTCGGCCAGAACGACCGCGGCCTGTGGTTCAGCGGTGCAGCAGCTCCGTGGCTGGACACCTGGGACGACCTGACTTTCCGGGCATGCCAGCCCAGCTACCACATGATCCAGGGCCGTGACGGACGCTGGCAGCTCCGCGCAGTCCTCTCCGTACCCGTCCCCGGCCACTCCAGCCCGCTGCTGGCCGCGTTCGCCGAGCGCTCCAACCTCGCCCTCACCGCAGCCAGCACCGCGCCCACACCGGATGACTCACCGATCAGCACCGCGCAGCGGCGGCAGATCGGCGAGATCACCGCCACTCTGGCGACGATCAACGACCAGATCAGCGGGCTCCGCGACCAGATCGCCGCCCTCAACCAGCCTCCGGCACCGGCCCCCACCGGCGACCCGGTCCAAGACGAGATCAATGCCCTGGCCGCGCGAGTCGAACTCGCAGCCTCTGCCGCACCGACACGAGAAAGGCCCTGACCATGGCCTGTGCCTGCAACAAGAACAACCCCAGGTGGGAAGTCGTCACGAGCAGCGGCGCCACCGAGCGGATCGTCTACAGCGCCAGCACTGAGTCGAGGGCCCGCTCGATCGCCAAGCGCTACCCCGGCAGCACCGTGCGGAGGAACCCGCCCGCCGCGCAGCCGGCTGGGCAGACCACCCAGCCGGCCGCCCGCACGGCGGCCGGCCGCACTCCTCCGCGGGCCGCGAAAGTCAGCCCCACGACCCACGGCTGACCCCTGGACACCCCCGGGTAGCGGCAGCGTGCGCCACCTCAGCTCGCTCCCGCCCGGGGACTAAGATCGAACTCCCAACTGAATAACCGCTGGTTCTGGGCCGGGTATCTCTCGTGAACTCCACTGGAGAGCCCACCCATGACGTTCGAAGTCCCCGAGGACATCACCCAGCTCAACGACGACGAACTCGCCCAGGCCCTCGACGGCGCCCGCGAAGCGTTCCACGCGATGTCGACGGCCCAGGCCGTCACCGCGGACGACCTGACGCAGATGCGTGAACTGGCTACCGTCGTGGAGTCCATCCGCGGCGAGCAGACCGCCCGCCTGGAGGCCGCGCAGCAAGCCGCCGCCGAGATCGACGCCCTGGCCGCGCAGGTCCGCGGCACCGACCCGGATCCCGACACCGACGCGGCCGACGGCGACGCGGACGAGACCGACAGCACCGCAGAGGCCACCGCCTCCGCCGACACCGAGCCCGAGACCGCCCCCGAGCCGGAGACCGCCACCGCCACCGCCTCCGCCGGCGTCGTCAACCCCAACGGCGGCGGCACCCTCATGCCCCGGCGCCGCGCCCTGGACCTCTCCGCCGTCCGCCGCGCCCAGCCCCGCGTCCTGCCCCCGGACCCCAACCCGCGCCCGGAGATCACCGCCAGCGTGGACGTGCCCGGCTACCAGCCCGGCCAGCCGCTGGACATGGAAGGCGTGACCGAGGGCATCATCCGCCGCGCGAACGCCCTCAAGACCGCCGGCGGGGGCGTGGGCCTGACCGCGAGCTACCGCCTGCCGTTCGACAAGAGCCTGATCGTCAACGACAGCTCGTCGGGTACCGAGGGAACCCGGTCCGTCATCCTCGCCGCTGACCAGTCCCGCCTGAACGGCGGCAACATCGTCGCGTCCGGCGGCTGGTGCGCGCCCAGTGAAACGGTCTACGACCTCGCGTCCATCGCCTGCCCCGAAATGCTGTGGGACGCCCCGGAAATCATGCTCGCCCGCGGCGGCCTGCGGTTCTTCCCCATCCCGTCGCTCGACGTCGCGTCCATGACGTGGGTCCACACCGAGGCCGACGACATCGCCGGCTCCGAAAAGCCCTGCTTCCGCATCCCGTGCCCGGAACCCGTCGAGGTCAGGTGCGACGCGATCGGCGTCTGCCTGGAGTCGGGGATCTTGACCCAGAGGCATTTTCCCGAACTCGTCGCCTGGTACCAGAGCAACATCATGGTCGCCCACGAACTCAGGATCAGGCAGCACCTGTTCGAGCAGGCGATCACCCAGGCCACCCCCGTCACCCTCCCGGAGACCTTCGGCGCCCTGTCGGCCGTCTACCACGCCATCGCCATGCAGGCCGCCGACATGGTCGAGCGCCACGCCCTGTGCGACAGCATCAACATCGAGGTCGTCCTGCCCTGGTGGAGCCGCTCGCTGATGCTTGCCGACCTCGCCCGCCAGAACGGCCGCGCCCTCGAAGAGGTGTCCGTCGAGCAGCTCGTGGCTCTCTTCGCGTCGCTCGGCGTCGGCATCCAGTGGGCCCGCGGCCTCGGCCCCGCCGTCCCGACCGATATCGGCGGCCAGACCCCCATCACCTCCTGGCCCGCGCAGATCCAGATGCTCATGTACGTCGCCGGGTCCCTGCAGATCGGTCGCGGCGGCGAGATCAGCCTCGGCGTCGTACACGACTCGACGAAATTCTCGACGAACGATTACACCGCCCTCTTCTCAGAGGAGTGCGTCGCGCTGATCAACAGGGGCCCGGACCTGCGCCTGATCACCTTGCCCGTCTGCCCGAGCGGCGAGACCGGCGCCCAGACCCTCATGCTCTGCGACGCCTCTCCGGGCGAGCAGTCCCCGTCTTGACCTCGCCCCTTCCGGAAACGCCGGGCCCTGTCCTCCCCCCCCGGGACAGGGCCCGGCACACCCCACCCGAAGGAGGTGAGGCACCGTGGCGCTGTACCAAGTCGTCGAGGCCATCGAAGGCAGTCCGCTTCCCCACGGGCTGCTGAACTCGTGCGCCCAGGTCGCCGACGTCGCTGATCCGCATGAGCTGATGGGCGTGGAGTGGCTCGCCCTCGGTTGCTGCCCGGTCAACGTGTGGGAGGACCCCTGCACCACCGACTCCCCAGGCGAAGTCAGTCCGGGGGAGGAGTCGCCTGGCTCCCGCGAAAAGGAGTTCTGTCGGCCCACGGTCGAACACGCCCGCCCGCTGACGGTGTATGCGGCGGCGGAGTGCGGGGCGATCGGCTGGTCCTACGCCGAGGCACGGGAGCAGGTCCTCGCCACTCTCGAACTCGGAGAGCAGCGCGCCGTCGAGGAGGGCTTCTGGCGCAACACCCTCGCCCCCACCGCGATCGACCTGACCCCACCCGAGGGCCCCGTGTCCATAGCCCAGGGCGTCGCAGCGCTTGAGGGCTGCCTTGCCGAGTCGTACGGATCTCAGGGCCTGTTGCACGTGCCCGCGGGGGCGGCGGCTCTGCTGGGCTGCTGCAACGTTGTCCACCGCGACCCGGACGGGACGCTGTCCACCCTGGCGGGGAACTGCGTCACCATCTCCTCTGGCGCATCCGCCATCAACGAGGGCCCCGACGGCATGCCGGCGGAGGCGGGCACGGCATGGCTGGCGATCTCCGGGCCGGTCGTGGTGCGCCGCGGCCCGGTTCACGTCGTCCCGGACCGTCCGAGCGCAGCCATCGACCGGTTCAACACGCTGCGCCTCATCGCGGAGCGCACATACGTCGCGGCCACCACATGCACCACCTGCATGATCCGAATCGAGCTGTGTCCATGAACACGAACCAGTCGACGATCCATGTACAGCCGGCCCCGCCGATGCGCCGCCGGTTCGCTCAGTGGGCGGTCGCGCAGCGACCTAAGGTGCGCACCATCAGCACGCACGAGTTCGCTGTGCCTCCACGGCTGTACGTGGACATGCCGGAAGAGCTGCTGCGCGGCTCCACGGTCGACGGGCACCCCTACGTCTCGCCGGAAGAGCCCACGGCACCCACGGTGGCGACAGCGGCGACGAAGAACGCACAGCCCCCTGGCCCCGACAGCGGCGCGGGCGGGGCCAGGGCTGCTGCCGCGCACGAGGAGGAACCGTCTACCGCCCCCGTCGAGCCGGCGGTTGACGGAACGACCGGCAGCAGTGTTCCGGTCCCGGAGAGGGCGCCGGGACCGGAACACCACCCCACCACCGCTCTTGCATCGGACGATCCGGCGTTCAGCCTCCCCGGGCCATCGGGGGAGCAGGAGCCGGCGGAGGAGTCGCCTGGGGACGCCGACAGCGCCGCGTTCGAGTGCGCTGAGTGCGACCGGCCGTTCACCTCTGCACGCGGCCGAGAGATGCACCGCCGCCGAGTCCACGTATCCCGAGAGGCGTGAGCAGTGCCGATCGAGCCTCTACCCTGCGGCCCGGAGGGTCCCCCTCCGGGCCCCGGTGAGCCGTCGTGCTGCTCGCCGTCGATCAGCGCCGTGCCGCTGTGCAGGACGGACGGCAGCATGGTGCTGCTGGTGCTGCGCTCGATATGTGGGTGCGAAGGCGGGCCGGAGCCGGAGCCGGAGGCGGTTGGCTGGATCGACCCGGCCACCGGCGTGTTCACGCCCGGCCTGGCCCCGGACGGCGCCGGGCCCTGCAGCCCCGGACCGGGGCCGAGCCCGGAGTCGTGCGCCACGGTCGCCGTCCTGCGCCTGTGCGACCACACCACCGACCCCGACACCGGGGAGACGGCGTGCACGGAGTTCCTCCGGTTTCTCCCGGTGGACTGCGAGGGCACCCCGGGCACGCCGGTCGACCGCGACCGTGACGGCGTCACGCCGTATCTCCCCGACGGCGAGGTCGTCGACTGCTCAGACTGCGCATGCACGAGCAACACGAAGACGCTCGTGCTATGCGACTGGCAGCTCGACGGTACGAAGATGCCGTTCGTACGCACCCTCACGTACGACTGCGATACCGGCGAGGTGCTGCAGCAGGCCGACTCCACCCCGAGCGGGGAGCCGTACACGCCGGTCGGGGAGGTAGACGACTGCGATGCCTGCCATCCGCTCCCGATGTGCCCGCAGCTGGTCGGAATCTCCGGCCCTGACACCTGGACGATGCCCACCCGGACGGAGTCCGTCACGGTCACCGTGGTGTGTGGTCCCGTCGACATCACGGACTGCGCCGGCGCTACGACGACCGTGAACGAGTGCGGGACGGGCTTCACATGGTCGGCACCGCCCGGCGACTGCATCCCGGGGCGTCTCTGCGGCCCCTTCACTGTCGACGTTCCTTACGGATCGGCCGCCTACATCCAGCTCCTCGGCCCCTGCGATCTGGGAGACGTGTCGTGAGCGACAACTGCTGCTGCCCGAGTGTGATCTTCGGTAGGGGTGAGGGGGCACCCGGCCCGCCCGGACCCGAAGGACCTGCCGGCCCTGCCGGACCGCAGGGCGAGCCTGGCGAGTCCGCGTGCGTGTCCACGGACTCCGGTAACCAACTCCGCGTCGGACAGGACGGCTGCCTGTATGTGCCGCCGGCCGTGCCGCCGGAGCCGGTGCTGCCGGTCATCTCGCTGACCAACACCACCATCGTGGCTACCGAAGACGGAGTGTTCGACCCGGCCGACTACCCGGGCTTGCAGTACATCAAGGTCCGCGCCGTCGGCGGCGGTGGCGGCGGCGCCGGGGTGGAAGAGGTCGTCTACGGCACCACTGTGGCCGTCGGCATGTCCGGCTCCGGCGGCTCGTATGCCGAGTCGACGTTCCACGCTGCGGACCTGCCCGGCCCCATCACCTACACCGTCGGCCAGGGCGGCGCCGGGCTCCCCCAGGGCGCCGCGCAGGGCGACATGGCAGGCGACGGCGGCAACACCGTCTTCGGCCCGGGGGAGACAGTTCTCGACGCCATGCTCCTCGCTCTCGGTGGCGGCGGCGGTGGTGCGATCCGCGACTCCACGGACCTGTCGCAGTCCAACACCGCGAGGCCGTTCATGGCGATCCGCGGCGCCGCCAACCCGGACCACGGCACCGGGCTGCTGGCCTCGATCGGCGACATCACCATCCCCGGCGGCGCTGGCACCACCGGCCTGTCTCTCGGCGCTGCCGTGCTCGGCGCCGGTAACACGCTGGTGATCGGCGGCGCTGGCGGCACCACCCACATGTCGGGGCGCACCGCCGACGATGTGACGCTGCACCGCGGCGCCCAGGGCTGGGCGCAGGGCACCTCAACCGTGGACGGCACGATCCGCTACGGTGCCGGCGGAACTGGCCGCGCAAGCGCGTTCGACGGCATCGACGAGAACGGCTACGACGGCGCCGACGGCATCCTGTTCATCGAGGTCGTGCAGCTGCAGGTGTCCGTGCCCTGACCTCCTGGCAAGAGCATCCCCTGCTTCCCGTCGACCGCTGGCTGTGGGCCGGGTCCCATCCGCACCTCCCCCAGTCGTGGGGCGATAGGAGACCACCGTGCCCACTGGCGGCAACTTCTCGTGCCCTTCGGGCACCGGCCCCGTCGTCGACAACGAGCTGCGCGTCCTCTGCGACGCCGGCGGGGCCGTATTCCTGCGCCGCTACGTCATCACTGACGGCACCGCCGCGACGGTCGATACCGAACTCGACGGCATCACCCCCGTCATCGCCGCCGAGCCGGTCGGTCTGTGCGCTCAGGGCCCGGCAGAGGAGTCGCCAGGGGAGCTGTGCGAGACGACGACCCCGACGGCGACGCTCGGGCTGTGCCTTGCGGACGGCACCCCGATCGCCGTCGTGGTCACCCGCGGCTGCGACGGCACCGTCACCCAGGACGGTTGGATCAACCTCACGTCAGGCGCCTGGTCGGCAGGCACCCCTCCGGCCGGCACCGTGGCGTGCGGCAGCAGCCGCAGTATCGAGGTCTCCGGCGTGTTCTGCGACATGCTCCCGGATGGCACGGTCGCCGGGCTGGTGCTGATTGAGTACCAGTACGCGGCGGACGGAACGATCGCCGGCGTGCGCCTGGTCGACGCCACCACCGGCGATACCTACATCCCGCAAGGTGAGGTCACCACCTGCCCGGCCGGGGTGGAGCAGCCCGAGCGGGACCTGCTAGCGCTGTGCGACGTCACCGATGACGAGTCGGGCATGGTCCTCAGCGAGCCGTTCGTACGGGACTATCAGCGCGACCAGAACGGCGCCATTACCGGGCACACGGACTACACCCTCGACGGCCAGCCGTACACCCCGGTCGGCACGGTCGGAGTGTGCCAGGAGCAGCCGGATGAGCCGTGCCCGTCGACGGTGACGGTGCTGCACCTGTGTGACCTCGACCCGGACGTTGAACCGAACGATGAGGGCAAGCGGTGCGCGGTGCCGTTCCTGCGCCACCTCGTCTACGACTGCACGGGTGCCCTCACCGAGACCCGCGACACCACCCCGGACGGGTCGACCCCGTACACGCCCGTGGAGGCCGTCGACTGCGGCACCGGCGGGACCCCGGCGTTGGTCGAGGTGCCGTGGGAAGTCGTGAGCATCGAGCAGGACCCGGACAGCGACGAGGGCCGCGGCCTGGTGTTCACCCTGTCGCCGACTGACGACCCGTCGACGGTCGGCACGGTGACGGTGACGACGAGCAGCATCTACAACCCGTCCTCCTGCCCCGGGGTGCCGCCGAACTACCAGTACCGCAACCCGACGACGTACACGTTTACCCCGGACCAGGTGCTGCGGGACGCGGCGACGTACGTCCGCGTGGACCTCGAAGACTTCGACACGTTCGAGCCCGTCACCGGCCTCACGCCGGCGCCGGACCGGCTCGGCGGCACCGCCTACTGGGACGGGACAACCGTCCGGCCGACCGAGAACAACGGCACCGGGGAGATGTACTACGACGGCCCCCCGGAGGCGTGGTCGTACCGGGTCGGGAACACCGGTGGCGGCAACTCCTGCTCCAGCCTCAGCTTCGCCGCCGTGTCGCTGCGCGCCGAGGGCTGCTGCGCCCCATGCGGGCAGACCGAGGGCGGCGGCGACGGGCGCACCGTGCAGCCGGTGTGTGTGATCGCGACGGCCGCGCCGGAGGACGTGCAGCGGTGGACGCGGGTCATCGACGCGGACGGCACGGCGTACTACCTCGACCCGAGCGGCGCCCGTTACGACGACGCGCTCCCCGCCGGCTACGAGATCACCGCATGCCCGGAGGAGGAGCCGCAGCCCTGCCGTGACACCTCCACGCTCCTCCTCTGTGACGCGGCATCCGGCACGGAGACCGTTACTCCGACCGTCACCAGCACGACACTTGACGGGCTCGACCTCGGAGCGAACCCGGCCTACCCGCTTCTCGAAGGCTCATGGGCGGCGCTGTGGGCCGGCGGGGCGCTCACGTTCCCGCAGGACCCGGACGCCTCCGCGGGCGACGGCCGATTCCAGGTGTACCGGACCATCGCGGGGCAGATCACGGGCACCGTCCCGGAGGAATGCGCGACCGCGTCCGGGACGCTGACCGTCTCCGTGCGGGTCACCAACGACGGCCCGAACCCCGGGGCAGGAGGCTCCGGACTGCTGCGGCTCTACCGGGACGGCGTCGCCCTGGCGAGCGCCGGGCCAGTGGTGGACACCCCTGTGGGGCACGTGCAGACCCTCACCGTCACCGCGCCGGTCACCCCGGCCGACCTGGCGAGCGGCGCGCTCGTCGTGCTCATGTCCCTGGAGACCTTCCACACCACGCCGAAGTCCTGGACGGCCGATCAATTCATGATCGCTGGCGACATGGCCGGGTGTCAGGTGCAGTTCCTTCGCACCGTGACGACGGACTGCGAGACGGGCGAGGTCGTTGCGGTCACGGACACGACCCTTGACGGCACGCCGTACACCGTCACCGGTGACGTCGGGCAGTGCACGACGGTCACGCCGCCGGAGGCGGAGGAGTGCACGCACTGCGAGACGCTGACCCTGTGCGACGCCGCCCCGGACGAGTCACCGGGCGCGCCGGACGTCGCGTACGAGACGGTTCCGCTCGCCGAGCTCGGACCGGCCCCCGCCACGGGCGTTCTGCCCAACGGTGTCGGCTATTCGGTGAACGTCGGAGCGTGGGGCGCCGCGCAGGGGCACTACACCTTCTACCCGCCGGAGGGCACCCAGCTCTGGACGTTCGACCAGCCGGTGTATGTGCGGTTCGGGCTGCGCGGCCTGAACGTCTCTCCGCCGGAGTGCTTGCGCGTGCCGGAGGGCGCGGTCGCGGAGTCGATCAGTCCCGTCCACACGTGGGATGAGGACTCGCGCCTGCTGTGCGGGATCGTCGGCGAGTCCGACGCGGCGGACGAGTCGGTGTTCTACTTCCCCGAGCCCGTCACCGAGCTGCCGCTCGTTGCGGTGCAGAGCGACACCGGCGGGCGCGGCCCCGGCCTGATTCAAGCGGGTTTTGCCGTCGATGCGCCGGCGCCCGGCACGTCCGTGCCGTTCGGCCGCACGGTCTGCCGCGACTGCTCCGGCACCGTCACGAGCATCACGGACACCACGCTGGACGGCCAGCCGTACACGGTCACCGGTGAAGTCGGCCAGTGCCAGCCGGTCGTCGAGTGCTGCGAGCAGCCGCTGCCGGAGGAGCGCGTCGACGTCGAGTCTGACGTCATGTGCATCCGCGACGCGGCCGGCGAGATCGTGCAGCAGGTCGTGGTCGAGCGGGTCTACGACGACCAGACCGGCGAGCGCACGCTGCAGCGCCTCACGGAACCGACCACCGGCGCCCCCGTGGAACTCCCCGCCGGCGCAACCCTCGTGCTGTGCACCGAGCCGGAGTGCCCGGTGGCGTTCTCCACGGAATGCGTGGGCGTGGTCGAGCGCACGGAGGCGTCGTACGACAACACGAGCCTGATCGGCGGCCTGCCGGGACTGTGCGGCAGTGTCCAGGGCCCGGACGGGCAGTTCCCGTGCACGGCCCCGGACGATACGCCGTTCACCATCGTCAGTTGGATCGTGAACGGCGAGGAGGTAATGGGCGAGGGCGGCGGCCGGCAGTTCAACGGCGGCGCCTGCGGCCCCGGCACCGACGACGCACTCGGCATGCACCGGAGCTGGGCCGAGGCGCTCACCAACCTCGACCCGACCGGCGCCACGTGGGAGGTGAAGTCGGCCGACTCCTGCGCCTGGTTCGTCGGCTCGGCCGGCGGCACCGACACCGTGTACGGGCCGATGACGGTCGTCGGCACCAGCTACGGCGGCGTACCCGAGTCCCGGTGGGTCCTCGGCCCCGCCCAGAGCTGCACCGAGACCCCGTACACCAAGGTGTACACGCAGGACTGCGACGGTACGGTTTCCGTGTCGTGGCTGACCGAGCAGGGCGTGCCGACCGACGCGCCGACCGGCGATCTCGTGCCGTGCGGCACCGGATGCGGCAAGGGCGGCGGCGAGGGCCTGGACGTCGAGGTCCTCACCGTCTGCGACGTCAACGACGACGAGTCCGGCGCTGTCGCCGCGGTGCCGTTCCTGCGGCACTTGGTTTATGACACGGGTGGCGCCGTCGCGTACGTCGTCGACACCGGCCTCGACGGGCTCACTCCGTACACGCCGTCCGGCACCGTCGGTGTGTGCCCGGCCGGCGGTGACCAGCCGGTCACCGTCCTGGAGCAGTGCCGCTGCGACGACACCGACGGCGACGGCGTCGCCGACACCAGCTACGTCGAACTCGTCGGGGTGGCCGCGGACGGCACGCTGACGAGCCTGGGCACCCACACGCCCGACCTCAGCGCCCCGTACGAGCCCGTCGCCCCCGTCGAATGCGCCACGGACGGAGCGCCAGCGCCCGTGGCGACCGTGCAGGCGCACCGGGTGGAAGTCCCGGCGGGCGGATCATGGACCGCGGACGGGGTACCGCTGCTGCACGCCGTCACCCTCACCGCGTGGGGCGCCGGGGCGCAGATCACCACCGAGGACGGCACCAGCACCCTCCACGACGGCGAGTCGGCGTCGTGGTCGATCAGCCGCGACGGCGACGCGTTCCTGACGGGACCGCTGTCGGTGACTGCCACCGCGGGGACCGTGACCGTCACCTACACCACCGGGGGAACTGCATGACCCGCCCAGAGCCGTCGCGGGCCGTCAGCGATGGCGTCGACGAGTTCCAGACCCGCTACCTCGACCACCAGGCGCGGAAGCGGGAGGTTCTGATCGAGATCATGCGGCAGCGGCACTCGGACCGCATGTACGACACCCGGCCGGTCGAGGACGACGTGCGCGCTCAGGTGCGTGAGGCGATCGGGCTGGTCCCGTCGAGCTGCAACCGCCGTGGCGTCACCGTGCGGGAGGTCGACGGCCGCGACGAACTCGCCCTCCTCGGAGGGCTCCTCGTCGGCGGCGTCGGGTGGATCCACCGCGCGCCGTGGGTGCTGCTGCTCCTCGCCAACCCGGTGGCATACAAGGCCGGCGACGAAGTTCAGTTCATGCCGTTCCTGGACGCGGGATGCGTGATCCAGCAGATCATGCTGAGGGCCACTGACCTGGGGCTCGCCTCCGCGTACGCGAACCCGAACATCCGTGACCACAACCGCGCCCACTTCAGCGCGATGTTCGGCGAGGGCGTGTTCTGCGGAGCGGTGGCCATCGGCTACCCGCATCCCGACTCGCCGGATCGCGCGCACCACGAGAAGCGCACGCAGGCCGCTCTGTGACCGGCCGGCCGCGGATCTTCGCTGTCGCCGGCTGGCGGTACGAACCTGCGTGGCTCGTCGACGAGCTGCGCGACAACTTGTCGTGGGTCGATGAGTTGGTCATTGTCGACGACCGTGCCCGTACGGACGAGTTGTGGGTGCATGAGGGGGAGTACCGGCTGATGCAGCGCCGCGCCCTGGAGGCCGCCGGCATCCGCCCGTGGGACCTCGTCCTCGTCACCTCCCCCGACGAGCGGTGGGGGCGCCGCGCCGGCCGTATCCTCCGCGGTCTGGCCGCCGCCTACCCCCGCCGTAAGAGGATCTATGAGTTCCCGCTGCGGGAGCTGTGGACCCCGACCCGATACCGAATCGACGGGTTCTGGGGCAACAAGTGGCGCCCCAGAGTGTTTCCCTACCTGTCGCGGCAGGTGTTCACCAGCCGAGCGATCCAGACCGTTCCCGTGCCGGTCGACCGTGGATACCATCGCGTCCGCGTGCCCAAGGTCCCCATCTATCACCTGGAGAACGTCGCCCCTGCGAGCAGGGCGGAGCGCGCCATCGTCTACGAAGCCCTCAGCCCGGGGTCGCAGCACCGCGCCGCTCGCTCCCCGTACTGGAAGCGGCACGACCCCACCGGCCGGTACATGCGAGCGTATGGCTACGCCTACCTGGCCGACTCCCGCGGCCTGCGCTGTGCCCCCGTCCCGGCCGGTGACATCACCCCGCCTCCGGTCAGGCCCTACGTGTTCCGCGTACCTGACGACCTCTTGGAGGCCGCATCCGTGGAGAACGGCGCACCCGCCCGCACGCGCGCAGAGTGGGAGCGCTGGCTACGCTCCACCCTGGCCGGCCCGCCGGCCACCCGTCCCGCGGCCAGTCCCACGATGCGCGTACGGACTCGCCGCCGTCCCCTTCCGACCGGACAGCCGGTGTACGGCGGCCTGAGCCGCGCGGGACCACGATGAAAGCCAGCTGCTCGGCGCCGCGTCCTCGGTAGCACGGCGCGGCTAGACTGGTCCACGAGCTGCTGGCGGTAGGCCGAGCGGAACGCCTCACGGCGCCGCTGGTTCTGGGCCGGGCATCCAACGCACCTGTTGGAGGCCCGGATGCCGGCCCCTCTCATCTCCAACGCGGCCACCGTCCGCGTTACCCGCGTTGATGGCTGCGGGCGCCCTGTCTGTGGTGATGACGCGAGCTTCGTCACCGACTGCTTCGCCAGCGTGCAGATGGAAGCGAACATCGAAGAAGGCGAAGATATTTCGTTCATCGCCGCCAACGGCAGGCAGTGCGGATTCAAGAAGGGCTGCCCGTCGCTGAACGGGTACGACCTGACGTTCACCTTCTTCCAGGCAAGCCCTGAGCTGCTGGAAATCATGACCGGATCGCCGGTGTACTTCGATTACAACGGTGACCCCGTCGGGTTCGACAGCTGCTCCATTTCCTGCCGCACCGGTTTCGCGCTGGAAGTCTGGGCCGACGTCCTCGGCGAGGACGTGTGCCCGGAAGAAGACATCGGTGAGGGCGCCTGGACCTACTTCCTTCTTCCCTGGGTTAGCAACGGCATCATCGGCGACCTTGAACTGGCGAACGAGGCAGTGAACTTGGAATTGACGGGCGCCACGCGAGCCGGCGGACGATGGGGCGTCGGTCCCTACGACGTCGTCGCCCAGGACGCCTCCGGAACCCCGGGCCCGATGCTCACCCCGCTGGCCTCGAACTGCCACCGCCGTATGATCATCACGACCGTGGCCCCGCCCGAGCCCAGCACCACGTACGTGCCGGTGCTCTGCGACGCCTCCCTGTCATGATGGGGCTGCCTGACATCGTCGTCCCCGTCCGCGAAGGGCCGGCGAACCAGCAACTGCGCTACGCGCTACGCAGCTGGGCGGTGCATGTTCCGCATCGGCGGGTGTGGATTGTGGGTCATCGGCCGCCGTGGGTGGCCGACAACGTGGGCCACATCCCCACCCAGCAGGCCGGGAAGACGAAGTACAAGAACACCACGACCGCAGTGCGTGCGGCCTGTCTGCACCCCGCAGTGTCACAGAGTTTCCTGCTGTGCAATGACGACTTCTTCATCATGAAGAAGCTCCGCGCGATGCCTGTGCTCCACCGAGGCCCCGTCGCCGAGGTGGAGCGGTACTACGCGGCGCGGGCGTCGGGCGCCTATCTGCGGGGGATGCGGGAGACACGGGAGCTGCTGGAGTCCCTCGGCGTGAACGAGCCGCTGTCGTACGAGCTTCACGTTCCCCTGCCGGTCGACAAGACGGGCATGCTCGCTGCACTGGACAGGGCCCGGCACCTGGACGTCGTGCACAAGCGCACCCTCTACGGCAACCTCGCCGGCCTGAGCGGGCGCCGCATCCGGGACGTGAAGATCATGAACCGCGGCGGCAACTTCGCCCGCGATGGTGCGTTCCTGTCGACGATGCTCGACTCCTTCGCCCACGGCCTGGTGGGTGCGCACATCCGCAGGTCGTTCCCGCGGCCGGGCCCGTACGAGAAGCCCGGAGTCCGCGTACCCGCCGCCGCGGCCCGCCCTGCGCGTGCAGCCGGGCCGGGCCGGGCCGGTGCGCCGCGCTCGAAAGCGGCTGGCGGCGGGGTCCGCCGCCCCGCACCCCGCGTCCCGCCCCCCAGGGGCGGCTGATGCCGCTGAGTCCGGCGCCGTGTGAGCCGTGGCCGTTCGATCCGTCGTGCTGCGACGTTCCCGATGGTGTCAAGCAGAGCGACATCGACCGATGGCGGCAAGTGGCCACCAGCATCCTGTTCTTCCTGTCCGGTCGACGCTGGGGGCCGTCGTGCCCCCTGACGGTTCGCCCGTGCGGACGGTCGTGCATCGAGGCGCTGCTGCCGCTGACGCCCTCGGGCTACAGAGGGCCACAGACCGGGGGGCGCGTCCCGTACCTGCACGATGGGGCGTGGTTCAACGCCGTGTGCGGCTGCACCACGGACTGCTCCTGCACACAGCTGTGCAGCCTGCGCTTGGTCGGCCCGGTACACGACGTCGTCGAGGTCCTGGTCGACGGAGTCGTGTTGCCGCCGGAGGCATACCGGGTGGACTCGGCGAACATGCTGATCCGGCTGGACGGCGAATGCTGGGACGCCTGTCAAGATCTTCAGGCTCCGCCGACGGAGCCGGGCACGGCAGCGGTGACATACCGGGTGGGGCTACCGCTTGACGCCGCGGCCATCGCGGCTGTCTCCGAGCTGACCTGTCACCTGCTGAAGGGGTGCAACGGCGGCTCATGCGGCTGCGGCGTCTCCCGGCAAAACGTGTCCCGGGTACAGCGGCAGGGCGTGACCCTAGAGATGGCCGACATTGGCCTTCTGTACCGGGAAGGGAGGACGGGGTTGCCGGTCACGGATATGTGGCTGGCGGCCGTGAACCCCTACGGGCAGCACAGCCCTTCAACCGTCCGGAGCGTGGATCACCGACGTCCTCGCCAGCAAACCTGGCCCTGAGAGCGAGACCGATGATGCCGCTATCACCGTTGTCCGTGCACGACCTCACCGAGGCCGTTCTTGCGTGCGTGTGCGCCCACCTGGAGGAGACCGCCGCGCAGACCGAGGGACAGCCCGGCTGCCCCTGCCGTACGTGCGTCGTGCCCGGCGCTGTCGCCTTCGACTCGTGCGAAGACCCGTGCAGCGGTGAAGCCGGCGGCCAACTCACCGTCAGCCTCGCCCGCCTCTACCCGGCGTCGCCAAGCGACTTCCCCGCCGAGGACCGCACGGTGCGCGGGCTGCGAGGCTGTCCCGGCATCTCACTGAACGCAGCTGAACTCATCGTCACGCTGCTGCGCTGCGCTCCGATCGGTGACGACAACGGCTGCCCACCAACGTGCGAGGAACTGGCCGCCGCCGCCCGCGTCATGCACATCGATGCCGTGACCGTGCAGACGGCGCTGCTGTGCTGCTTTCCGGCTACTGCGCCATCTCGCCGAGGGCGCCGCTTCGTCCTCGGGCCCCAGCGCACCATCGGCCCCCAGGGCGGCTGCGTCGGGGTCGAGCAGCGGGTGACGATCGCGCTGCCCGGTTGCGCTTCGTGCCCTGGGGAGGACAGCCCGAGTTGACAGGCGCGCCGCTGCCAACATGCTCCCCCGGCCCGATCCCGGGCGGGGCCCGCACACGCCAGGGAAGGAGGGAAGCAAGATGATCGTTCTGAACGAGGTGCTGACCAACGTGCTCCAGTACGCCGTGATCTTCGTCGACGTCCTGTAAGGGCGCCGGGCCCCGCGGCCGCGGCCGGGCTGCGGGGCCACCGACGCGCAGGCGTCTCAGAACAAGGCTGGCTCGGCGCCGTGGGGCGTGAGGTCGAGGAGGAGCTGCAGCGCGCTGGGCAGCGGACTGAGGGGAACGGTATCCAGACTCCCAGGGCAGGAGACGAGGGAACCCATGAAGGAGCGGTGCATGCCGGGCTCGTCGTGGCGGCGTAGCCGGACCCGGCCTGTGGTGACCGGATCGCCGGCTATCGGGCGCCCGCAGCGCGGGCATTGGGCACGTGGTAGGCGCATGGGCAGGATTTTGCCCGCTATGGTCTGATCAACTCAGGTGGTTTGTCCTGCCGCGAGGAGGCTGTGATGTCGGTTCGGGTGAGCATCGACCGCGCGGCGCTCCGCCGCGCTGTGGCCGGCCGTGGCGGCTACCTGGAGAACGTCACCGACCGGGCGGCGCGCAACGCCCGCCAGCTGGCGCCGGGCTCCATGCCGAGCCAGATCACCTCACGGGTCGAGGGCGAGACGGGCATCGTCACGAGCCACCACCCGGCCAGCACCTTCGTCGTGTTCGGGACCCGGCCGCACCGGATCGTGGCGCGGCGTGCCAAGGCGCTGCGGTTCGAGGTCGGCGGGCGGACGGTGTTCGCGAAGTCCGTCAACCACCCCGGGACGCGGCCGAACAACTTCCTCATGGAAGCGGCTCGTGCGGCCCTGTGATCGGGAAATCTCGGCTCGCTCCCCGGACTTCGGGTAGCGTGCTGGTATCCGCCTTGGGCGATGCCCGGCGGTTCTCTACGCTGATGGCCGCGGGCCTGGCGATGAGACTTCTTGGTCGCGTGTGCCGACCGACGCGAAGCTAGCCAGAGAGGTCCGTCCCCCATGCGTAAGATCCCGACGCTGTTCGTCCGTGACCCCGATGACCTTCGCCGTGTGCTGCCGGAGGCCACGCCAGGGTGCGAATGGGTCCTCGCTGGCGAGGGCGTCCCAACCCGCAAGTACGACGGGACGTGCGTGATGCTCGACGCCTCGGGAGAGTGGTGGGCGCGCCGCGAGGTCAAGCCCGGGAAGGCCGCGCCGGACCGCTTCGTCCAGGTCGACCACGATCCGGTCACGGGTAAGTCGGTGGGCTGGGAGCCGATCAGCCAGTCGGCCTTCGCGAAGTTCCACGCCGAGGCGGTCGCCGACGTTTCGGCTGTGTTCGAGCCCGGCACCTACGAGCTGATTGGCCCGAAGATCAACGGGAATCCGGAGGGTGAAGGGCACCACCGGCTCCGGCCGCATGCGTCCGCGCAGCGCCTGGAGGTCGCGGAGCGTTCCTTCGACGGCATCCGGGAGGCCGTGCTGACGCTGCGGGCGGTCGACGGTGCGGAGGGTGTGGTGTTCCACCACCCTGACGGGCGCATGGCGAAGATCAAGGCGCGCGACTTCCGCGTGCTCTGACTCCCGACCCTCCGGGTCAGGCAACAGAGGTCCTTCGCTGCTGGTCACGGGCCGGGCGGAGGGCCTTCTGCTGCTCGGCTCGGGCTCGTCTGTCCTCTTCGTCGAGCAGGATGTGCCGCATGGCGCGCCCCACTGGAACCGCCGATGTCGTTCCGCTGTCCCGGTTCACGTGGCGGACCCAAGCCGTCCTCGACGTGCTCCTCGACGGGGTGTGACCCAGCGCGGGAGGTGTGGCCGGGGCTGGTGGACCGGTACTGGCGAAGGCAGTTGGTCAGCGGTCCGATCCTCAAGCGGCTGGCCCGATTGGGCTGACTGGAGATCCGCCGGGAGCCGGACGGGGACGACGGCGCGCCGGGACGGCTGCTGTACCGGCTCACGGCCGGTGGCGAGCGGCTGGCGCGTGAGGCGGCCGGGCAGGCGGTGGTGTGGCCGGCTCGGGTGGACCGTGGATGTCCAGATACAGAGCCGCTGTATCTAGAGACCGTCGAGTATCCGCGCGGGCTGATCACGTATGTGCTTGCCGTCGCCCTGGACGAGCGGGCTTGAGCCAATGAAGTTGGTGCGCCAGCTGCTGCCGCCGGATCGCCTGTTCCCTGCGGCCGGGCCGGAGGCTGCAGCCTTGGCGCTGCGGATGCTCGGTGCGCGGCCGGGTAGCGGCGTGGAGGAGACGGTCACCGCCCTGTTCGACGGCAGCTGACCGCAGCCGGTGCGCCGTACGGCCGCGCTGAGAGCTGGCTACTCTGGTTGGTGACGTTGCTGGTGCTAGGCCGGACGTGGCCGCCCTCGCCAGGAGCACCTGATGCGTCGTTCCTTCGCCCTCGCCACCGAGCCGCACACCGCCGACATCGGCGGCACCGAACTGGAGTTCCAGCCTGAGATCCCCGCAGACGAGTTCCTCGACGCCTACGAACGGGTTCGGGAAGCATCGCAGGCGGCGACAACGCCGGAGTCGGTGACGACCGATCAACTCCGCGACGCCAACCGCGCGGTCCGCGAGTTCCTGGGCGACCTGATGCTGCCGGAGTCGGCCCAGGTCTTCGCGGAGATGCGGCTGCCCTCGCGCGTCTACGCCGAGCTGCTGGAGTGGGTCCTGGAGCTGTACGGCGGCGGGGCGTCGGGGGAGCGCCCTACTGGGTCGTCCAGCGCCTCTGCGCCGCCGTCGCGGAGGGCTGGGACGAGTGGGAGGGGAGCCTCGCCCTCGAAGGGGTCACCCCGCGGGCGTGGTCGCTGAGGACGCTGCTGTCCGCGGCTGAGCAGGCGATGATGCGGGCTGCGACGGACGACGCCGACCGTGAGCGGCAGCGCACCCGGTTGTACGCGCCGCCGCACGGCGCCGAACTCCGCGGCCGGCGTGGTGCCCGCCGCGGGGCCGGAGGGATCCCGGGTGGGGTGAGTCACGGCCAGGCGCAGGCGCTCATCGCGCAGCTGGCGGCCGAGGACACCCGGTACGGCGGCGGTGTGTAGAGCTGCTCGGGATGGGTGTGTGCGCCGGATACCCTGAGTACGACGTACGACGCTGCTGGCGGTAGGCCGGGCCCCGCGAATTTCCGCGAGGCGGTGGGCCGGTGGCAGATGGCGAGCTGGCAGGCGCCGCCCACATCCGCATCGAGCTGGATGACAGCGGCCTGGACACTGCCGGTCGGCGTGCCGGTGAGCGGGCCGGGCGCGACTTCGAGCAGGCGCTCAACCGGGCGGGCCAGCGCAGTGCACGCAGGATGCGGCGCATCCTGCAGAACGCGGCACGTGACCTGACGGTCCGGGTGCGGGTCGAGCCGGACCTGAGCCGCCTGGGCAGTGTCACCGTCCCGGTCGAGCCGGACGTCAGCCTGTTCATGGCGCGGCTGCGTTCGGCGCTGGCTGATGAGGAGGTTGCGATCCGGGTCGTCCCAGACCTGGATCGTTTTGACTCCGCCCTGCTGTCCGGGCTGTCGAGCCTGACCAGCATCAACATTCCTGTCGAGCCGGACACAACGTTCTTCGTGGCGCGGTTGCAGGACGCGCTCGTCGGCGAGCAGGTCGCTATCGAGGTCATCCCGGACCTTTCCGGCTTCGATGCGCGGCTGCGCACGGTGTTGGCGAGTATGCCCGCGGTCGAGATTCCGGTCCGGCCGAACGCAGCGCTCTTCCGCCAGTGGCTGGCGAACGATCTGCGTGGTCTGGCGGCGGTTGAGGTTCCGGTCAGCCCAGATATGACCGGGCTCGATGCGCAGGTTCGTGCTCACCGGGCGCCAGCTATCGGGGTATCGGTGGATGCGGATCCGGCCGGGCTGGACCGGATGTCGGCGTCGTTGGAGAGGCTGGGATCGGTCCTCGGGATCACTGCCCGCGTCACGGCCCTGACGCTGGCCCTTGGGCTCCTCGGTGGCGCCGCCGCAGCGTCGGCCGCGTCGCTCATCGGCGTCGGTGCCGCGCTCGCTCCTGCCGCCGGGATCCTGGCTGCGTTCCCGGCGGCGGTTCTTGGTGCCTCGGCCGCGCTCGGCGCGCTGCGCCTGGCGACGTTGGGTGTCAGCGAGGCGTTCGAGGCCGCGCTCACCGGCGACGCCGAGGAATTCGAGGAGGCCCTGGAGGGTCTGAGCCCAGCGGCGCGGGCGGCGGCCCGGGAAGTGCGGGCGCTCACGCCGGAGTTCCAGCGGCTCCGGTCAGCGGTTCAGGACGCGTTCTTCTCGCGCATCGAGGGCGACATCACCCGTGTCGCCGAAGCCCTGGGCGGACCGCTGCGCCGCGGACTGCGGGAGATCGCAGCGGATTGGGGGGTTGCCGCATCGGCCGCGGCCGGCTTCCTGGCTTCGACGCAGGGCGTCACCCGTATCTCGCAGGTCCTCGCGGGCACCCAGCGGGTCACCGGCGCCCTCGCGGGCGAGGTCCGCGGGCTGGTCGCCGGGTTCCTCAACCTCGCCGGCGCCATCAGCCGGGCGTTCGGTGCCCGAGCGGCGACCGCGCTCGGCGATCTCGCAGGAGGGCTCGGCGACTTCCTCAACCGCATCGCCAACTCCGGGCAGGCGGTCGCATGGGTCGACGACGCCGTCTTCACTTTCCGGCAGCTCGGCGCTGTCATCTCGAACGTCGCCAGCATCATCGGGTCCGTCTTCCAGGCGGCCAACGCCGCTGGCGGTGATGTTCTCGGCGTCCTGGGGAGCCTGACCGGCGAGGCTGCGCGGTTCCTGAACACCGCGGAGGGCTCTGGCGCCCTCGTCGGCGTCTTCGAGACCCTCGCCGCGGTCGGAGCCGCGCTGGGGCCGATCCTGACGGAGCTGGTCACGCAGATCGGAGCCCTCGCACCAGCGTTCGTACCGATCATCCAGGCCCTCGGCCCGGCGCTCACCCGGGTCCTGGCCGCCCTGGGCCCCGCCCTACAGGCGGTCATGCCCGGCCTCCAGGCCATCGCCGCCGGGCTCGCCGACGGGCTGGGCGCCCTCGGCCCGGCGCTGCAGCCCCTCGGCGCGGCCCTCGGCCAGGCGCTCGCTGCACTGGCGCCGCTGCTGCCCCTGCTGGGGGAGTTCGCCGCGTTCGTCGGGACCGCCCTGACCGGCTCGCTGGGGGTCCTGACCGCTGCGCTCTCCCCGGTCATCGACGCGCTCGCCAGCTCGTTCGCCCCGGTGATCCGGCAGCTCGTGCCGATCCTTCGGCAGATGACAGCTGCTGCCATGCCGCTGGCCGCAGCGTTCGGGCAGAGTCTCGCGTTGGCCCTACAGCAGCTCCTGCCCCCGGTACTGGAGCTGATCCCGCAGCTGCTCACGGGGCTGCTACCTGCGTTCCAGCAGCTCGTCGCGGCGATCGTGCCGCTTCTCCCGCTGCTCGCCGAGCTGGTGGTGGTTGCCCTGCAGCCGGTGATCGCGGTGCTGCCGCAGGCGATCACCCTGTTCGTCGCGCTGGTCAACGGGCTCACCCCGCTGCTGCACCTGCTGAACCAGATCCTGCCGCCGGCGCTCCGCTTCTACACCGCGGTGTTGGGATGGGTGAACATGCAGGTCGTCGTCCCGGCGCTGAGGTTGATTGTCGGGGCACTCGGGCTCCTGGCTCGTGCCGTGACCGCGGTAGTGGGCGCCGTGGCGAGCTTCGTCTCCCGCGTGATCAGCTTCTTCCAGACCCTCTACAACACCCTCGTCGGCAACAGCATCATCCCGGACCTGGTCAACGGGATTCTCCGATGGTTCGGCATGCTGGGGCGGATCCCGGGGATCGTCGCGCGGGTGGTCGCGCAGGTGCTCGGAGCGTTCGCGCGGATGGCCGCCAGCGCCATCGCCGCCGCCGGCCGGCTCGTCAGCCGCGTCGCGGACACGATCGGGCGGCTCCCCGCAGAGGCAGCCTCGGCGATCAGCAGTCTGGGGTCCCGCGTCGCGGACGAGATCAGCGGTGCCGCGAGGGCTGCCATCGGCGCGGCGAAGGGTCTGATCAGCGACATCGCATCCCAGTTCAGCGGCCTGGCCTCGGCGATCGTGAGCAACATCGGTGATGTAGGCGGCGCGATCATGGGCGCCATCCGCGGCTCGGTGCCGTCCGGGGTCCGGGATCTCCTCCCCGACATCGGGATCCCACTGTTCGCGAACGGCGGGATCGTCAACCGGCCCACCCTCGGTGTCCTCGGAGAAGCCGGGCGCGAGGTTGTCCTGCCTCTTACCCGCCATGCCAGGGCCCGCCAGCTCGCCGAGCAGTCCGGCCTGACGGACATCCTGGGCACCGGAAGCGGCGACGGCGACGGCGACGGCGACGGGCCGCACACCGTCCACCACCACACCTGGAACCTCCAAGAGGTCGGCGACGCCGAGGTGACCGCGCGCAGGGTGATGCACCGCATGGCGATGGCAGCAGGAGTGTGACCCGTGATCCCTGACTACCTCCTCCTCGGCGAGACGGAGATCATCAACACGGCGCGGCTGCGCACCTACCTGGATACGGTTGGCTCTCCGCTGGACTCGGTCACCCCGTGCGGCTGCGGCACGCTGGAGGCCGAGCACGTCGGCGACGATCCGTACACCACCCCGGACGCGGACACCGCGCCGTGGTACGACCCCGACATCCCTGAGAGCGCGGATTTCGTCGGGTTCCTGCCGATGGAAGTCACCGGTTTCGACGACCACCCGGTGACCCGGGAGGTCACCACTTCGATCACGGGCGGGGCAGCGTTCGCGCGGGCGCGCACCCAGCCGCGGACGATCACCGTCACCGGCATCCTGCTCGGGGTGACGTGCTGCGCGGTGGCGTACGGGCTGCGGTGGCTGTCGCAGGCGTTGGGCGGCTGTACCGGATCGGCCTGCGGTGGGGACTGCCTGACGGGCTACATCTGCTGCCCGGACGACGACGAGGCCGCCGAGACGGACGGGTTCGAGCGGCATCGGCGGACGCTGCGTCGTGTGGGGCTCACCTCCGGGCCGACGGTCACGGCCCGATCGGGTACTGGCTGCTCCGGGGTGGGCGGCTGCTCTGTCGGCGCCGACATCCTCACCGTTGAGTTCGTGCTGACGGCCGGGGTGCCGTGGGCGTGGACCTCCCTGGTACCCGTCCTCAATGTCGACGTGCCCTCCGATGACGGGGAGTGCATCACGTGGTGCATCCACGGCGGCGACGTGCCGCCGGCACCGGTGTGCGTGGACCTGCCGGTGGGCGGCGTCGATCCCGAGTGCGGCCCGGACGGGGTCCTGGTCCCGATCGGTGAGGACGAGTCGCCCGGGGAGGAGTCCCCAGGCGACGGGTGCGTGCAGTGGCCGGTGCTGGAGGAGATCACCGATCCGTGTGTGCGGTGTCGGCTGGCGCCGTGCCCGGACCCAGAGGCGGGCTGCCAGGACCCGACATGCCGCACACCGACGCCGCCGGCGCCCCCGCCGCCGAGCACCTGCTTCTGCACGCAGCTCGCGGTGAACGAGGAGTTCTACGACCTCGACCTGTCTGATCAGCCGCGGTGGTTCGCGAGCGTGCCGGTGATCGAGGTGCACGCCGGCAGCGCGAGTCTGAGGCGAGTCACGGTCACCTTTTACGAGCGCACGGGCGAGCACGAAGGGCTGTCGTGTGAGGAGGTCGCCTACGCCGAGCGCTGCTCCCCAGCCGCGGTCTTCGAGGCGTCGTTCGTACCTGAAGGCGGGGTGCTCACGTTCGACGGGCAGACCGGGCGGGCGATCGTCGAGTGCCGCGACGATTGCGAAACCTCGCAGGACTCTTACGGCGCGGACGGCGGCCCGATCGAATGGCCGGACCTGGACTGTGACCAGTACTGCATCAGCATCGCCGCGGACGCCATCGTTCCACCGGCGGACGACGCCCGGGTGGTCGTCGCGGTGACCGGCAGGGAGTACTGAGATGGCGGTTGGCTGCGGGACGCACACGGCGCAGATCCATGACCGTGACGGCGCGCTGGTGGCGCGCGCCGAACTGCTGCTGGAAGTCGACTGGTCCCGGGCCCTGGATGAGGTGTCGACGGCCCGTGTGCTGGTGCGCCCCGAGGGGGACTGCTGCGAAGCGCTGGCGCGCGTGCGGTCCTGGCGGCATGAGCTTCATATCCACCTTGACGGTCGGCCGGTGTGGTCGGGCCCGGTCACGCAGGTCGGCTGGCTGGCGGACGACATCGAGATTCAGGCCGCTGACGTGCTGGCTTGGCTCGACGTGCGCGTACCGCACCAGGACATGCAGTTCGGGAACAGTGACCTGGCGCAGATCGCTGAGACGCTCATCGAGGACGCGTTCGCGCCGGACGATCCGGGGCACGCGGTCGTCATCGTCGCCCGGAGCAGGGTGTCCGGGGCGCGGGAGTACTGGCGGGACGAGGGGCAGACTGGTGACCACCTGCGGGACCTCGCGCAGACGGGCCTGGACTACACCGCGATCGGCGAGCGGATCCTGCTGCTGCCGGAGGACTGGACGGAGAAGGTCGGTTCCCTGACCGATGAGGACTTCCCCGACGGGCTGGCGATCACCGAGGAGGGCAGCACGCTCGCGACGCGGTGGGTGGTTCACGGCAAGGACGACGACAACGAGGATCCGCACGAGATCACCGGTACGGCTGGCGGGATCGATCCGTACTACGGCCTCATCGAGCGCGTAATCGTCGAGGACAGCATCCTCGACCAGGGGTCGGCGATCGCCGCGGCCCGCTCCCGGCTACGTGCCTCGACGCCGGCGCCGACGTACATCGACACCAGCCAGCAGACGACCTTGTCGCCGGACGCGGCGGTGGATGTGCCGCAGCTCGTGCCGGGCTGGTGTCTGGACATCACCACTACGCAGACGTGTCGGCGGCTGACACAGACGTTCAAGATCGTTGGTGTGCGCGTGACCGAGCGCGGCTCTGGCGAGTCCGTGTCCGTGCAGCTCGCTCCGACCGGCGCCGGAGGGGCGGGGACGGTATGACGTTGAGGGGGTCGGCCGGACGGCGGAGTCCGGACGGTGCTCTGGTCGGTGTGCTGCGGGAGGTGGCCGGTCAGCAGCGTCGGGCACGCACCCGCCCCCGACGCCGCCGGAGCGAGGAGAACCAGGCGGCTGTCGAGGCATCTGGTGTCGCCGGTCCTCCAGGCCCCCGCGGCGTCGCCGGCCCTCCGGGAGAGCCGGGGCCTCCCGGGCCGGCCGGAGCCCGCGGTACCCGAGGTGCCCGCGGCCCGGCGCCCGCCGCCGCGGTGGTGATGACCGACGAGCGGGGCGTGGCCGAGTGGCAGCCGCCTGCAGACCGGGGGTCTGCCACGCCGGACGGGTGGGTGGTGTCCGCGGCGCCGGCAGCCGCCGGTGGGAGGCCGCTCCTCGCCGTCGTCGACCAGGATGAGGAGCAGGGGTCTGGGAGGGTCGTGGTGCGGGTGTGGGACCTGAGCGTCGGCCAGCCCGTGCTGGCGCCCGACGTCGAGGTGCATCTGCTGGCCGTGCCGCGGTGAGGTGCGATCGAGGCCCAAAATGCGCTGTGACCAGGTAAAATGACATTCGAGACCCCCGCGACGGCGGCCACCGTCCGGGGGCATGGCCGACTACGAAGGAGTCGACATGACCCACGGTACGTGCGAGAGCGATGGCTGCTCCAAACCCGTCGCCGCCCGAGGACTGTGCAAGACCTGCCACACCCGCCTACGCCGGGCAGAGAAGAGGCAGCAGGCCCCCGCGCCAGAACCTCGGGCCTGCGAAGTCTGCGGCGCCGACATCACAGAGCGCCGCAGCCACGCCCGGGTGTGCTCCAGCTCAAGGTGCCGAAACGCGGCGCGCCGCAAGCTGCCGCGGATGTGGACCCAGGTCGAGCCGCAGCAGTGCACAGTGGTCGAGAATGGCGAGCGGTGCCCTGAGCAGGCCACGCATCGGCTGAGAACCGATCGCTGGTGCAGGAAGCACTGCGCCCGTTACGAACGTCAAGGCGATCCGGCCATCCTCACGGTAGTGCGGCGCCCGGCCGGCGAGGTCCAGGAGTATCTGCGCCAGTCCGCTCAGTCGGACACCAGCGAGTGCATCCTGTTGCCCAGCCCGACCAAGGGACGGCTGACGGTCAGCTACCAGGGCAAGCCCATGACCGCAGCCCGCGCAGTGTGGATCATCGCACGCGACGATCCCGGGCCGGATGTGCACGTGCTGCACACCTGCCACCGTGGTGACGACGGCTGTGTCAACATCCGGCACCTGTACCTCGGGGACCACGAGCAGAACATGGTCGACATGATCGAGTCCGACCGCGCTATGCACGGCGAGCGGCACGTTCGGCACAAATTGACCGAGATCCAGGTGCGCGAGATTGTCCGCCGTGCGCGGGCAGGGGAGAATCAGCGCAGGATCGCCGAGATGTTCGCCATCACGCCGTCGCACGTCTCCAACCTCAAGCGCGGCAGGTCGTGGTGGCGCATCACTAGACTCGGCGAGCCGTAGCTGCTGGTTTGGGGCCGAGCACTGTGACTGTGTGAGGTGCGCCTTGGCCGCAGTATGTGCATGCTCAACCTATTTCAACGTCGACCCGGATACAGGCGAGTTGTGCCTGAATGCGGGCACGATGGGGCTGCGGGAGGTCCTGTATTTCGGAGTCGGCACTCACCAGTTCCGGAAGGCGGATTACCCGTGGCTGGCGCGGGTCAGGGTGCGTGTGCAGGCCGGGGGTGGCGGGGCGGCCGGAGCGAATGCGGCGTCCGGGGAGTGCATCGTGCGCCCGGGGGCGGCTGGCGGGGGCTATTCGGAGAGTCTCCTTGAGGTGAGCGCGCTGGGAGACGTCGAGTCGGTGGTGGTCGGCGAAGGGGGCGCCCCGGGAAACGGCAACGAGGACGGCGGCACGGGCGGCGGATCGAGTTTCGGCGGGTTGGTCACCGCAACCGGCGGCGCGGGCAGCACGGCCTCGCAGACCTCCGGCACGAATTTGACCTGTACGTCTGGGACGGTCGCTCCGCTCGCGGGGACCGGCGATTTCCGCATTGGTGGCGGGGCTGGCGGCAGCGCTATCCGTTTGACGGGTGCGCAGGGTGTGTCCGGGCAGGGGGGCGAATCGCATCTGGGTCACGGTGGGTGGCCGCGGTCCAGTGAGGGCCAGGGGGGTGCCAGCAGAGGTTTCGGCGGAGGTGGAGGCGGAGGGCTGTCCCATGGGGAATCGGTGTCTGGTGGGTCCGGTGGCAGTGGCCGGGTGATCGTGGAGCTGTACGGCTGACCACGGGGCGGTGTGCTGGTGGGTGGTTAGGCTGGTGCTCGTGGTGTGGTGCCGCTGGTGGTAGGCCGGGCCTTGGTCCTCACGGGGTGAGGTGGTGGGTGTGGCCAGATGCGGATGTGGCATCCAGTGCGGCTGCCGGGTGGTGGCCGGGGAGAACGTGACGGTCGAAGGCTCCGGGTCGGATGCGAACCCGATCGTGATCTCATCCGAGGTGTCGTGCGATCAGGTGCGGCCGTGTCTGTCTGCGGGGCCGGGTACTGAGTATGACCCGGTGACGGGCGAGATGAGTGCGGACATCTCGGAGACCGCCGGGAACACCTTGACCATCGACGAGGGCGGGCTGTACGTGCCGGCGGCGTCCGGGTCGCAGGTGGTCGCCGCGTGCGGCCTGACCGGCGAGGGCACGACCGTCGCGCCGCTGGCCGCGGCGACGGGCACGTGGCCGTATGACTGCGACGTCGACACCGCGGCCGGCGCGGTCTACTGCGACAGCACGGGGCAGCTGCGCTCGGAGCCGCGCGGGCAGATCCACTACCAGCAGCTGCAGCAGGTCGACCAGGTCGACGACGAGTTCGTGCCCACGGGCAACGACAACATCATCGCCACGCACGAGATGGCCGTGACCAACCCGGACGAGTGCCGGCCGGCGTTCTTGATCGTGGAGTGGGAGCAGGACGTCGACTTCACGATCCCGCCCGGCTCGGGGGCCTCAGCGGGGATGGGTGCCGACACCGTGAGCTTCTTTCAGAACACGGGCGGGCAGACCATCACTAACCAGCACACCCAGACCTCACGCACCATCACGCCCGGAGTGGAGACGATTCCGCCGGGCGGCTCCTACACCATCAGCGTGGATGTGACCGCAGGCCGGCCGGTGGTGGCGGAGACGACGACGTACTCCCGTGTCCAGACCCACATCCGTGCGTGGCTGATCATCCTCTGAAAGGGGCGGTTGACGTGGAGACGATCTACCTGCGGTACGGCACCGGACGGCTCGCCGTCCGCTCGGGCAGCCCGGACCGGCCCGATGTCCCGCCCGACGCTGTCGAGATCACCCAGGCCGAGTACGACGCCGAACTCGCGGCGATGCAGGGCCGGCGCGAAGATCGCCTCGCCGGTATCCGCGCGGTCGAGCAGCAGACGGTTCTGGATGACTACGACGCGCTCGTGGCCGCCGGGATTTCCGAGGCGACAGCACGCCGCGTGTCCGGTCTCGGCGCTGCCGAGGCGGCGGCGCGAGGGACTGCCTGAGGAAGTGACCATGATCAAGGGCATCGACGTCTCCGCCTACCAGGCGAGTGACTACGCGACGAGCGGCTACGACTTCGTGATCGTCAAGGCGACCGAGGGCCGCAGCTACATCAACCCCAAGCAGGGCGCCCAGGCCGCGCACGGCCGTGAGGCGGGCCTGGTGCTGGGCTTCTACCACTTCCTGTGGCCCGGCAACATCACGGCCCAGGCCCGCTACTTCGTGGACAAGTGCGCGAGCCGGCCGGGCGATGTGCTCGCGTGCGACTGGGAGCACACCGGCTCGGGCACCGCGGCGAGCAACGGGGAGAAGGACGCGTTCATCCGCGAAGTGAAGCGGCTCAGGCGGGACCACCGGGTGCTGCTCTACTGCAACCGCGACTTCTGGCTCAACCGCGACACCACCAGCTACGCCGGCGACGGCCTGTGGATCGCCCAGTACAACGGCAACCCGGGCAACCCGGACATCCGGGCATCGTGGCTCATCCACCAGTACACGAGCAGCCCGCTCGACATCAACGTGGCCCGGTTCGACTCGCGCGCGGCGATGCGCGCGTGGGCGGTCGGTGCCAGTACACCCCCTGAGGAGGACGACATGCCGGAGTACGTCGGGCTGGGGAAGAAGAAGCGCCAGAAGCTCACGGACGGCGTGTGGACGTCGCTGACGTGGGACGCGGAGTACAGCGACGAGCCGGGCATGCACGGCTCCGGTGGCCGCGCGTTCGTCAAGGGCGCCGCTCTGTATCAGGGCACCGCCTACCTGGACTTCAAGGGGCTGCCGGACGACGGGCAGGTGCAGGTGCGGCTCGTCGAGACCGACGCTGACACCGGCAAGGCGGTCCACACCTACTCCCCGGGCGAGCACGGCCCGACGATCGGCAGAGAGTTCTATGCCTTCCCGATCACCGGCCGCTGCAAGAAGGGACGGCACACCGTACTGCAGGTGATCCAGCACCGCGGCGAGCAAGTCACCGTGGACGGCCAGTTGAAGGTCCTCGTCTGGGACCGAGGCTGATGAGCGGCCACGACCACGCCGAGCTGGCCGCGCTTTCCTATGGGGGCGGTGCGTGACGTCGTCCGAGCAGCAGGCCATCGCGGTCGAGCTGGAGCGCCTCCGCGGCATCACCGAGGCCAACTTCGCTCGCCTGCACGGGCGGCTTGACGTGGTGCTGCAGCGTACGGACCGTGCCGAGGAGGACGTGCGCAGGCTCCGCGAGGACCACGACCAGGACCTCACCGACCTCCGCGCGGAGGTCGAGGCGCTGAAACGGGGGCGGTGGCCGCTGCCCGCGGTCGGTGCGCTGACCGGTGCCGGCGCGCTGGCCATCGCGGTCCTGCAGCACATCGGTAGGTGATCGCGAGGACGGCCTGTTCGGCGCGTCGGTCGGGATCACCACAGGGTGGGGGCGGCCTCGTCGGCTGGTGCTCCAGGCATTCCCGGCGGTACGGCGGCCTTCGCCAGACCTTCCCAGGTGGTGTACTGGTCCGCCATGCGAAGCAGGAGCAGCCCTGTGGCGTAGGCGTCGAAGGTAGCGCGGTGCCGGTGGGCGGGCGCGCCGGTCAGGTCAAGGTGCGTGTGCTCGATCAGGGCATCGAGGTTGTGCTTGGGTGCGTCTGCGTAGGTGGCGCGGGCGAGGCGAAGGGTGTCGAGGACACCGGTGGGCTGCCAGCCGGGCAGGTGCCGGGTGAGGATCTTGAATTCAACGCTGGCGTTGTGGGCGCAGATCCATGCTCCATCCAGCATGAGGCACACCTGTTCGGAGACCGCCTCCCAGGGGGGACAGTCCGTGAGATAGTCGTTGGCGATCTTGTGGACTTGGGTGGCGAACGGTGTGACAGGCGCCGGCGGGCGGATCAGCCACGCCCCCGCAGTGGAAGTGTCCGGAGTACCGTGCCGGATGGGCAGAGCGGCGACCTCTACCAGGTCCGGGGGCTGGGCGCCGTTGCCCTCAACGTCCACCACGAGCAGCCTGCTGGGCCAGTCCTCGGGCTTCACGTGGTGTCCTCCTTGATTGTGGTCCAGCCGACCTCGACGCGATCGAGCGCGCGTCTACCCTCCCGCCCGGCTGTCGTGGGTGAGAACTGGCGGGCCAGCCTCGGCAGCCACCACGACCGGTTTCACGTCGGCCCGAGCGCGTGTCGTGCGCGGGCGATGGCCCGGTGTGCATCGGAGCCGTAGAGGGCGGAGTCGCGCAGTGCCTCCCACGCTCTCAGGTGCATTGCGACGGTTTCGGCATCATCGAGCCACAGCTCAGCGTGCCACGTCTCGACAATCACCTGCCGGTCGTCGTAGATCCAGAAGCCGACGGCGGGCGGCTGCTTGAGGGTGGCGGCGAAGGGCACGATGCCCAGCTCGACGGTGTCCAGGCCGATAACGCCGGCGAGCCGGTCCAGTTGGGCGGCCAGCACCGCCGGCGGGCAGAGCAGCGTACGCAGCACGCCCTCCCACAACAGAATGTGGTACCGGCGACCGGGCTGGTAGAGCAGTTCCTGTCGCCGTATTCGTGTCCGTACGGCCTCCTCAATGTCGCGGGGCGAGCGGTGCAGTTCGACAGCGCGGGACAGGACGGCGCGGGCGTAGTCCGGGGTCTGGAGCACGCCGACGATCCACGACGACTCCCACGCACGGAGCACGGAGGCTTGTGCTTGGGCCTGGTTGTGCGCGTTCTGCACAGGCGCGTGGCCGCCGACGAGTTGGCGGCGCCACGAACGGATGTGGGATTCGAACCCGGCGAGTCGGGAGCGCAACTCCTGATAGGTCTCCGGCTGGCCGCACGCCTCCGCCCAGGCGCGCAGGTCGTCCGGGGTGGCGGTCTGCTTGCCCAGCTCCAGCTTCGAGACCTTCGAGTTGGGCCAGCCGAGCGCGAGAGCTAGGGCGCTACCGGTGAGCCGGCCGTCGGGCGTCGAGTAGCGCAGCTCCCGGAGCCGGGCGCCGAGCGCTTCGCGGGCCTGCTGGTAATCCGTGCTCACCGGCGCCCACCCGCTCTACGCCTCCATGCCGGCCAGGCGCTCGGCGAACTCCGAGTAAGGCGTGGCGTAGTGCAGTGCGATGTCACGAAGTCGGTTGTACTGGTTGACGCGCGCCGGCTCGGTAATCAGCTCGGCGCCCGTGAGCTGGTCGTCGGTGTCGAAGAGGCACAGGGCGACGATATGCGAATCGAAGATCCAGAAGTCCTTCGACGGCAGGTTCACCCGCTCGGCGTCCGCCCGCCACATGTTGCGGACGTCTTCGCCAAGGGCGGCGTTCTTCTCGGAGTACGCCAGCAGGAACCGCTGCCCGGTGGTGGGCGGGTTGTCGAGGATCCTCACCCGGCCCACGTACGCGCCGTCCTGGGTCTTGGCTCTGATGGTGCGGCCCCACGGGGTGTCGAGGTCCCACGTCGGCGTCAGGCCGGCGATGAACTGTTTCCAGTCGTCGCCTTGTTCGTCGACCGCGTAGCGCTGGCGCATCTCCAGGTGCCACGCGGAGTGCAGGAAGTTGTCGAAGAGGCGGCTGAACTGCTCCGGGTTGAGGATGCGCGGCTCCTCGTCGCGGGTCTTCGGGCCGAAGTCGATCAGGGTGTTCCTCGGGATGACGACCGGCACCTCGTCCTCGTCCAGGTGCTGTAACTGGGCGAGGGCTTCGGGGTCGGTAAGCCGGGGCCCGTGGACGATGATCTCGCCGCTGTCAAGGTCTTCGTGCACGGCGGGGCAACTGCCCTCACCGCTGCCGGTGCCGTTGAAGCGCAGCCGTCGAGCCATGGCGGATCCTCTCTCTCGCGGGAGCTGATCACCCCAGCATCACAAGGGCGCACACCCTCGGCCACAGCGTGCTACCACCTTCGTGAGAAAAAACGAGGGAAGCAAGAACAAGGCTGAGAAAAATCGCGAAAACCGCCTCGTTCCCTGCGGCTCTCCACTCCTACGGTGCGGGGCATGGCAACTACCCCGGCGGCCGACCCGTACATGGCTGTGGAACAGCTCCGCGACGCGCTCACCCAGGCGGACATAGTCCTGCCGTCGCTCGCCGTCGACCCGGCCTCGCCCAGCCTCCGGCTCGTCTGCCTCGGCCGCGTACGAGCCGACGTGGCGGTGAAGCTCGCCAGAGCGATCAGCGATGGAGGTGAGCGCGATGGGCAGTGCCGCGCTGCCGCCCCCACCTGAGCGCCCCCGGATGATCCTGCGGGTCTCCCACGACAGCGGGCGCACCTTCGGACGCCCGAAGCGCTTCTACACCCGCGACTGCGAGCCGCCGCCGCTCAACGGCTGCATGCCACCGTGCGCGTGCCCGCGCTGCCGCCCGAGGAAGGCGCGATGACCACCGCCCGGCCGCTGGCCCCCTACGCAACCGCATGCACTGGTGGAAAACCGCCCGTCCGAGCCGGTATCCGCCGCCGCAGATGACCCTGACCTCCGCCTCGGGGCCGCAGCAACGGACGGCCGCCGCCCCGAGGCGGGCCCGTGTCTGGTCGGCAACGTAGCCGCCGGCCGGACGCGGAGGCCCCCGCCTGCCGCCGCTTGCCGCTGGGCAGGCGGGGCGGCGCACCACCGCCCCGGGCGGCCCGGGGCGCCCTTGAGAGGAGGCACCAACCATGCACCTCCCGGCCCTGAAGACGCTCACCCCCGCCGTATGCGGCGACCCGGGCGATAAGGACGACAACACCGACATCGAGGACGGCGACGGCGGAGGCGGCAACCCGTCCCCCGGCCACCGCTGAAATCCCCGGAAACGCCAGCCCCAGCGGCTACGGTGCCGCGGGGGCCGGCCCGGAACCGACAGGAGCACCATGGGCAGCGAGCAGACCGGCACCGGCCGCGTCACCGTCTTCCCGCTCACCCACCACTGGCCCGACCGCCGCTGCCTGCTCGCCTACACCACCACCGGCGACTTCGGCACCACCGCGATCGTCGGAGTCCTCCCGGTACCGGAGCTGGAGCACCCCGAACTCCTGGCCATCGCCGCCGACCACCACCCCCAGGGCCTCTACGGCTCCCGCAGCGGACACGAAGACGCCTGCGCCGGCTGGGTGATCTGCACCGGCTGGTCCGCCCGCATCGGCGGATCCGGCCCCCGCCTCGACCTCACCAACACCGGCTGGAGCCTGCGCCTGGACCGCCGCATCGAACTGGCCAAGCAGATGTACGGCCACGACACCCTGCACACCGGCACCTTCGCCCTCGATGACAGCGTCCTGATGGAACAGGCCCGCCAACTCGTCCGCAGACCGCCCGGTCTTAGCGCAGTTGGAGGGCCATGACGTCGTAGAGAGGGGCGTCAGGGAAAGGCAGCTTCTCACCGACCTGTTGGTAGCCCCAGCGTTCGTACATTGCCCGAAGCCTCGGCCGCTCGCGGCGGACCAGAAGCTCAGCTCGCTCCTCCTGGCGGTGGCGCATTAGTTCATCGTGCATGATCTTGGAAACGCCGCGACCCCGCCACTCCTCGCGGAGCATGTTCTCGCATAGCTTGAATGTGGTGGGGTCATTGCGGGCGGTGAAGCCGTAGGTGAAGCCCGCGGGGGCGCTCTCGACTTCGGCGATGACGCAGCCCCAGCCGCCAGCCGAGGTGTGCGCGGTCAGCCGCTCCTGGAACCTGTCCATGGAGAAGAACGGGTCGGTGGCGATGTCTTCGGCGTAGACCTCCGCGTAGATGCGGAGGATTGTCTTGCGGATCTCCTCCAACTGGTCAGCCGTGTAGTGGTCGGTCGTCAGAAGATCCACGGTCATTCAGCCACCGCCTCGTATCGTTCGGAGAAGTCCGTGGCGCCAGGCACGCTGGCTTCGAGCAGATTGTCCCGCAGTTCCTTCACACGCATGGTGATGCGCGGGCTTTCCACGTCCGACATGAGGTCGAGCGCCTTGTCGCCGGAGGCGATGGCCTCGTCGGGCTCGCCAGCGGACAGCAGGCAACGGCCAAGCCGGGCGTGGGCGGCGAGCTGGTTGCGCCGTAGCGCGGTGGCCTGGATCACCGATAGGGCTTCACGTGCGGCATCGACCGACTTCGCGTGCTGGCCGAGGTTGCGGTAGCACAGCGAAGCTGCACTGTGGACCTCGCCGGGGTTGTAGAAGTGGAGCCAGCTCTGGTCGCTGGGGCCGCGGTCATACTCCTGCTCGGCGCGGAGCAGCGACCTTCCGCACCAGCCGGCCTCGCCTTGGAGGGAATGCCCCTGCGCGACGCGAGTGTGGAGCAACGAGGACAGCCGTCCGTCGCGGCGCCCGCGGGTCTCATCCAGGGCAGCGCGAGCGATCGACACGGCCTCGCCACTGTGCCCGAGGTGGTACGCCTGGTGGGACATGGAGGACCAGATGCGGGCCTGGAGTTGCTTGTCGCGGGCTAGCAAGGCGTAGCGGAGTCCCGCATCCCACCAGCGGCGTGCGCCCGCCTGCTGCTTGGCGTCGAACGCGAACCAGCCGGCGCTACACGCCATGCCGCCGAGGGCCTGGTAGAGGGCCGTCTGCACCTGGCTCCCGTAAGTGCAGCGGCGGGCAGAGTGCTCGACGTAATCGATGTAACGGGCTGCGGCTCCGACGACTTGGGTGCCGCCGTACTGGTCATCGAGATGGTGGAGCTTGACCAGCGTGGTGTGGATGCGGCCGACATCGGTCATGCCCAGGCGCCCCGATTCAGGCAGCGTGGGCAGAGCGAGCATGCTGCCTGTCAAGCCGAGGACGAAGGTACGACGTTCCACAGGCGGTTCCTGATTCTGAGCGGGTGCTGACGTTCGCACAGTACGCCCGCGCAACGCCGATTGGGGAGGCTGGAACCCGAGTTGTTCCGCAGGCCGACCCAGGACGTGTTCGAGTGGTATGCGGCTGTAGTCCCGCGGCCAAGCCACCTCGCCGCGCAACCACAGACCGATGAGTTGCACGCTGCAACTACCGCGGACGCCGGTCAATCGCTCAGCAGCATCGTTGATGGCTTCGGCCAGGCCAGCAAGGGTGTACCCGTGCTCCTTGATGGCTGCGCGCAAGTCGTGGTTCGGCGGTAAGGGCATCGGCATCGACTCCTCCACGGTGACCCCGAAACACAGTAACGGGACGATCACCGACCGTGGACCTCGCAGCGCGAAGTTTGCAGGTGCCGTGAAGTAAGTCCCTCGTGGCACGAAGTTTGCGGGTCCCGTGAAGTAAGTCCTAGGCGGAGTTGGCTTTTTCGCATCGCCTGTAACGCGCGACGGTGGCATTGCCAGCTCGTAGACATGCGGAGCCCTCGATGCCGAACGACTTCCCCGACGCCTCAGAGCGCTTGGACCCGGATAAGCCACCCAGCGATACGTCTGTCGTCCTGGTCGACATCTCCACCGTCGCGGAGACGATCCGGAAGACGAGGATGCGTCTCGCGGCTCCGGCCGAGAAGGCCATTCGAGAGCTTGTCGAGCAGCTTCTGGAGCACACCGCCCTGCTGATGCATCAGAACCTCGGTCCAGATGACGACGGGCTGAAGGCACTTCGCGAGCGGGCGGAGGAGTGCTCCACTACCCGCCTCCCGGATCTGGTGGACAGGGAGGCCCGAGCCGCGGCGTGGAAGCAGGTGCAGCACGTCGCCAACGTCACCGAGGAACTGCTCGCCCGCTGGTGCCAGGTCGACACCAGCGAAGGCGACTACGAGCTCCGCACCGAGGACGACGAGGACGGCTACTACGTGTGGGACATCGCCAGCCGCAGCCGCGCCTCACTCCGGAATCTGCGCGGGAGCCGTCCAACCACTCATATGCCCCTCGAAGCAGCGTGGCAGCTAACCCGCCGTCTCAACGAGAAGGCCAGGTGAGGACGATGGCCGCAGCGACCAGGACCCTCGGTATGGGGCACCAACCCCACCCGTTTCTGGACCGCTTGGTTGTCGACACCGAGCACGACGGACGTGTCGGTGTTCTGCGGGCTGTGGCGCCTGACGTGGACGACATCCGGCTGGAGCCGATCTTACGAGTGCCGGAGGCGCCGCCGGTGGCGTGGCTCGTGCCGCCTGCTGGGGGACGGGAGTGGACGACCAGCTTGACCGCGATCGAGGAGGTACACGGTGGCGACGCCACATTGCGCGCTTCGTGAGCGCGTCTTCGAGCCCGGTTACCGGGGGCCGGCGGGCTGGGTGCCGGAGCCGGTGGCGGCTGGGGAGGGTAGTCATGGTGTGTGAGCATGTTCCGCCGTGTCCGTCTGCGGAGGCGTCCGACCGGGAGGCGGCCAGGAGCCTCGTGCGCCGCTTCGAGCAGGGGTGGACCCGGCTGTGCAACGGGGTGCTTGCGTTCGATGACACCGGCGAGCTGCTTCCCGACGGCAGCGTCATCCGCCCGCACCGAGCCGCCAAGGGGGTGTCATGACCTCCCGGGAGACGCGCTACCAGCAGGGTGTGCGGGTGCCGGCGATCGCTCCGTGGCGCGGCGAGGACCCCCTCCCTGGCCCCGTGACGCGGCGATGGCTTCCCTTCCTCGGCGGCGAAGGGCTCGGGTACGAGGACGAGCAGCCGGCGGACCGGCATCGCGGCCTGCTGTGGAAGCGGTTCGGCGAGGCCGAGGGCAAAGGGCGCGCGCGGATCGGACTCGTGCACGCTCCGCGTCAGCGGCAGATGATGAACGAGAAGCGGTGCCAGGTCTGTTTCGAACCGGCCGCGGTCGCGGGGGAGCCGCTGCTGTTCCTTGTCGCCGGTAAGCGGCCCATCGCCAACGGTGAGCGCATGACTCAGCCTCCGGTCCACGAGGAGTGCGCTGACGAGGCCGTGCGCGACTGCCCCCATCTGGCGGACGCCTACTCCGCCGCGTTGGTGCGGCGCGCGTCGAGCTGGGGGGTCGCTGGGATGCTCTACCACCCGGACACGCTGAAGCCGATCCCCAGTGGGCAGAAGAACGGGTTGACGTTCGTCCCGTACAACGGCGAGCCGGTGCAGTTGCGGTGGACGCTGGCGGTGCAGGAGGTCATCACCGTCCACGACTGCACGGCCGTACGTCTGGACGAACTTCCCACCGAGGCCGCGGGCGCCCGCCGCTTGGAGCCCGGGAAGGGAGCTGCCCGGTGATCGAAGTCCCGCTCGCCGTGCGGTTCGGTCACCGGGGTGTGCCGGACGGGGAGGTCACGCTGTCGCGTGGCGATCTGACGGTCGCCTGGGCCCCGGCGGCTCACCAGACGCGCGGCTGCACGGCTGTTGAGCCGGTTGCGGGCCGTCGCAGACCCTGACTCCCGCCCCCTGGCTGGCCCTGGACAGCGGCCAGGGGGCGGGTCAAGAGCCCCGCCCGCTGTTGCGCCGGCTCCGGCGGGCGGGGTCCCGGATGCGTCCGCCGCTGACGGGGGCGGCGGACGCTCCCCATCAGCCCCGGCCGCGACCTCCCCCGGCGCGGCCGGGGTGCCGACCCAGTGATCAATGCCGTCTCGACATCCACGAGATAAAGGAGATAAAGGAGATATCGTGTCGTTATATGTTGACCCAGGTCGGATCTTCACCGGAACCGCTGCCTTCTATCGCGTCCGGCCGGGCTACCCGGACGAGCTGCTGGACCGCGTTGCCCAACTAGCCGGTGGTGAGCCCGGTGTCCGGGTGCTCGACCTCGGCACCGGTACCGGCGTCGTCGCACGTCCCCTGGCCGCCCGCGGCCTGGACGTGCTCGCGGTGGACCCCTGCCGCGAGATGCTGGAGGAGGGCCGCCGCCTGGCGGCGGCCGACGGCCAGGTGATCGAGTGGCACGAGGGCACCGCCGAGGACCTCCCGACCGACCTGGGGCCGTTCTCACTGGCCGTCATCGGGGATGCCTTCCACTGGATGGACCGCGGCCGGGTGCTGCGCGTACTGCACGAACTCATCGCGCCGGGCGGGTGCGTGGCGCTGCTGTCGCACCGCTGGCCCGGATACCCCAAGCCGTCCTGGACCCCCGTCCTGGAGAAGGTTCGCATCCGGCACCTGGGCCTGAACCGGATTGCGGGACCGACCGGAGAATTCACCCGGCCGCAGACGGATCATGAGGGCGTTTTCCGTGACTCGGACTTCGGACACCTGACTCGGATCACGACCGATTACCTCATTGATGTCGGACTTGACGACCTCGTTCGCTGGCAGTGGTCCCAGGTCCACTCCTCGGCAGCACTGCTGGGGGAGGGGCAGGCGGCGTATGAGGCCGACCTTCGAGCCTCGCTGCGTGCCTGGGAGCCGGCCGAGCGGTTCCGCGAAGTCAGCCAGGCCCACCTGCTGATCGGGCAGCGCGGAGGCGAACGGTGAGCCGCCACAAGCAGCAGGACCTGGGGCAGGACGCGATCGGCTTTGGCCTGTGGCCGTTCGTCTGGCTCGCCGTTGCCGTGATCGCCACCTTCCTCCTCGTGCTGACAGGCGCAGCACCCGGAAGCTAGCCCACCGCACCGATTCCGGCACGCGGGGCCGCACGAAGGCGTTCGCTGCCGGCCGTCTACGGGACCGTCGGCGGGCACCACGGCGTGGGGGCGCCCCATGACCGAGTCAGGAACAGGGGACCGCCGGAGTGCCCTGGTGAAAAGACGGTTCCCATCTCACACCGACAAACCTGTTTCATCCGACGCAAGGAGACCTCGTGTCAACAGCCCTCCGCATTCCGCTTGTCCTGGACAGGTTCACCCCCACGGCAGATGTCCCCGCGGATGTCGCCGCGCCCGGCGAACGCTTCGACTCCACGCTCCAGGTGACCGTCCGAGCGGACGGCACCCCGCGATCCGCCGGCACCTACCAGCGCAGCCACACCTGTAACGGCATCACGACTGCCGCCGAATCGGCGACTATGGACGTCCGGCCCGATGGGGCAGACCTGTGCTAG